GCTGCTGCTGCTAAGGTTGCTTCAGATGCTGCTCTTGCAGCAGAGAAGGCTGCTTCTGCTACAGCACTTGCTGCTGAGAAGGCTGCTTCTGCTAAGGCACTTGCTGATGCAAAGACTGCTTCAGATGCAGTTGTACTTGCTAAGGATGCAACTATTGCTAAGCTAACAGCAGATAACGCTGCTGCACTTAAGGCACTTAAGGCATCATTCAATGCACTTGCTAAGAAGTGGAATGCAAAGAATCCAAAGGCTAAGGTTGCTTTACTTAAGTAATTAGTCCAACACTAAGGGGAGCCATTAATTTGGCTCCCTTTTTTGTTATATTTGCAATGTCTAACTGAATAATTTGATATAATGGTGGTAAGGAGAGCCACCACTTGAATAAATTTTTGCGTATATTGACTGTATCATTTCTTGCTTTTGGATGGCTTTTTATGGCTCCAACAGAAGCCCATTCTGATGATCCATTAACAATCGCAGCCCAAGAAATCCAGGAACTTAATAACAGCGTAGACGACCTAGGCTACCAAGATGAATTCATATCTTTAATTCAAGAGGCAGAAGATAAATATTCCATTGCGGTATCTGCAAAAGAAACCCAGACTCAAACTTCTGACCTATATGACGATTCTCTTGACGCAGAAGCCACGGCACTTGAAGAAAAAGACTTAGCCCAATCAGCATTAGATGGACAAACAGCAGAGGTAGAAACTGCCTTAACCAATAAGAATGATGCCTATGATGCCCTTGGTATAGCCAATATCAATCTCCAAACAGCCCAACAAGCCCTAAATAGTGCTGGTGGAGCAGGACTGGAATATACTGTTTATACCCTGTTAAGAAATGGTAGTCAAGCAGTTACTGGATCTGTAATATGTACTGGCACATGGAACTCAAATCATATGCAACTTCCAGTTTGCGGTAATCGGTATGAAAATTTTATAGTTAATTTTAGTGGTCGTATAACAGTTCCTTCATGGTTTACTCAGGCATACTTTGCAGGATATACAGATGATGGTTTTAGAATGTATATTGATGGATCATTGGCCATAGATAATTGGATAGAGCAAGGAACAGCTTGGAGTGATTATTCTCCTGTATATGATGTAACAAGCGATAAGGTTTTTGATGTAGAGATTTGGTGGTACAACGGTGGTGGTCCAGGATCTTATCATCTTGGATGGGGAATTCCTGGAGGATGGACTGGAGCAGGCTGTGATTATGCTGGAAACCCTAGAGTATGGGGACAAAACTTTAGTTGTAATTTAAATACATTCTCTTCTGGGCCTGGAGCAACTCAAGAACAAACCAACGACTATAACAATGCCCTTGCTGCAAGAAATTCAGCCCAAGATGTATACAATGATAAATTAAATGTTTATAACCAAGCAGTATCAACACTTAATGGATACAACCAAACCCTGACAACTAAAACTAATAACTATAATACTGCTGTATCAAATGTAGCAACTGCGTTACAAAATAAAGAAGATGCAGAAAATGAATATGAGCAGTCAATAGTTGATGTCAATAATGCTATTGATGACGCATGGCGTTACTATGACGAGCAATCACAAAGAGAACTTAATGCTGCTATTGCACAAGCAGCAGCCAACGCTGCAGCCAATCAGCCAACCCCAGAACCCACACCAGAACCTTCTCCAGAACCAACTGAAGAACCAACGGATGAACCAAGCCCAGAGCCTTCACCAGAGCCAACTGAAGAGCCAACAGATGAACCAACACCTGATCCTACCCCAGAACCTTCTCCAGAGCCTACAGTAGACCCTACAGAAGAGCCTACACCTGAACCCACCCCAGAAGTTACCCCAGATCCAGAACCAACTGAAGAGCCAGTTGTAGAGCCTACTGAAGAGCCTACCCCAGAACCTTCACCAGAACCTGGACCAGATCCAAAGCCAGAAGAGAATCCTTGGACTGAGCCAGATGTAGAAATTACTGATGAGGTATTAGCAGCCCTTGTCCCTGAAAAAGGAACTGGAACAGAAGAAGATCTATCTAATGTTATTGCTAACCTTACAAGCAGTGATAATAAGTTAGTTACTCTTTCCCCTGAACAAGTAACAGCAGTTAGCCAAACACTTAGAGCATTGACTCAAGAAGCAAAGGCTGAAGTTGCACAAGACCTTGGCATTAAGCCTTCAGAAGTTGCACAGATTGCTGAGCAGATGAAGTCTAACCCAGCACTTGCTGAAGCATTTGTTGAGTTCTCAGATAGAGAAGCGGAAGCAGGAGAAACTCCAATGCCATTCACATTAGCAGATGCAGTAACAGAAGTACAAACAGAAGCATTCTTAGCAGACCCACTTGGAGCAGTATTTGAAGTGGATGTTACAGAACTCCTATCTAATTTCTCTGAGTTAGGTATGGATATGACAGACGATCAGAGAGAGAAAGCACAAGAAGTAATTGTCCCAGTTGTAATTGCATCGCAAATTGCAGGGGCAATGATAAGGAGGAACAAATGAAAATAATCAATAAAGCCATCAATCTAGTAGGCAAAATGCTAAAGGGATTAATTAAATGGTTTAAAGATGCAGGAATGGAATTAATTGCACAAGCATTCACCCTCCTAGGCTTCTTTATTGCATGGCTAACTTTGACAGGATCAGCAAGAGACATTGTTGGTATTGCAGTACTTGCAACTACAATAATCTGGTTAATCACAATACCACTACGAAAGGAAAAATAAAATGGCAGTTAAAAAAATAGTAGAACCCCCAAAGCAGGATCATCCACAGAAAGCAATAACAAATATCTTAATGAGAATTCTTGCGGTATTCGCAGCATCAGGACTATCAGTCTTGGGAGCAGGAGCCGTAGTAGGAATTGACACCATTCAAGCAGTTATGCTTGCAGGACTCTTAGGAGTAGCAACAGTTATTGAAAGACTGGCAAGGGCTTTTTTGGACGATGGAAAGCTTTCATTGTCAGAAATCAATGATGCTTTTAAAACAGTAGACAAAAAGGCTAATTAGTCATATTTAGCCTTGATTGACAGCCATGCCTGCCTCTGCTATACTTATAATATAGTGACTAAGGGGTAGGCATGACTTGCATTGCAGGAATAATGAAAGACGGAAAAGTGTACATCGCTGGAGAGCGTGGTGCGTCAGAAGGCAACTACATAGTTCCTATTGACAAACCAAAAATCTGGAAAACTGGACCTTATATTTTTGGGTTTGCTGGAACATTTGATGGTCAAATAGTTCAGTATAACTTTATCCCACCAGCCGTAGAAGGCAACCCTGATAAATTTATGCACGGTAAATTCTTAAAAGCACTTAAATCTTTTTATAGTGAATGGGATATTGGTGGTAAAGAAAGTGAGCTATCATTATTAGTTGGTTTAAAAGGAAAGTTGTATGAGCATGATGCATCTGACCTTACATTGGTTTCCTATGAGCGAGACTTTATTGCCGTAGGATCAGGGGCAGACTACGCTATGGGTTCTCTTTATTCTACCCAAAGTCACAAAGATCCCAAGCGTCGTCTGACTCTAGCATTAAATGCAGCGGTTGCATATAGTACATCCTGCATTGGCCCTATTGACATTCTAAGTTCTTAGGAGTATACTTTTATTATGTACGAAGAATTTGATGAGATATTAAAAGACATACAAAGCTCAGAAGCAAACTACAATGAGTTTGAGATCTGGCTTGAAAACGGTATTGAAAGAGGATGGATAACAGAACCATTCTGCAATACTCATGAAGGTGATACATATATGACAGATGAAGAAATGCAAGAGTGGGAAGATGGCGGAGATCCTTGCCAGGTAGTATTTAAAATAAAGGAATAATAAAATAAATGTGCGTAATTTGTATATCTACAATAACAGTTGCATCACTATTGGCACCAACACAAGCACCAATTGCACCAGAATACAGTCAAAAAAATATTCAACAGTACGAATTTACAAATAAGTCATGCTCTAAATCAATGTTAAACAAAGTAAAAAATAATACTATTTGTTTAAAAAACGGTAAGGTTTATAGATGGGCAATTAAAAAAATAAACATACCAGCTCCAATAAAAAGTAAAGATCCTGTTCCAACTGCCACCCCAAAAACTGAAGATGTTTACACTGTTCCTTCTGATTTAACTGATAACATTGATCTATGCAAGATTAAAGAAACTAATCTGAATGGACCAAGAAGGGCCAAGGGGTGGGATGCTCCAGAAGCACCCATATATTCTCTACCATCTGGCTTTCCTGCTGTAACTCCATTAACCCCACGCAATGGCACAATTAAATGGGCTCTAATTCCAATTGATTTCCCTGATTTAGCAGGAGAGAAAAACTTCAGATCTAGAGTTGATGAACAAATGAAATTGTTGTCTGAGTGGTATTCAACGGTCAGTGAGGGTAAGTTAAAAATTGAATGGGTTGTACTTGATAAGTGGGTAACAGTCCCTGGTAAATCAACTGATTATGTCACTCCTCTTTCAGCAAATTTAAATAGTTCAAGTAACAACGAGAAACTATTTAAGGATGCATTGAAAAGTGCTGATCCATTTTTTGATTTTACAAATGTAAAAACAATAAATTTCTTGTTACCAGAAGCACAAACAGTTGTTACAGAGTCAATCCAGGGATTCCCGTGGGATAAAGCATTACAAGGTGCTATTACAAATGAGGGCTCAATCAGTTCTTTTTCAATGGCTGGTGCAATCTTTTTTAAACCTGATAGAGAAATATGGTCATATTGGGCTCACGAGTTTGGGCACGCTATTGCTATTCCACATGTTGGAGCATCAAGAAATTCAAGCCCCTTTCAAGTGATGGACATTATGGGAAATGAAGGCGGAATTACAAGAGAGTTGAGTGGCTGGCTTCGTTTTGTCGCAGGCTGGATGTCCAATGAAAAGATTTTTTGTAAAACTAAAGATAATTTAAAACAAACAAGATTAACTCTTGTACCGCTGTCATCGGAAAAAGACGGAGTAAAAATGGCAGTAATTCCTGTGTCTGATACGAAAGCTGTAGTAATTGAATCTCGCAGATCTTCCAAGTTTTCATGCAAGAATCCGATAATTGGAGATGGCGTTCTTGTTTATACCTATGATGGTAATTTTACTCACGGTGAAGAGTTTCTTAAGCCAATCTTTCCAAGTGAAAGACCAGTACTTAGAAGTACCTGTTTAACTCCATCTTCAGCAGACTTGATACTTCATAAAGGGGATAAAGTGACTGTTGAGGGTTTAACTATTGAAGTTCTAACACATGGCAATTATGACAATATTATAGTGACTAAAAAATAAAAAAGAAAAATACAGAATATGTCATACTTAAATCCTATAGAAGAAAACAATAAAGCCTCTATTCTTTTTAATAAAGATGGCTATGTAAAAATATGTAATGCATTAACAAAAAATGAAGCAAGTCTTCTTGCTAATGCAATATATTTTGATTCAATTTCTAACCCTAATATTAAAGGTGATTCTATAAGCCCTCCAACACAGGCAGGATATGCAAACCCTATTACAGAGTCTTTGTTGGTAGCAATGCAAAAAACAGTTGAATTAGCTACAGGACTTAATCTTTTTCCAACATACTCCTACCACAGATTATATAAACCTGGAGATTATCTTAAAAAACATAAGGATAGGTTTGCTTGTGAAATATCAGCAACGGTTAATTTAGGATATTTTTACAATACAGAAGATAAAGATTACACTTGGAATATTTGGGTAGACGGAAAAGAACATGTAACTTTACCTGGAGACATGGTGATCTATAAAGGTATTGAGTTAGAACATTGGCGTGAAACCTTTGATGCTCCTGATGGTTCTTGGCACGCACAGGCATTTTTACACTATGTTGATGCAAATGGTCAGTATGCTGACTTTTCATTAGATGGAAGACCAGGCATAGGGTATGATAGCAGTTATAGCAAACCACCAAAGGGAAGAGATAAGTGGCATAACTAAGAGATATGATATAATATATATGTACTGCCTGCGGGGGTACATTAACTTATTCGCTTGAAAGGGGAATAAAATGGTAAATCAATTCGCTATGGATCTTTTCAATGATCCTTTTTTTATTGGCTTCAATAGGGAGCTAAGTCGTTTAAACACAGCACATAAAACAAATCTACAATCATATCCTCCATATGATCTTATTAAATTGGATGAAGATACATATAGATTATCCGTTGCAATTGCGGGATTTACAAAAAATGATATTGATGTTTCAGTAGATAATGGAACACTAATTATCAAGGGTGATATTGTAGAAGTAACAGATGCTGAAGTTGTTCACAAGGGTATTGCTGGACGTAAATTTGTACGATCCTTTGCTCTTGGAGAATATATGGAAGTGTCTAGTGCTGAACTAAAAGACGGATTGCTAACAATCAGCATTGTTCGTGTTGTTCCTGAAGAAAAGAAGCCTAAAACAATCAAAATCAAGTAGTACAATTAAATAGTCCCCACACAGGACCTTAGTGATGGATTAGTTACCCATTGGATAGAGACCGTGGCGCAAGTCAGGTGAATTGCCTGTGTGGGGCTTTTTAAAATATGATACAATCAAGTTATGAAATCAATCTATGACATTCAATTAAACTCCGCAGAAGGAACCCCTAACTTTCTTGATCAATTTAAAGGGAAAGTAACAATGATTGTTAACACTACTGTTGGATGCGGTAATGCTAATCAGCTAGAAGTTTTACAGTGGCTTCAAGAAAAATATGGTGGTGATGATTTTCAGGTTATAGGTATTCCAACCAATGATTACTGTGGTCCAGGAGTTACTAAAGGCAAATGGTCAGAAGGTATTACTTGTGGACTAGATTCTAAAAACTACGGGGAAGATGTATACGGAGTAACCTTTAAGTATTCTGAAATGGTTGGATCTAATCCACACCCATCAACTTCAGATGCCCATGGAAAAAATGGTTTAGGTCAAGACAACCTTCCAGTTCACCCAATGTATCAAGAAATAGCTACTCAAATGAGAGAATTAAAGCAGACAAATCACAGACTTGGAATAAAGGTTTCACAGGATTACTATTCTTGGTGGCTAAACCTAGGATTTGATGAAGGTGAATTCATGGGCGGTAATTTTGAAAAATATTTAATTGACAAGGATGGATATGTCATTAAGCACTATCATTGCACAGTATTAAACTATGACATAGAAAAAACACTTAGTGATTCTCTAACAGAAGCTGGGCATCCAGTCATGATTGGCATAGGAAGATCTAAGAAGGTTTTTGAAGAAGAATACGATTTAATTTGTAAAGATATTGAGCTTGCAATTTCTGGACATAAGTCTATTCTTAATAACTAAATACCTTATTATATATTATGACTAACAAAGAGTTAGAACATTACAATAAGCAACAGTTAAAAAAAAGACTCTCAGAAATAAAACAAAACTCTGGGTGTGCAGACTGTGGATTAACTAATCCAATAGTCTTAGATTTTGATCATCTAAAAGATAAAAAATACAACGTATCTAGAATGATTCATGATGGATTTTCGTGGGCAGCCATTAAAAAAGAGATAGCAAAATGCGAAGTAGTATGTGCCAATTGTCACAGAATAAGGACATATATTCGTTTGACATCTAAAGCCTCCTAATGCTATAATAGATATAAACCTATAGGAGGGTACCATGGCAATTAAAGGATCATTAGAAGCAATTATTGAGGTTGCAAAGAAAGAACTGGGGACTATTGAAGGTCCAAAAGATAACGAAACAAAGTACGGTGCATGGATGAAGGTTAACTTCCAACCATGGTGCCAAAGCTTTGTTTCTTGGTGTGCATTCACAGCGGGAGTTAAGTCATTCCCTAAGTCTGCATCAACAGTAGCAGCGTCAGATCAGTTTAAGAAAGAGGGTCGTTGGTCAGATGCACGTAATGATGATCCACAAGCAGGAGACTGGATCTATTTTGATTTCCCAGATGATGGTGTAAATCGTATTTCGCATGTAGGTATTTGCATTAAGAACAATGGTGATGGAACGATACAAGTTATTGAAGGAAACACTTCAGGAACTGCAAAGGGAGATCAGCGCAACGGTGGAATGTGCGTAGAAAAAACTCGTGCATATGTAAAGAATAATAAAAAGAAGTTGGTCAACGCTGTTGTTGGTTGGGGTCGTCCAGTTTACACTGGTGAAGAAAATGCTCAATTACTAAATAAGATGGTTGCACCAGAAACGCCGAATAAGCCTGTTGCAGCACCAGTTAAAAAAGCATTACCAAAAGAGATTAAGCCAGTAGTTAAGAAAACCAAATAAATGGAATCAACAAAAAGAACTCTACTTAAAACAGCAAGTTGGGAAACCTTTCATCTTGTTGGTGTTGCTGGTGTAATCTATTTGTTTACTGGTGAGTGGGAGTATGCAAGTCTTGGTGCCCTTATTTATATTGGCTGGGAAGCACTTGGATATTTCCTTCATGAAAGAGTTTGGGTTAAATTCGGACATAAGGTCAAGTGATCAAGATTGCTAGATTTAATTAATCCAACAACTATTGTTGCTGGTGCAATTGCTATTTATGAGGATGTTTGGGATGATTTGGCTGAAGATATAATTATTTTAAACGGTATATCTTCAGACCCAAACCTCATAGTATCTTTCCAAAAAGCAAAAATTAAAAGTGAAGAAGATGGAGCAAAGGGATTAGAATCGGTAAGAACTAACTCTGCTCTTTCTTTAAAGCAATGCTCAGAATTAAATGTAGACTTAAAAAATATTAACAGCAAGTTTGATAAAATTCTTAAAAAATGTTTATACAGCTATAAAATAACTTTTGATATTCATCAACCACTTGTTTATAGAGAAGGAAATAGCCTATTAAAATATGTAGAATCACAATATTTTAAATCACATTATGATGGTGACACATCTTCTAAAAGAGCTGTTTCTCCAATACTTTATTTAAATGATAACTATGAGGGAGGGGAGATTGAATTCGTTAACTTTGGAATTAAAATTAAGCCAAAAGCTGGATCTTTGATAGTTTTTCCATCTAATTACGCTTATAGACATATTGCTCATCCAGTTAAATCTGGTACAAAATATGCCATTGTTACTTGGATTCATGATTGTTAATTATGCCAGTATATGAATATGACTGCATGCCTTGTGCAACAAGGTATACAAAAGAAAGATCTATTAAAGAAGAAGACCCTGGATATAACTGTGAAACTTGTAATCATACTCTAGTTCGTGTATACTCTAATGTAGGAGCTGTTTTTAACGGTACTGGATTTTATTCCACTGACAATAGAAAGTAAGTGTATACTATGAATATGACAACTACAGAAAACATTATTGAAAAAGAGTGGACATTGAGTCCAAAAGATCGCTGTGATTCATGCGCTGCAGAAGCATTAGTACAGGTTACTGGAATTGATGGGGATCTTATGTTTTGTGGACATCACTATAATAAGATTATGAATAATAAAGAAGGATATAAAAAAATGATGTCATTTGCAATTACAATAGTTGATGAACGTGATAAGCTAATTGAAAACAAAGCAAAAGAAGAACCACACGCATGATAATTCAGATTATAGGTCTCCCAGGTTCAGGAAAGACAGAGTTAGCCAAGGCACTCAAAGAACGCATTAATGCTATTCATCTTAATGCAGATGAAGTCCGTGCAACAGTCAATTCAGATTTAGGTTTTGCACCAGAAGACAGAATTGAGCAGGCTCGTCGCATGGGCGAGATGGCAAGACTTATTTCTAAGCAAGGTGTTGCTCCAGTAATCGTTGATTTTGTATGTCCAACAGATCTAACTCGTGTAGCATTTGGTAAGCCAGACATTTTGGTATTCATGGACACAATTGCAGAGGGTCGTTTTGAAGACACTAATAAGATGTTTGAACGACCAACAGAGTTTGATGTATCATTCATTAGTCACAACCTAGATGCAGAAGCAAAGTCATCTCATATCATTGATAAGTTTAGTCTTCATGATTGGTCTGCACCTACTACGCTCATGCTGGGTAGGTACCAGCCTTGGCACGAGGGCCACCACGCCCTTTACAGGGAAGCTGGCAAGAGAACTGACCAAGTACTTCTTGGAGTCCGTAATACCTACAACACAAGTGAGAAGGACCCCCTTAAGTTTGATCAGGTAAAAGAGTATATTGCCAAAGATGAATTTATGGATGGCGCATTAGTATTAAGACTACCTAACATTACTAACATTGTTTATGGTCGTGATGTAGGATATAAGATTGAACAAGTAGATTTGGGGGCAGACATTCATGCTATATCGGCTACGCAAAAACGTAAAGAAATGGGTATCTAAAGTCTGGAACTTAATAACCAAGCCAAACAATATTGAGTGGCCATCATGAATGTATCCAAGCAAAGATCAGCACTAAAGGCCATCACTTGGCGTATAATTGGGACAGCAGACACCTTCGTTATTTCTTGGGTAATAACCAAAGAGCCAGTAACAGCAGGTGCAATCGCAAGTTTTGAGGTATTTACAAAAACAATTCTTTATTACTTCCATGAGCGTGGTTGGAATAAAGTTAAATGGGGGAGAAAATAATGTATGAATACTATGTAAGAAAAGTAGAGAATGTAGTAGATGGAGATACCATTGACGTTCTTATTGATTTGGGGTTTGATATCCTATTTGCATCTCGTGTTAGATTGGCTGGTATTGATACCCCAGAGTCCCGCACAAAGGATCTTGCTGAGAAGGCTCTAGGGCTAGAAGCCAAGGAGTATTTAAAGAAGTCTCTTAAGGATGCTAAGTCTGTTGTGATCAAGACTGAAAAGATGGACTCATCTGAGAAGTATGGTCGCATTTTAGGCTGGGTATATATAGATGGAAACACTGTATCTCTTAATGACATGATGATCAATGATGGTTATGCTTGGGGATATCTTGGAGACACAAAGGTTAAAGACTTTGCCCTGCTTGCAAAAGTTAGAAAGAAGTCTGGTAAGTGAAGCACGTACTATACTTTACTGCTGACTGGTGTAATCCTTGCCAACGCACTAGGCCAATTACAGATGAGCTTAAGCGTGAAGGAATGATTGATTTCTTATACGTTGATGTAGATACAGAGATAGAGTTGTCAGAACAGTTTGGAATTAAATCTATACCAACATATATATTAATTCAAGATGGCGTAGAAGTTAAAAGAATGAATGGTGCAAAAACTCGTCAAGAATTCTTGGACTTCACGGATGTTTGATGATGATGCTATAAGTCAGATAATAGATGACTTAATTCTTGAGGGTGGTTTAGAGGTTGCAGGAGTTGACCCTGAGACTGGAGAAATGCTATATTTGTTTACCCCAAAAGTTAAAGAACTTATGCCTGATTTATATAATGATCACTTAAATTTTGTTAATGATGAACTCATGGCTCTATGGGAAAAAGGGTATGTAGATATAGATTTCTTTAAAGATGATCCACTTATATCGTTAAATGAAAAGGCATACAATCCAGAAGAAGTGAGTAGGCTTTCCAAGCAAGAAAAATGGTCTATACAAGAGCTTAAAAGGGTAGTAGGCAAACAAGAACTCTGATATAATCAGTATATGATAAAAGAAGGCGACTTTGTTATGGGCATGACATCAGAGGGTATGATTCATGGCATGGTAGAGCATATTATGAGTGAAGGTGGCACCTATGGTGTTCCTGGAACAGAGTATGCAATTGAATCAATGCCACCAGAAAACCCAGCAATGGCTGTTAGAATTTACGAAGAAGAAGACGGTACATGGGAACCAACAGCATACAGCATTGGAATGATGTACAAGGATGCTGAAATTATTGATATAAATAATCACTCTATGAAAGAAAAAGAAATGGATTCAGAAGTGGCAATGGCAATGTATGATTCATCAATTGGTAAGTCACACTGTTGCAATGATTCATCGTCAGTTAGCAAGGCATACGAAGGTTGTGGATGTGAAACATGTAAAGAAATGAATGTTGACTGTCCAGACTGTCCAGTTTGTGGAGAAGAAATGAACAAGAAAGCACCATGCTGGGATGGATATGTACAGCGTGGAATGAAGCCAGGTAAAAATGGTAAACCAGTTCCTAACTGTGTTCCTGCTGCAAAAGCAAATGATTTATTTGAAGATGATGATACAGTTGAATACGAAACAGATTCATTGTCAAAGGCTGAAGGTTATTCTCCACCAGCAGGAGCAAGATCTGCTGCTCGTAGAGCAATTAAGTTTAAGGAAGATGGCAAAGCAACTGGTGCAGGTACTGCAGTTGGCTGGACTCGTGCAGGGCAGTTAGCAAGAGGAGAAACAATATCTCTTAGTACAGTTAAGAGAATGTACTCATATTTCTCACGTCATGAAGTAGACAAAAAGGGCAAGGACTGGGGAAACACAGCAAATCCTTCTAATGGATACATTATGTGGCTTGCATGGGGTGGAGACGCAGGATTCTCTTGGTCAAGAGGAATTGTTAATCGTGAAAAAGATAAGGCTTTGTTTGCTGATTTTGGAAAAGACCATACAACATCCCAGCAACTAATACAAATATTTCAAACTAAAAAGAATGTTGAGTAATAATGCCAAAAAGAAAAGCTGGATCTTTTAATGCTACACAGATCAAAGATGGAAAAATTGTCCGTTTAAACAAAAATGGTACTATAAAATCTATTATTGATAACTATACTGTAAAACATCCTAAGAAAGATTAGTCTATTTAACGGGGAGAGTATGACATATATATTAGCCATTGGCTTGACATTGCTTGTTACATCCTCTATAATTATAATAGCAGTAAAAAGAAGTAAAAAGTATTTTATTAAGGTTGTATATACACAAAGCGATATACATCAAATAGTAAAAAACTTTATTCCAAAAGATCTTTTTGAAATACCAAAACCGCTTTCTCAAGCAAGAAAGCATATGCGTAGTAATACGGTGAAGGTTTTAATAATAGAAGGTCAGGCATATTGGGTACATGACAATATGTTTTATGTGGCAGATACAGTAGAAGGTTTAGTAAATCCAGATACTGTAAGGCCAGTTGATACAAACAATATGTCAAAGCGGGATATTGATAAAATGCTATTCATATTGGATAGCTTAAAGAATGGAAATTCTGATGATAGTAGCGGTGCATGGAACAACTGACTTTAATGACTACCAAGTCTTTCTTCGTGCTATGGGTGTTGCTCTTTCTGGGATGAAAGAAGGAGATAAAGAATTAACAGTATATGCTGCAGGACCTGCTGCTATTAATTCTTTTGTGTCTGAGTTTTGTAATCTGTCTGAACGTGGTTTTAAATCTCGTGGCAGAAAAATAAAATTCTTTAAAGCACCTACATCATGGGTTGAAGAAAACATATTGCACGTAAACTATCTTATTTATTTAAGCAAACCTAAACAACCTTTATCAAAGCTTGTGTCAGTTGCTGAAAAAAATAATATTGAAGTAGGAATTTTCAGATACTAAGGGGTAAAAAATGATCGTCAATAATTTGCAAACAATGGAAAAAATTGTTTCAAAGAACTATAATCTACACTGGGATGGTTGGACAGTTGTAGAAACTAAACAGTCTGATATTGCCAAGACTGCAATCAATGGAATCTATCGTAAAGGCAAATGGTATCTGGCAAAAACATTTGTACCTGATCGTAATGGCTGGGATATTCCAAATAGATATAAGGTGTAGATATGGAGCAGCACCTATGGAAAGATAATGGCGCCTGCTTTGATATGGATACAAATTTATTTTTTGATAAATATGAAGATGATGAACTAATCAGACCAATAATAGATAATCTTTGTCAGGCCTGTCCAGTTCAAAAAGTATGCTTTGCTAATGGAGTATCAGGAAAAGAGTGGGGAATTTGGGGCGGTATATACTTAGAAAATGGCGAAATATCTAGAGAGTTTAGTAAGCATAGAACAAAGGAGCAGTGGGGTGAAGTATGGAAAACTCTAACAATGGACACCAAGTAAGTAGTTTTGAATCAATCTGTTCAATTCTTGGTGAACTATGGATGGACTATAAGAATGATAAATACTTTAAAGATTTTATTGAGTATAACGATATTGGTTTGCCTATTGCATTTTTAATTGATAATGAGCTTGTAGAGCCAACACAGTTAGCTAAACAATATGTATATGAAACCTGGGACATATTTTTAGCAGCATTAGAAGTTGTTGAAGATCTTGGCTGGGAATCATTGGAAGATATCTTTAACTTTGTAGATAGAAAAGATAAAAAATAATGTACACAGATAATATGCGTAGAGCTTTTCACTCTATAATTTCCCCTAAAAATTTTCAGGTAGAGCTAATTGACAATGAGCATTTTTTAACAATCAAGTTGAATGAATATCATTTTCTTAAAATGGGACATAATGAAAAAATAGAAGCATTACAATATGTGGTTCAGTTAAAAAAAGCATTAGAGATGGAAGGCGCAATAGTTTTAGTATCAAGAGAGGCAATTAAATGACAACAATGAACATAGCATTATCCTTTATAGCGATAGCTCCATCTATCCTTAGTATATTTTTATTATTAAAGATATTAAAACTAAGAGATGCAGTAAAAGTATTATCTGTAGCATATTCAAAAATTGAAAGTCTTTCTTCATTAAAGAACAATGATGATTTAAACAATGATGTTCACAAAGAAAACTTTATTAAATTTCTTTCTGATTCTCGTGATTGGGCATATGAATATATTGAAGATATTCAAAAAGGAGTTTCTCATTTTGTAAATGAGGTTGAACCAGAGATAGCATACTTTGATGAATATGGTGAAGTTGGTTCAGCTTATCCACATTATCATTCAATGAAAAAAATATCATCAGAATATAAAGAACTAAAGAAGCTATTGCCAGTTGAGGAGACACAATGAAAGATATAATTTTATCAACACTTACAGGGTTTGGATGCGGTATCGTATTTGCAGCCTTTAAGTTACCAGTTCCAGCACCTCCAGTATTTGCAGGCGTAGCTGGAATCATTGGTCTTTGGGTAGGTTACTCTTTTTTAACAACATATGTGAGATAATGGTTATATGAAATTTTATTATTTTGGTGGAAACTTTAAACAAGGTGAGATCACTAGACTAGAGCAACATCACTTTGATGGTGTTATGTTTGTTTATGATGCAGTATTGGGTGATGTTTTTACTAGAATAGCAAGAGATATTAAACACAACGAAAAGATTAAATATTTAGTTGCAATTAGACCCCACACTATTTCTCCTCAATATCTTTGTATGATAAACAAATCATTAAGCTTAATTATGCCAAACAGAGTACAGATTAACCTGATATCTGGATATATAAAAGATCACGAAAAATCTTTTGGCGGTATTCTTGGCAACATAAATGATGAGTCTGATCGTATTGATAGGTCTAACTATCTTATAGAGTATGTTAACATTCTTAACACCATGCCTGGAAATAAAACAAAACCAGTCTTAGATTTTTATACATCAACAACAAACGAGTATGTTTTTAATGCAACAGCAGTAAATGATAATAAAATTATTTTGCCTTATAGAGATTATAAAAATGGTCGCTGGACTGTAATTCGTGAAGGGCGTGGAGAAGATCCTGGAAATAGTTTTAATATTGATAATAGAAAAATAATGTTGGCAATAACACCAATAATAAGAAAAACAAAGGAAGATCTTGATAGGTCTAACGAGTATGCACAAAGACCAATTTGGAAAGATGGAGAAAAACAAAGTAAGATAACAGATATTGAATACTTTACTTACGAAGAGTTTGACAATTTTATTAAAGAATTAAAACAAAAAGGTATTAATGAAATATTAATGAATGCTAATAAAGAAGAAGAAAGAGAAAGATTAATATCTTTTATAAAAGAATACAGAGAATTGGGTCTGACTAAAATATAGTCAGTCTCATAGTGATAAAAAATGATCAAATATCCTAGGAGGAAAAAATGAATACAACACAACTAAAGGCACTACTTGCTTCATACGGACGTTCAGTCCTTGCTTCAGGTCTTGCCCTATACATGGCAGGCGTGACAGATCCAAAGGATCTATGGACTGCACTTGTTGCAGCACTTGCACCCGTTGCAATTAGAGCAATCAACCCTAATGACAAGGCTTTTGGTATCTTGCCAGATGCTAGCTCCGTAGAAAAGGCTCTGAAGGCTGCTAAGCCACCTGTAAAGAAAGCCTCAACAGTTCGTGAGGCTGCTGCAAAGAAGGCTAAATCTTCTGGTGGTGGAAAAAATAACCAAGTAAATTAATATTTACTTTCAGGATTGCCAGTCTAGAAATAGGCTGGCTTTTCTGTTTTTTGTGCCCTTAGAAGGATTTGAACCTCCGACCTAACGGGTAGAAACCGTCCGCTCTTCCTCTGAGCTATAAAGGCTTGGAGCGAAAGACGAGATTTGAACTCGCAACATCTACCTTGGCAAGGTAGTACTCTACCATTGAGTTACTTTCGCATTGCTGGTCTGACAGGGCACGATCCTGTGACATCCGAATTAACAGTTCGGCGCTCTACCAACTGAGCTACAGACCAATAGTGCACCAGGTAGGACTTGAACCTACGACGACCAAATTATGAGTTTGGGGCTCTAACCAACTGAGCTACTGGAGCCAAACAATTACTTATCTTGTTTAATACCAAATGTCATTACTAAATATGAAACTGCATACCCAAGTGCAAATGCTCCAACAGATAAAAGAATTAACTCAATCATTGTGTTACTCCTTCCGCATCATCTCTACGCCAATGTATAAATGATTTAATATATACTGCTGCATAAGCAATAGCAGAAAATATAAAACCATATTGTTTTGTTATTAATGCATATGTAATCCACAGGATCTCATTTGCACATAGAATAAGCCAGCCCCATATAGTCTTACGACCAACAAAATAGATGCCAGCTACACCTATTACAGCCAAAATCCATGACCACATTTATGCACCAATGGTTGGCATTATTTTATCACATGGACATATGATAGATTCAGCTAAATCACCTTTAGCTTCAATAGTAATCTTTGTCCCACACTCTGGATCTTCACATATATAGATACGTTTATTCATTATTTTCCCCTACCTTTTCATTTTGGCCTCTTGCAATAGCAGCACAGACCTTAAATGCAGCTTTAGTTCTACGACTTTTCATAAAACCTAGGCCCTGCCACACAGGAACAGTTGCCTCAATATCTTGAGCAATCTGCTCTCTGATTTCTTTTACAGTAGTAATAATGAGATCCATGACATATGTCTTTTGCTCATCATCTAAGTCTTTAGTCCACCCATTTGTTTCCATATATATATCATACCAGAAAATCAGCGGTATTGCAAGTGTGGTATGATTATATTATGTATGAATGCGACCATTGGCTAATACCCATAGTATACGGATATATGTATGGGGAAGTTATTGATAAGGTAGATAACAATGAAGTTGTTTATGGTGGCGCTAGAAAGTCTGCAGGATCAGCTGACTGGTTTTGTAATAGATGCCTTGAAGACGTTTTTATTTAGTATCCACCCAAGCACTCATTTCTTGTATGAAACAATCTAATCTTTGTCAATATTTTGCGGGATGGACCAGAAAGATCATCCTTACAAGTTAAACACTTATAAGACCATTCTCCAGTAAAGAAGTCATGCATGTATCCTTTAGCGTTAGCATATTTCTTGGATATAAAGGTTTGGAATGGATCTGGTATATCGTAATGTTTATTCAAAGTCTATCTGCTGTTCAAATATGCTTGACAGATTATTGTCTTGTCCCCTTGCAACTTTAGCAGCAAGTATACGCATGCCAAGTGCATTAGTAACAGAGTCTTCAATTGGAATAGCCTCAATAGCCCTTGCAATCTCTTCTCTCAATATCATGTCATCTAAACTCATTTAAAAAAATCCAATCCTATATACCACTTAAATAAGTATAGCCCAATTTCCCACTCATGTTTAATTGGATAGCCCCAGTTGTGAACGTATACTCCTAAAGAATAGCTAGCGGTTTGTGTTCCATAGTTAATCTTCACAGTTTAGCCACCAATTTAGATGCCATCTTAAGTCCCTTAACTAATCCATCATGGTAGTCTTGATTCTTAATAACCTTAGTAGTGTCCCAAATGCGATAGGATTCTTGATCTAACAGTGTTGCTATTTCTTGGTTTGTCATACTTTTATTATACAGCTTGGCTACAGGTATGTCAAGTAGAACATTAGGTGAACATTTGGTAAAATGAGCCTATTTTTTATCATAATATAGTTTATTTACTATATACTCTTATTATGAGAATTAAACTTATCGTAATGGCAGTAGTTGCTGCTCTATCTATTTCTACCCCAGCCTTTGCAGCAGAAAATATTGTTGGCAATGGTGCATCTTTCCCAGCCAACCTCATTGACGAATGCAGATCATCTTATGCTAGGAACACAGGCAATTTAGTAACATACTCAGCCAACGGTTCTGGTGCTGGCAAGACCTCATCTGACAAAGGCATTGGTGATTTCTGGTTTTCAGACTCAGCTCATACTGCATCAACTAAGAAGCCATCAATTATTCATATTCCAGTAGTTGCAGCACCTATTGCCGTTATGCACAACCTGCCAGGTAACAGACAGGTTTATCTATCATCAACTACAGTCGCTAAGATTTTTGCGGGAGAAATAACAATGTGGAATGATCCTGCTATTAAGGCTGACAACAATAGAAAAATTAAAGAGGTAGTATATAAGAAAGATGCAACTGGTAATCTAATTAAAGATAAGGCTGGCAGCCCAGTAGTATTAAGAACGTCAACCAAAAGCATTGTATACACTATGCCAAACCAAAAAATTAAAGTTATTTTTAGACTAGATAACTCTGGCACAACTAATAATTTTGTTAGATATATGAAGGCCTTTTCTCCTAATACATGGACTAAGCCCGTCTCTGATTCATTTTCAACATCATTTCCAAATAACATTAATGATGTAAATAACATAGGAAGAATCTCTGGAGCAAATCAGTCACAGGGTGTAGCAACACTTGCATCAAAGACTAAGTATTCTATTACATATGCAGAGGTTTCTTTTGCCAAGTTCTTTAACCTTAAGGTGGCAAACATAGGAAATGCTTCTGGTAACTTTGTTGAGCCTAATAGCGCAAATGTATCAGCATTCCTTGGAGAAGCCTCAATAGACTCAAACAATATACTTACCTACGACTACTCTACCAAAGAGGCTGGAGCATACCCTCTAGGGATTGTATCCTACCTTTTAGCAGATACAGCAGGCAAGAACAAGGCATCTGTAAAGGAGTGGGCAAAGTATATAGTCAGTCCAGAATGTGTTAATGCTAAGCCTGAGCTAGGGTTTGCACTAATTACTGGTAAATTCTTGGAGTTTATAAACAAGCAGATCAATCGCTTATAGTTAAATAGATGATTCCTTGATTTGATTGTAAAGATCTAAAGATTTTTTGTATAGATACTGCTTTTCTACAAAAGCCATTACTTCTTGTTTAATCTCACCATCATTGCGGGGTATGTTTAGGTTTAATTTCCTATGGGCCATAAAATCTTTTATTTCATAATCTGCAACTGGTTTTGCAATAACACCATAAAGATCTGATACTTTATTTTCCAAGTATTTTAAGTTATTTTTAAATAAATCAAAGTCAAGAAAAGTTATCTTATCTTTCATTTTTAATGCTTCTTCATGAAACCTGTTGTAAAATTTTATATCATTTTCAATAAACCTTATATCTAAAAAGTGCACCTGTTGGTATATATGCCAAGAACTTATTGCTTCAAGAGGATGTCTAAATGGAACAAATGTGTGATCTCTTTCTGCAATACTTTTTACAGTGTGACGATTAAAATTTATATGAGCAAGACCATACATCTTAAAGAATGCATGATTAATAAAAGTATTTCCACTTCTTGGATATCCAGAAATCGTTAGGGCTTCTTGTAGTTTATAATTATCTAACTCTTCCCAAGATTGTAGTGATTCATTCCAGTCCCATACCCCACTATCTGGCTGCAGGTATGACTCAAATGCCCCATGAATAGGTTGTCTCACTCTTCATTCCACTTGCTTGTATCAACAGTGTAGTATGTGCCCCAACGCTCATATGGCTTATTAAAGTAATTCCAAATCTTACTATGGAATTTAAAACGGTACCCATAATTACCATCTTCATCTAAATCAAAAGCTTTAACTAAACTCCTAATAGCAATACCACTACAGGCATTGCCAAACCATCTAAGAGGAAGTATCTTTGTCTTGTTTATCTTCTGTGACATTCTGAGGAACCCATCTGAGTCGTCCATTTTTGTACTCTCTTTCATATCCTAAAGCTTTCCAATCCATCTGCATAATACGTGGTTCTTTCATATTATAAGTATATCAAGGTAACGCAAATATGTCAAGATTAACAGTCCTCATTAGTAGAGAAATATTTACCATCTCCAGAATCCCAACATCTTCCATATATTGTATGCCTGTTGCCATTAGTAACCTTTGTAACTCTATGTTCAAACTCTTTATATAAAGGAACATTGACAAGCATCCCCACCTCTGGCTTTATAGAATACTCTTTATTTTTAAACTCCAAGATACCACCATCAAAGTTATCATTAATATAAACACTTAGTGATGCTGATATTTTTCCTTGACTAGTTATTTTTTTGTTTTGAGTTTTTGAATTTTCTACAATTGTTTTTTGCTGCTCTTCTTCGTCACTATCATCTCTTTCATAATGCCACCCCATAGCATAATCTACATCTCTGCCAAGCTCTGCAATTATTTGTTCATCAGGAACTTCAAAAAATGATTGCAATGCTCCACCTCCACCAAAATATTTTGGCATTACAGCTTCTAACCTTGGTTCAAAGAATCCTACGGGCTCTCTATAGCCCCACCTTGAATTTTCTGTAGGAACAAGCATCATGCCATCCTCACTATAGTCTGGAATATAGCCCAAGAATTTATTTTTAATGTTACCGCAATATGTAGCCCTCATTAGGTCGTACCAACCATTTGGATCATTTGCTTCTTTATTGAGCCATTCTATTTCTTCTTCTGACAAAAAGTTTCTAATTACCCATAAATCTTTTTCTATGTATTCTTTTCTTGATTCCCATATATCATATAGTTCAGAAACATTCCTGTTGAGGTAATCCTCATTAGGGTATTTATTTGCCATTTAGTCTTTATCCATTTCTTTATATAGTTGCTTTAAACCATTAAGCGTACCTATGTCCATATATTTACCGCCAGGACTTACAGACCTGATGTTTAAATTCATATTAATCCACTCTTGTATTTGCTTTCCTGGGTGTTCTAACTCTGGGTCTATATATCTTACCAGGTTTTTTCTAAACAACATTGTGCCCCACATATGCTTATAGTCACAATCGGCAGACTTATCCTTTGATCCAATAACTTTATTGCCAGACAGCAGGACTTGTCCTACCCTTCCTTTTATATCATCAGTGCATTCCCATGTTCCTAAAATCAAATCTCCATCAACCGTAAGCATTTCTTTATAAATATTTTTGTGTGTATTGTGTATGTAGGTGTCTGGCATACCAACAAGAACCGTATCATTACAATCTCCCACCATAAATTTTATAGCATCAGACATTGTTGATGGCTCAAGAACAATAAGTTTAACATTCATATCCATGTTCTGTACAATTGGAACCCATTCAGACCTTGTTGATACTCTTACTTCATCACAAACCTCAAGCATCTGTTCAACATGCCATTGTAACAATGATCTTTCATCTGATATTGGTAAACAAAACTTTGGAATTCCACCTATTCTTGATGATCTACCAGATGCTGGTAAAACTCCTATTGTAGCCATTCTTGATTCCTTCTTACATCTATATCCCAATTACCCATTATTTCAAAATTTTGAGATTTTTTTAATTCTAAGTACTTTTTATTTTTAGTATATGTTTCATTAGATTTTTGCAAAAGAAGTGGATCGCTCTTAATTGTTTGGGCACTTCCATGCGGAACAGAAACATCTACTGCTTTGTTAAGAAACTCTAAATATGGAAACTTATTTTTATTATTATGGATAAATAATCTTTCACGATAATCGTCATCTTCATGCACGTATGGATAAAAGTATTCATCAAATAGTCCAATTTGTCTAACAACCTCTTCACCAACAGAAAAACAACTAAAACCTTCACTGCTACAAATCATTTTTGATTTTCCACTAATTTCATGTAATTTTTTTAAAGAGCCTGGAATCCAATGTGTATCTGCAGAAGAAAACATCCAGTATTTTTCATGAGGATAAAGCTTAATTGTAAGGTTCCATGATCCAGACATGCCCAAATTAGATGGAAGGTTAAGCACTCTTACATTTAAATCTTTTCTTTTTGGCTCGTATATTTCTTTGCCATTATTGATAATTAATATTTCTTTAATGGGATAGTCTATCAAACTTAGGTTTTCATCTAACAAGTCATACCTATTTAAAACGGGTATTGATAAAATTGGTATCATGGGTATGTGTCACACCCTATTAGGACGATAACCCTACGGCCAAATGGTCCAGACAGACATCTGCTACTATATAGTCTTTATTGTTTACGACTGTATCAAAGTGTGTGGCATCTTTTTGACAATAAAAGCATTTTCCTGATTTCATAGATATATCATACCATACTCTAAATAATCAATAGATTATATTAAATCAAAGGACTATAGCTCTCATATTCTTTAATAAAAGATGTATATTCATCGTTTAAATGTCTTATACATTCCATAGATCCAACTACATCTTCTATGAATAGTCTAGTAGCATCTTTTTCTCTAGGCACATGTCCATCATATTGATCTTCCCAGAGTTTTCCAGAAAATGTTAGTGAGTTGAATGACTCTTCGTAATCTTTTAATAGAGGCTTTTTAAATCTATTAGATATATCAACAAAATGTTTTACAGGATTATTAATTAAACTATCAAAGTTAATTATATATGTAGATTTATTATGCATCACTGCGCCATCCAAGTATTGTTTATATTCATCACGAAGGTTTTTAGATTGACGCTGTATGCCTTCAATGCTTACTGTAATGTGTTTATTAGACTCAAGTCTTTTATTAATCAATGATGCTATTGCATCTTCAGGCTTTCTAAAAATACTTATCATGTCTAGATCTTTGGTCCCAAAAATTTGCGGTATATGAACAGTTGCATAATTACTCCAAATTATGTGAGACCCAACATATCCAGCATAAACATTACCAGACCTAGGAAAAGAATTATATATAATTTGATTCATGTCAAGACTATTGCTCAGTATGGACTAATGACCACATTGTAATATCAGTCATTCCCATTCTCATCTTTTCAGATTCTTCTTCGTTTTCTGCTTCAACTATAAGGTCAGCATTAAACTTTTTACGCTCTTCATCATTTGCAAAGAAATTTTGCTGGGTATGGCTAAAATAAACTTCTTCCATTTTAGCAATATCAATGTTATACGTATATCTCATTTATTATCCTTTTTTAATAGCATAGCTTCAGGTGCAGGAATCAGACCTACATTGTCAGTTTCGGAAACTGCTCTACGATCCATTATAGGAACCTGAACTATACTTTATTATAGCATCAAGATTAGAAGAATGTCAAATATGATATACTAAATGTATGTATAACATATATAGATGTCAGTGTGGTAATAATATAACAGCACTTACAGATAAGGGTTTAATCTGTTATATGTGCAACAAAAGTTCTGAATTCGTACAAGTTTTTGATGAGTCTATGATTGATCCTAATTTCTGTAACGACCAAGATGGCAGCAAAGAAGGCATTTGTCCATGTGAGGTATTTACAGCACATTTAATTAATAAGATATGTAATGTTATTGATACTGCTGTAGCAAAAGAACCAACTAGACTTGATTGTCATTGTAGAGCAGGCATATCACCTTGCGGACATTCTATATCACATAGGCTAACAGATCCTTGTAATGGACAAATATAATATTTAAGGGGATATATAAATGATAATCGTAGAACCAATAGAGTTTCCTGGAGTTGAAAGCGTAATAAATAATATAGAATATTACAAGAATAAATTTATTAATGACTCTGTAATATGTTTTAGAAATGCCAATCTAACCCAAGAAGAGCAGTTTGATTTTGGAGCAAAAATTGGAAAGCTTATGGGGTGGAGATACCTTGATAATACAAGCGAATATGTAGAGAATCATGTACGCAAGTCTGACATTGTATCTGGTCCAGACGATATAATCGTGGAATGGCACATTGAGCATACATACTATCTTAATCCAATTGTCGCTTCAACTTGGAATATGTATAATTTTAAAACTAATCCAGAGAATGGAAAGACATATTTTGTAGACACAGGGGTAGTATTTGAAATGCTTTCAGATGAAGAGAAACAATTTCTTATTGACAGCGTAGTAACTGAGCCAGAATTTATTAAAAAATCACAGATGTCATCTAGATTTCTAAGTGAAGACACAAACCTTTCAGATGAACATCCAATTATTAATACACACTGGTTAACTGGTCAGCCAATTATTAGGTTCATGATACTGCCAGATCCTCATATAATTCCTTTGGTTTCTTATAAAGGTGAAAATCCATCTCAAGAATCTTTGGATTATTTTAAATTATTAATAAGAAAAATAGAAAAGATCATTATGGAAAATGAAGACATAAGAATAGTTCATAAATGGCAACAAGGAGACTTGGTTATACCAGACCTATTTAAATTGGCTCATGCTGTAACAGGTGGTTTTAAATCAGAAGATAGGGAATTTAGAGGTATCTGGGGATACAAAGATACTAATCTATACAACTGAGACAAATAAAAGGCTCATCGTTTTGCTTAAAGTATAGCTGATCACACTTGCTACACGCTACCTTGTAACCCATAAACTTACTATATGATGACTCAAACTTATTCATTGCATTATTTTATCATATTCTTTTAAGTTCGGCGGAAAATAGAGGTATCAAACCACCTCATGCTCCAAAGGAGCACTATTGGTTACTATCCCAACGTTGCCCATTTAATAATATTACATTTTCCATGAGAAGGTTTGACATTTTCAAGGGTATCCAAACCACCCTTTGATAAAGGATAGACATGATCTATATGCAAACCTTTCTCCCATCCATCCTGCCCTACTTTTCTTGGAGCGTTTAAATCTATTGGGGTTTGACAGATATGACAGTCTAAACCATATGCTGAGAGTACATCTGCATCTGAATAATTGCCTGGCTCTGTATTGTTTCTACGAAAATGCCTACGAGCATTAGGAGTGCGAAATCTCCAGTCCTTTCGTAATGTATTTATTTGATCCTTACGAATGACTCTCTGATTCTTCCAATAGCCTCTTTCGGCTTCTTGGCAGGGTATGCAGGGATCTTCTTTCCTATCACGTCTATGCCAATCATAACCAGAGCGAGTACCATGTTTAGGTTCTGTTTTATGTCTCAATAGTTTCTATATTTCCAATTTAGCAGGGTATATACAAATTTACCATACCACTTATGAGAACAACGCTTAATGCCATTCATACCATAATGATCCATCATAAATAGGGTTAGTTTGGTTTTGCTTTTGGTTCTAGTGAACCTGCCACAATCAATACATGACTCAAAAATATACATTGGGAGTGGTTTATCGTAATCTACTTTCATGTTAACTCCTTTTGAATAGCCCTAATAGTTGGACAAGGATATGACCATTCATCACATTCCATACAATTTGTTCCCCATTCACCGTTAGGCAAAGTTATTTCTTGTGGCCTATGTAATTCCAGGACAGAACGTATAACTATATATGGATGGTTTAGGGTTCTACTGTTCATATAGGTTGAGCTTTTTGTAGCCTCTAATAATTCATCATGTGTCATTTAGTACACCAGATCCTTCCATCTGACATGGTTTGATGAGTATCCCAGAAGATGGGATCTTTGTGACTCATCTCACATTTTTGGCATTCGTTTTTCTTCATAAAACAAGCATACCCTATTTTTGCGGGGAAGTCAAATAAAGTATATATTAATACTGATAAGCAGTAATAACTGGAACATTTTGTTTTGCAGATACTGTATCTGCAATTATATAAACTGTAATGGTTTGTATTGCTTGGTTAACTTCTATTGTTTTCAAATTGATGGAACCTTACTCTTAACAGTTATTGTTCCTGTAACAAAGGTGTAGACTAGGGCTAATCCGCCACCAAAGGCTGGTTGATTTTGTCTAACAGAATATACGTATTGCCCAGGAGTAAGAGATCCACTTATAGTGCATGAAATTAAGTCTGTAGTAGCTATGATATATCCAGTAGTTTTAAAAGAGGCACTTGCACTTCTTTCGTTAGCAATTGAAAATGTATAAGTTGTTCCAGCTCTGGCAAGTGCAAGGAAGTTGGTGTCATTTAAACCTTTTACAACAACATTAAATGTATGAGTATCGCCCTCATAACAATCAAAATCATATATTACTGGAAATGCCATTGTTGCTCCTTCTTTTCATCAATTATAGCATTGTTTAAATTTTGAACGGTATGTCAAGAAAGACCCCATTACCCCTATAGTAAATACACCAGGTAATAACACCTGGCTTTGAGGATATGCCCCATAGCCAAAGAGCTGTACCGTTTTTGAAATACACATCTATATGCAAACCAATATAGAAGTTATCCACAGTAGAAACGATAATTTGGATAGCGTAAATTAGTGTTTTACACATAGTTATCCACAGGTTATCCACAATTAGATCTTACTGATATTTTTAATATATGGTTTGGGTGGAGGGAAGTGGAGGATAGTGGAGAATTGAGCACTTTTATAGATGGCGTCGTAATGTCCACGGCTTTCAAACCTCACATACCAAACCTTCAAACCTTACAAACCTTTCTTCAAACCTCACATCTGGCATGGATCATATCATACAAACCTCTATTTGTCAAACCTTTATAGTTTAAAAGCTATATAAAAACATATACAAAATTGCCCATAATGTCCAATAATATAATAGAAAGGTTTGATAATATTTAATAACATATCCAAAACCAGGAGAAAAGGTTTGTTATTCTATAGGGGGTATTTGGTGTATGGTTTATATATATCCCCCGTCAAAAACGGGGACGCTAAAGCGTTGATCGTAATGTCTAACAGGATTATTTGATGCGTTATGGCGGGGGATCTAAAGAAGTATGGTTACTATAAGTAAAGAAACTGTCATAGTAACAAACCCTACAGCTATAAAGATAGATACATAGTCTGGTTTGATATCATGTGGATCATCATGGGAATGAGAGTGTTGAGAGAACCCATCGTTCTTAAAGTAAGGTCCACCATGCTTTGAAAAATAGTTTCTTCCCATAAGATTATTATAACATGGTTTGACAAAGAAGGTTTGATATGCTAGAATCTGGAAAATTCTACAGCTGTCGTAATATCCATGAATCTGGAAAATTTTTTGGTTGCTCGTAATGTCAAATTTGGGGAAAGAAAAGGTTTGATCGTAATAAGGTTTTATGGTTTGATAAAAATCTCTCGGGGCCCCGAAGGGGCTTTTGTCAAGTCAGCTTTTATTTATGAAAGATTTTATGCAAAACCCCAAAAATCAGTTAGTGCCTCAAAGCCTTCGTCCTCATACTCAAACAATTCTAATAGGTCAGCAAATGATTGATCTATTAGTTCTTTTGCTAATGGGGTGGACTCTACTATACCCTGAAAAATAAAGTGAGCCATTGGTAAACCTAAATCATTAGTCTCAATAAAATACTCAAAAAATTCGTTATCGGAATGGTTAAGCCAAATGTCATTTAAGATTTCTATCTTTTTAGAATAGTCTGTATTGGTAGTGGTCATACTGTTGTTCCTTTTCTGCTTGGGCTGAGTCAGCGATTACGATTAAACGATTATAAATTACATTAGGTGATAATTGTACCAAATACTTGCCTACCATGTCAAGGTCAAGGCGTAGGTCTGCTAAGACATTGGATAGTTGGATTGCTACCTTTTCCTCTTTTGTGATTAGTTTTTTTCTCATGGTTCTCCCTTACCTAATTGTATCAAAAATAAGGGGGGAGCGCAACCCACCACAAATCGCACTCCCCCGTTGCAGTATGATTATACTACTGCGTGCTCAGGTAAATATGCTTGGATAAACTTATCCCATTTGACGGGAACGTTATCAGTAACAGTCTTATTAACAAAATCAATAACCACTGTCTGCTCCCCCAGGTCATAGTTAGTTCCACGGATTGAATAGATTCCAAAACCCGTTTCGTCTAGAATGCTATCTTGAATAAGATAACTAATAATCATTCTGGTCCCGTATGATGAATCATTCCAGCGGGGCTTGGCATGTTCTAAAGCTTTGGCAATGTCAACTTCCCATCCGTCCTGGCCCCAGTGGCTGTAAAGTACAACAGATGATGTGGGCTCCCCTACAGCAGCCTCTGCGTCTTTAAATACAAAATTTATTCTTGCTCCCATGGTGTTTCTCCTTTTGTAGTAGTTTCTTCCAGTATATCAAATAGTGTCAATTGTGTCCAGTTCATTCGTCGTCCTCATCTGACTCTTTAAAGTCATCCCTGCAGGAGGTACACCACTTGCCTTCAGGGTGCTCTTTAGGGTTCTCTTCACAGTTCTCACAGTCTTGATCATCAGTCTCAGTCTCTGCCTGTACCCTGACCCATTCGCATACTTCATCCTCGTATACATCAGCGGTTAGCGTGCTAATGGCCTCATACCATTTTTCATCAACACATAGTTCAATAAGATAAGTAGTCTTAGGCATGCTTCTCCTCATAGGTCTTTTGGTGGGTCTCACACATATCATTGCTCCAGCCACAGTGTGGGCATAGATGGTATCCGCAGTCGCTACATTCAACAAGTTCACTGTTTTCGTATGTACCGTCACATTCACGGCACATGTTGTCATATTCTGATTCTGAGATAATTTCTCCACGCAAGAGTTCTAACTCTCCACCCCAGCCAGTTTCTTCCTCATATGATAAAGTAAATAGCAAGTCAGGGTACTGATTAGATAGTTTAATTAGTGCAGGCATTGGGCGAGACCAAGCGGTATTAAAATTATAGTAGACGACATGGTTCTCACCATTAACAGTATCTTCCATGTATGTATCAGGATGAGTATCAACAGATGAGACGGCTACATCCCACTTGGTACCCCAGTTACGAACATTCCAGTCGTACCAATGGTCTGACTCAAATCGCATTGCTTGTGCTAAGTCTGTGTTGGTTGGTTGAGGACCATCATATGCCTCTAGATTAGTAGGCTTAACAATGTTCCAGAAAGCAAAGACAGGGTTTGGATATGTCACCTGTTGCTTTTGCATTTGCTGTGTCTCAGTGCTCCAGTTATCATGGACACGAACGAATGGTGTATTCATCTGCTCCATTAACTTCTTTACGGAATCAGGATTACCCTCAATGGTTAATCCGTTATATACCCAGTTTGGCATGGCGGTCTCTTTCTATTTGGTGGTTTAATATAATTTTACAGCAACCCTATTGGTTTGTCAACTTCATACGGTCAGAGATAGCAAAGGACAAGGCATATGTTAGATTATATACTGCTACTAAGGCGTCTAGTCTTCCTTCTGCTTCTGTGCGTACCATAGAGTCCATAGCCTCTTCTGTTTCCTGCTCACGTTCGCTAGCCTCTGCTAGTTCTTGCTCTGCCATTAGCATAAGGTTCTTAAGCTCTCCGTGCAGGATGTCTGTTCCTGATACCCCTGCGTCTACCATACGTTGTAGGTGCGGCTCTAATGTTAGATTATCCATTTATATACTCCAATAGGTGTTCACAGGTAGCGATTGCTCCCTCGTAATAAAGGTCTGCTTCATAGTGCTCATCATCACTAATAGGAATATCATTGTTAGCGTCCTCAACATCTTGCTCCAATGAAATTAGGTGAATTTTTATATACTCTCTTAATGTATTTAGGTCCATATATCAATTATAGGGGTTGCTGTTGATTTTGACAAGTCTGACAGGTGTGATGTTCGTCACAGGTTCTTCATGGCGAGAGGCATCTCCTACCCCAATGTTAATTGTCTTATTAGATCCACAGGGACAAGAGCCATAGACATCTCGTCTCAGATCTTGCAGGGTAGTGACCTCAATAAGAGCATCACAGTCAGTACATAGATAATCATATTTAGTCCACATTAGTTTAACTCCTCTGTCAGAGTAAGCCAAGTGGTACAGTACTTGCAGTGATCCATTTTTAGCGGGGATACAACAGAATGAGTACTATCAATGATAGCCTCAATCTTATCTAATACATCGTCTAGTGTCATTAGTCAAAGTACCCTTCTGCCCATAGGCCCTGGAGAAATTGTTGTGCCATTAAAATACCCTCTTTATCATCAGGGTCAGTGATATGCTTGTATGCATTGTGTACAGCATTGCTCATCTTATCTAAATCATCAATGGTATAACCTAGCATTCAATTGCCTCCATATATTTAATCATAGTTTGTAGTGTTATATGAATGTGGCAATCACAATCATCTGATGTATCTCTGTCGTCAAAATGTATTAGGTTATCGTCATACATATAATCAATTAGTTCTTGAGAGGTAATCATAGTAGGAATTCATCTCCCTCTATGTACCCATAGTATTCGTTATACTGTTGCTTTAATTCATCTGAGGCGTATTGCATGAATTTGTTTTCTGCATAGTCCTCACCTTCCTCTAAATTATTGTAAGACCATTGGTCAAATAGTTCTTCTGCTATTTCTTGTTGGATAGCACCTGTAATGTGCTCTGCTAGTGTATCTATGAATTGTTCCATTATTTTTCTCCTGTGGTAGTCATAAATTAATTGTAGCAAAAAACTGGGAAAAAAGCAAGTCTGTCGTAATTAAATTTTCTGAGATTATTTATATAGTTTCTTAAATGTCCGTTTTGTACTAATTTCCTCGGGGCCCACTTAAGCTTGCGATTCCAACGGGACTTGAACCCGTAGCCTCTACCGTGACAGGGTAGCGATCTAACCAATTGATCTATGGAACCTTGCGAGCAGTTTTAAATCTTGCTCAGGATTTTTTTTAGTTATGCAATTTGCAAAACATTTTGCACAACTTTTAGCAAACGATTTTTTTCTGCGTTAATAGCAGGGTCAAATCCGCTTGCGCTTGCAAGGATAGATTCGTTAGAACCACCACGAGCAGAACGATACCAATCAAGGCGTTCAGTTAGTGCATTGAAAGCACCCCAAGCGTTACCAGCAATCATGCCGTTAAACTCGCCTGTGTAAATGTCGTTAATAACATCTACCTTGTTTTCCCATTTCTTGAAAGCACCCTTAGAGTCCTTTTCAGGCTTTGGATAGGCAGCCAAAATGATGTCATTGAATTGTGTAGCATTGATTTCTTTTTCAATCATAGCCTTAGCCATGAGGTCAAAAGAGTCCATGTACTTATGAGCAAGCCCAAGAGTTTCACGAGCAACGGCAACCTTACCGCTTGCAGTTTGTGTATGGCGTATCTTGAAAGATTGCTTAACGCCATTTTTCTTTTTTGTAGTGTTAAGCGCAAGATTAAGAGTGTTAGCGCACACAACACGAACAGGTGTTATGCTTGCTTGAATAGCGATTGAGCCGTCATGTGATGTATTGATGAGCAAATAAGTCTTTACCTTATCTGCAACACCATTAGGGTCAAGAATAGTTTCACGCTCTAGTGCTAACGCACCAAATACGACACGACCACCCTTGATTGAGCCAGCCGTTTCCCAACGACCACCACCATCTAAAATGTTATCGCCAAATGAGAATAAATCCTCGTTTTGCATAACATGATAACGCTCACCAACGACACCTAAAATGTCTGTCTGTGTTGTATCTGTAGGGTTAGTACGCAAAACATACTGATAGTTTTTGTCGCTTGTTAAATGTGAAGGGGTTTCCAAATCCTCAAGACGAACATTCCAATTAGAAAGATTAGCCAAATCTAACATTTCTTTTGTGGTTTTTTCCTCTGTGAATACAGTACCCAATCCATGCCAAGCAGGTTCACGAAATGAGGCAAAACTTGCTACGCCATTTTGTGTTTCTAGTTCATGTGCCATGAGTTATTTTTCCTTTTCTTTTGTAGTTAATTTAATTATACACAATGGGTCTGACAAATGCAAATCAGGATAGTTGAAAATGGGAAAAAATGGACATTTTTTTAATGTGTCGTAAAACACAGTGTGATCTTGGTCACGCCCCCGAGCTGCATTTTTATGCAACGGCATAAATAAAAATAAAGCAGTTTAAGGACATGCTCAGGTCCATTAGTAGCCCCCTACTAAATATCTACTCTATCAATTGAAGATGATAGGTATTGAATTGAATCTGAATTGTAATCTACAGTATCAAAATCAATATCGTGAATTGCATTTTGTGCTTCTTCTTCATTTCGTGCATTCACTGTAACTGAATACATAACTGTAACTTCAACTTCAAATTCTTTTGTAAGTTCAAAGCCACAGATGTCAGCAATTTCTTGTCCTTCTGACTCATTGAGTGTGCCTGCTTCAATTGCTTCAAAAGTCCACTCTTGCATTTCAGTACGCATACGGTTGCGCTCTGCAGCCTCGCCGTATGAGCGTTGTGTTACGACTTGGATATGCTTTTCTAATTCATCTATCCGTGTTTTGTTTTGTACAAGAGTAGTTTCTAAAAACTCTCGTGTCATGTAGTGATTATCTGTTTTTACTACTGGTGGAATTTGTTGCTGGTCCATGAGGGCTACCTCTTTCTGTTTGTTGGTTAGTTTAATTATAGGGTATGGCACTGACAAATGTCAATTACCAAGATGATGAATAAAAAAATGATAACTTATCAATTTCTGGTAGCGCAAAGATACGCTCTAATTGACTAATAGTATCAGTAAGGTCACGCCAATACCATTCATCAATATCTGTACCACCAAAGAAAAACCCTGCTTGTGGTGGGAATAGGCTAGGGTCTTTTGTTGCTAGGGCATGCTTACATAGTGCAAGCAATTCTATTAGTTTATCTTGTGAGACATAGTAGTCTCCGCAGTTATCAACATCATGTTGAACATTCTTTACGAACCAAGCGTGTATCTGATTAGCCTTGCGCCAGTAGGCACAAGTAACTGTTACTTCTGCTCCATAAATATCTGTTGCAACATTTGTGAGTTGTGTCAATGCCATTAGGTCATTGAACTTAGGATATACGGCTTCAGGTGAATTGTAAGATAATTCATCATTAGCCTGTAGTGTTTGCCAGTTGATTTTTTCAAAATGCTTTCTAGCACTTAGGTACATGTCTAGTCCCATTGGGGGCTTCCTTCTTTCTGTTGTTCTGATATTAATATAATTCTAGCAGGTTGGACTGACAAATGCCAATCGTAAATCCAGGGATCTTAAATGGTGGTACGTAAAGGGTGTGATCAAATTCACATGAGCTCGGGGGCAAAAAGTGAGCCTTTTCAATTCATGCTCAGGAACGTCTGCCTCGCTATAGCACTGGCAGTAACTTTAGTGAAGCAGTTTTGCAACTTGCTTAGGTTGTTTGGGTTTAGGACTTTAAGTTGCCCCCCAAATTATTTACAGATAACGAGCAACCGCTTGATAAGTTGATGTGGAAACTGTTTCCTCATCTGTCATCTTTAGAATACGAATTGCGTTAGAGATTTCCTCTTTCTGCTCACGATAACTATGAACATGAATTGTCTCAAAGTCCTTCTCAGGCTCTTTAGGCAAATCCTTTTCGCTAACTGTTAAGTCAAAGTCAATGTTAAGATTATTTGACCATGAACGATAGTTGGTGCGAAAGTTCTCTGCCTTCTTGATGTTAGCAATAGCGTAGTCTTGCATTTCTTTTAGCCAAGCCTTACGAGTCTTTTCATACTTAGCCTCGTTTGCTTCTTGTGATGCGTAGTCTGCTTCTAACTTTGCTAGTGCAGTTTCTAGTGCCTTGATTACTTTTGGTGTTGCTATCTTTACTGAGATTGCTTTTTGTCGTGCCATGTGTTTTTCTCTTTTCTTTGGTGGTTTATTTATAGTATAGGGGTTAGGTCTGACATTTTGTGTGAGCAGTTTTAGCAGACTTGCTCAGGTCTGAGTTACTATCTAACTGGCTTGTTAGATTACGATTGCGCTTTCCATGTTGTCCAGCGTGTGTTACCATTAACATCTAACTTAACACGAACTGTGTCCTTTGCAGTAGGTGAGATTTCAAGAATTGTTCCTGTTACCTTTGACTTCTGTGATGTGTAGAGGTCGCCTACCTTGTATGTATTTGCTACTGTCATGTTGTTTCTCCTTTTTAGTTTGTTGTATGTATTAAGTATAACATTTCCTACTGACATTTTTCAACTCCATTTCTTGTATTTCTCACTATTTGAGACGCTTACGGGTGTGATGTAAGTCACTTATTGGTAAATCATAAACACTAATAACCCCATTACTAATAGGATAAATAGGCTTTCCATTTATCTCCTTACTTTTTACTTGATGAAAATACTATGTCACTCTTTGAGTATACACACAATGAGCAAGAAACGCAAGCCGAACCATTTGTTGAGATAAGTGGGATAGCCTTTTTATTCTCAGGACACTTAGCCCCTACCTTGCCTATCATCTCTTTCATGTCTGCTTGTCCTACTAAGAAATTCTTAGCAAGGTATGCAAGACGAATACCATGATCTTTTTTCAGGGTAACGCCAATAGACTTATTCTCACTATCTGTAGAATAGTATAAAGATAGATTATCAATGTCCTTAAGCATTACCGCTGCAGACTTAACTCTTGTATAAACCCAGAATTGAATTTCAGGATGATTAAGAATGACATGCTTCCATGCGAATGTGTAAGTGTCATTAAAGAAATCCCCGTCCCAGTGGATACGGAATAGCATGGGTGCGTCTTTCTTTTTGCAGTCTGCAATAAACTCACTAATCATGTCTTCAAGCAATGCTTCAATAGTGTCATGGTCTGCGTCTTTAACTAATTCCCAATTGTGCAATAAGTTTTTCTTTACTGTTGGGAATACTTTTTCAAGCTTGCCAGCATAACAAACACTCTCGCATACGCTAGTCGCTCCAGGACATGAATAAGCCTTGCCTGCGGGTAATCCGAAAGTGTTGGCGATACTTGCTTGTTTTCCATTTGGTGTAACTGCATTTGCTACTTTCCTATCTTTGCTTCTAAGTAATTTTGACATGGTGGCTACTCGCTTTCTTTCTTTAATTTTAGCATAAGGGACTGACATTTTTTTCTATCATACTTTTTTTTATTTGGAACAGCGGAGGCTGCATTAGATCGCCGTAATTCCATTAGGCGTCTTAATTCCTCAGCATTTTTCTTCATGTAATAATTTTACCAGATATGGGGAAAAATATCAAATCTCGTAAATGTGATGAATCTCACAGGGCCCCCTCGGGCGTTTTTCAATCTAAATAAACGTACCAATCAACTTCTTCATCAAATGCAAACTGAACAATTTCTTTTTCACCAAAATCATTTACAATTTGAATGTCATAGTTATCTCCCGTTGAATCACATTCAATAAAAGTTACTTCAACAATCTCATCACCATAACCAATTAGATCGCCAAGTTCTAACGCATCAACAGTTAGAGAATCAGCTTTTACAAGTTCCATGTCAATAATTGTAGCACTCATTTATTCTGTTCCTCCATGTCTAAACACTCTGGGCAATCGCAATACTTTGAGTGTGGAATAAAAAAAGTACTCATTTATTCTAAACCTAATCCTGATTCATAGCCTGCATCTTCTTCCCAATAGTCTGCCTCATCTTGTGGCAACCAAGCGTCCAAGTGGTGTTGTTCAATGATAGCCCATGCTGGTGCATGAGTTTTGCCCTTATAGGTTATGCCTTCAGGCATTTCAATCTGGCGCATGGCGTCCATTTCTCGTGCAGCGTCTAACGCCTCAATGCAAGGCTGAACCATGCTTAGCGGTACGGGTGGGTAGTGATTACCCTGTAAGTGATAACCGATAGCCTGTTCAAGGCTTATGTCAATGTTTTCTGCTAAGTCAATCGCTGTATTGTGTCCCATTATCGTGTTACCACCAATCCTGTTTTGTAGAAAGTTTTTGTGTGCATCTTGCCTGAAGGTTCAGACAAGTTAATTGTTGAGTATTCTTTAGCAAGTCCATGGTCAATAAACTTTTGATAACTTTCAACGGCAGATAAAGCGTCACTATAACGCCCTACCCAAGTGGTGGAGGTATCTGAGTCATAGGTACAAGTAACTGAGTATAGGTATTCGTTCATTAGTTATTCTCCTTATAGTTTTCGTTCATGATACTTTCAGCATACCATGCACAGTATTCATTTTCAAGCGACACGCCTTTAGCGCAATCGCAAAATTCTGAGTCGTATTCCTCGCCACCATTACCAAAAAAGAGGACACCCTCATCATGGCAATCAACACAATCAACCAAAAAGTCTAGTAAGTTTCCCATTTATTTATTCTCCAACCTTTACTGATAGAATACGATAAGTGTCCTTTAGATTAAATACTGAAGGATAGTGTGGGCGAACCTGAACACGATAACTTTCTAAGCCTGAGCCATAAAAGACATCAGACTTTTCTGCATCTATGATTTCGCCTGTTAAAGTGCGTGAGTGATAAGTTTTTCCTACAAGTAGGTTTTCTATTGAATAGACATTTGCTGACATTTGCCAACCTCTTTCTTTGTTGTTATTTATTTATCCTACCACTAGGGTCTGACAAATTTCGGTTATTTATTTTTTCTTACTATGTAAGTCTATCCTGTTAATCATAATTTATCAACCTACTAGTGAGTAGTCTTAAATAATGAGACGCTCAACAAATGTGAGAAAAATCACAACCACGTAAAGTTATCCACAAAGGCCTGTGGAAAAACCCCCGAGCTTTTTTTATTTAAAAGGATCAAGCAGTTTTGCACAGACATGCTCAGGTCTTTTATTTTATTTTAGTCGCTCAGTTCGCAATAAAATTTGTAATCTGCGAATTTCTTTTTGTTGTGCAATATTTTGTTTCCAAAATAAACACATAACTGTTAAAGATCCGCCAAGTGCAATTACGATTGCGATTAGTGTTCCAGTATCTAAAATCAATTTGACATCTCCAATTCTTTATAGCAAGCAATAGCAAATCTGTCAGAGTCAAATCTTGGGTTATCAGTTTCAAACATTAGAGAAAATTCATCTACCAAATCAGCAAATAAAATTTCTCCTTGTTCATCAAAAACAGATGTAGCAAAATAGTTGCTAAGAATTTCGGCAACTTTTACATAGTCTTTACGAGTCATCATTATTCGGCCACCTTTAGAATTGCATAGGACCCACCAGCATTTATTTCATCAAGGATAGGTTGCAGGCGAGAGCCTACCAAATCTTTTAGCATTGACTCTAGCATAAGGATACGAGTGCTTTCATCAAGTGCCATTACTGTTGCAGTTACAGGGTGGCCCTCTGCAAATTCAGTTACGAATTTTAGATTGTGTTCAATTTTCATTTATTTTATTTCCTATTCTTTAGTTTGTTTTTGTTAGTGTAGAAGTGCCACGAAGTGTGCCACTTATTCCAAGAGTATCGCAAGCGATTTTTACAGATACGCCAACAGGTAATTGTGTTGGGTATTGTGATACGAATTGAGCAACCGCACCCTTAGAGGCAAGGTTGATTTTTTTAGTAGAACCATTAAAGGTTTCTAGTGTTATAGTGTAAGTCATTTATAGACTTCCTTTCTTTAAGTGATAAGACTATCCTATCACGGGGGGCTGACAAATCTTGGCATTTATTCGCTAGGCTCACTGTGATACTCGTCACATTTATTTGCTAGGCTCACTGCCTGATTTATCTTTATTTAATTGTTATACCTACAAGGATACCAGATAAGTTTCAGGAAGTCAAAACGACACGCCGTAAAATGGGAAAGATTTTGTGTGACCTTAAACACATAAGTTATACACAGCCTGTGGAAAACGCCCGAGCAAAAATCACAGCTTTTTAGTTCTGTGATCTTTTTTTATTATGCTCCGTTATGCATCCAAATTACAAAAGCAAATGAAGTGATAGCAATTAAAACAACCAGCATTAGTCTAACTCCAATTCTGTATAATCAACAACAATAAAATCAAGTCGTTCCAATGGAATAACTTTTAACCATGATAAAGCAGACTCAAAATTATCGTCCTCAATGGTAACAGAAATGTCAAAATTAAATACTGGCATTATCTGGCTCCTTCTCTAATAGTATTCCTAGAATTAACTCTAACTGTGGTGTAGTTAGTAGTGCTTGGGCGCAACCCCATGACCATGCTAAGTCCATGTCTCCATAGTGCTTTTTAGCAAGAGTGTTTATCTGTTGAGAAATCTCAAAATTAGTTTTCATTAGTTTTCTACTTTCTTTAATTCATGATTATTGTTAAGGGGGCGATTGTTATTGGAGAACATGGCTTCAATAACCGCTTTATCTTTTATTGATTGAGCAATTCTTTTTTCTTGTTGCTCTTTTAGTATTCTATCAAAAGTGCTCATTTGTCTGAGCCTTTCTTTAGTAGGGACATGGCTTGCAAGGTGCTTGCCTTGCGTTGCGCTTCTACAAGCGCCTTGTATTCATCTAGTGTCATTTATTTAACGACCTTTCTTTTTGTTTATACTAGCAATTCTAGCAGGTACCACTGACAAATTGGGGACCTTTTCGGGCGTGTCGTAGAATTATTTTTTGTGATACTCATCACACAGCTCCCCGAGGCAAAAATCGCAGAGTTTTTATTTCTGCGATCTTGGCTTTATTTATTCAACAGGTAAAACTTCAAACGCATTAAATTTTTCTAATTCGTTTTCGCTAAGTTTAGCAAAAACTTTATTCAAATTAAAAACTGCTTGAAGGTCTGTGTCTGCTTCAGTTACAAAACTAATTAAAACATTTTTTTTCATTTGTTAAGCCTCCAATTGCTTATAGTCAATGACATGGAAATCTAGTTGTCTCTCTAGTGGCATAGCCTTTAGCCATGATAAGGCAGACTCAAAATCATCTGCTTCTACATCTACAAATAACTCAAAATTAAATACTGGCATTACTTAGCCTCCTTGTATAGGTAGTCCCAAGCCTTACGGCATAACACAATTGATTTGCAATTGTCACAACAGATAACCCCATGAGGGTTAAGGTCTAAGTCATACACATCTACGCTTGCAGATGTTGCCCCACATACTGAGGGGAGATTAACAAAGGTACTCATTTAGAGAGTCCGTCCTTTCCATAGGTATTGATAAAATCAGGGAGAGCCATAACGCCCTTATAGTCCTTACATCTAGGGCAAAATCTATTCCACCCGTCAAATAGTGTTATGCAGAAAGCGCAAATGTTATCCATAGCGCATAAGCCTTGCTCATCTATAAATTGCATAGTGTCGTTCATTTAGTCACATACCAATCTGTCCATGTAGGAAATTGCTCAGGGTCACTATCATAGTAGTAACGCTCAATGTTGCTATCGCAATTCATGCATAGTGTAAATTGCTCATCTCCAATTTCTGAGATAGCGGAAACAAGAGGCTCATGCCACTTGCATAGTGTGTTTAGTGTAGTCATAGTGACCACCTTTCTTTAGCGGATTTCTTTACCGCTTGTTTTTCTTTATACTGTAATTGTAGCATGGGGGTCTGACAAATGTCTAATCCAAAATGCTACCAATTCGGACATTGTGAGCCGTATCACATGAGATGTAGGTCACATTTATGGGAAAACTATAACAATCTCATAACAATCTTAAAATGATCGGCGTGTTGATTTGACAAGTCGCCCGAGGCGATGTGAGCGACATCACATGCGACACGCCGTGTCAGGACTTGACTTTGACAGGTATCCATGTTATACTTGCAGTATTAGATAGTTAAAATATAACTACTAAACGAAAGGTCACTAACATGAACCCATTTACAGCACTACAAGATTTCCTAGATGAGAATGTCGCTTACGGACTAATTGGAGCCTTTGTAGGCGTAGCGATAGCCGTTATCCTATGCTTCACGCTTGGAGCGTGACCTATATCACACCACGCCAACGGCGTGTCGCCTTGACTTTTGGCAGGGTATGTGATAGGATACTCCTATAACAATTAAATAGTAACACAAATCCTAGTGAGCCCTACATAGTAGGCAAATAACCTAGGTCAGCAAAAGGTTAGCAAATCGCTAACAGTTAAAAACGAAAGGTACTCATTAAATGAATACACTAGAACGAATTAGAAAAGAACAACAAGAACGCTATGCAATTCAGCGTGAAAAAGATAAGGCTAAGATTGAGGCTATGTTCTCATCATCATCACGCCCTCTCAATAACTCTCACCTACTAGCGAAAGAAGAAAACTAATTATGGAAATCAAATACTCAATTTGGCAAGGCTCTAAGTTAATTTCAATAGATAACATCGCCCATGAGATTAAGGCTATTGACCACCTCATCGCATCACTAAACGAAAGCGAATTAGGCAAGGTTAAAAAGTTTTCAGCCAATGTCATGGACATTAAGGTAAATAAATGATAAGTGCCATGTACGCACACACATGCGAGGCGTGTGGAGATACTGGCATCATTATTTTTGATGAGGGTACTACACGCATAGACCCTTGCAAATGCGAATAGGGTACTACACCTAAAACAAAAGGTGGCAGTAGATCCAGCTAGGTAGTGGGCATTCATCTTGTGTGCTCACTATTTTTTTTGTATTTATTTTCTTTATGTATGTATCATACACAGATAAGAAATATTCAGATTTTGCCTAAATCAAATTTTTTTCAGATTTTCACCATATTGTGATATACTGAATCTATGGAAAATACAACAGAACCTGCACCAAAGCTACCTGTCAGATGCTGCACAGAGTGCACATGTAAAAACTCACACAGGTCAGAACCAGAAGCAGAATAATTTTTTAAAGGGGTCTAAGCAGTGGGATTTTTAGATAACCTAGAAGCATACTTAGAATTTGAGGATTCAAACAACCTTCAAACACAAATTTTTTCAGAAACGGTATGCATAAATTGCTCTGAAAAAGAATCTACCCATATGCCTAATACAGACAATATGGGCAGAGACAAGTTTTGGGAAGATTACTCTTCTGAGTGATCCAATTCCCAATTTGCCATATTAATAATTCCTTTAGCAAACTCAAGAGCTTCATCACGTGACTCTGCTTGTACTACAATGCGAATTGTGTCAGCATTGCCTTTAATCTTAATCAATGTGTCATCAAGAATTGCTTCAGATGGACGATAATAGTATTTAAGCAATTAAGTTTTTCTCCTTCATTCTACTATATAGATTACTCATCATAAAGGCGAGTGATCCTTGGCTTTGTTCAATTGACTTCTCAATTTCTTCTGGAGCCATTCCATTGTTTGTGCAAATATCACGATTATCTTTGTTAAGACTTTCTAGCATAAATGCAATTACTTCTTCTTCGTTCATATTATATCACCTTTTCTGTGCGGGACTTTAGTATGTTCCAAAGTCGTTGTTAATTTCCAATTTGGACGGTATACCAATGATATCACAAGATACAGTAGTCCACAACTGATGAGACATAGTAGGACGTATAGTAGCTGACATCCCAGGTATCTCCATTACATATTTGTAGCCTTTGCCATGCTTAGATTCTTTTCTTGACCAATGCTCAAAACCATAATCAAGGTTTGACGCTTCAAATACAAATAGGTGATATGTCTTAATCTCATTTTTGGACGGTATAGAGGACCAATCCTGGTCTGCTTTGGCTAAACACACATAGTAATCAGCATGTGTAGAAGAAACACTCTCAACCATCTTTTCTAATGTTTCGTGTTTGCCTAGCCTAGATCCAGATATAACAAGAGTTCCTTTTACTGGGTCATATCTTCCTGACTTGACGGATATACTATGTCCTGACTCTAAAGTCATGTCTATACTGACGCTATGGCTTCTATCGGGCTTCCAGTCATTTGGCATACCGTTTTCGTTTAGCACATCAGATACAAGTTCTTCTAAATATTCACTTGTACAAGGTAAACGATATACAGAATGATGGATTGCCAATTTGGATAGCAAACCACCAATTAAAACATTTTTGATTTCATCAAGCATAGAATTCCATTGTATCAGACATGCTAGGATTGTGTCAATCCATGTGTGTCTATGTGATGGTTTGATATCTCTATTTCGGCGACGACTTTAATGCAACTCACTTAGTGGCGAAACTTAAAAGCAGCACTTTAATTTTTTGTATCCACCCGCCGAACTTTGTCTTATATAATGATATAATAATCTTATTATGACTACTACTGACTGGGCTCAATTCATTCTTGCCTTATTATCAATTGGAACAGTCATAGTAGGCTCAATTCGCTGGTATATAAAAATTCAAGTAGCACCAATTGCAGAAGCTGTAGAAGATATCAGATCAGAAACTAAAACTAACGGCGGATCTTCTATGCGTGATGAAATTAAAGCAATTAAGGTTGAACAAGAAAATGCTAGAGATAAAAGAAAAGCAACTAGTGATAAGCTAGATCATATGTATGATATTCTTTTAGATTATATTGCTAAATCCAAGTAACCTAATTTTCCTATTTTCCTTTATATAAAATATATAAACTATCTTTTAAAAACCTTGTTTAGATATAGTTCTTTTCTTTATATATTTTAAGTATACACTATCAACAATTTATTCAATGTGTATAAAACGGACATTTTGTATATTCCTAATTATAACTTTTTGGTAACAATTTCAAATACCCTGGCCTTATAAAATTTTAGTGTCCTAAATGTCCATTTTGTATATAGTTAAATAAATAATGTTATACTTTAAGCCTGCTAGTACTCAGATTCTAACCCACCCCACTGCGTCTGAGTACTAGCTTTATTTTATGGTATAATCAATCATATGTGCACCCCAACAACAGAGAAATTAGGAGCCACACCAGCTCATATCCAATGGACTGTTGTGCGTGGAGACTCTTCTACCCTTGCTGTTCAATTCCTTCAAGACGACGAGGTTACTGGATGGAATATTAGTACTTGGTCATTCTCATCTACCGCCTACGATCCTGCTGGTGATATTCTTGATGAGCTTAAAGTAACTGTTTCTGGTCATACCGCAACAATTTTTATTTCATCAGACATTACACAAAATTGGGGAAGCAAATACACCTCAGTTGTAGCAGAACTACCATTTGATTTACAAGCAACAATTCCAAAATCTCAAGGAGAATCAGAGAACACAGTCTGGACTCCAGTAATTGGATCAATTTGTGTGCTTGGCGATATTACTCCAGGAGGCTTGTAATGCCAGTTGTAAAAGCTACTGTTCAAACAACAAAAATGCCTCCAATTATTAAAATTGGCACAAAGGTATTCAAGGTTAAGAAATAGGAATTAACCCATGGCAAAAAGCATGGATTTTCCAGGTAAAGCAAAAAAATATTCAGACAACATTGTTCAACCATACGAGCTAGAACAATCAATTTCATATGTTGCAGTTCCTGGAGCCCAAGGAGAAAGAGGGCCAAAAGGCGACACAGGGGATACTGGAATACAAGGCATACCAGGACCTCAAGGAGAGGCTGGAAAGCCTGGAAAAGATGGCAGAGACGGAAAAGCAGGGGATAGTGGTCTATCTCCATCAGGACAAAAATCTGGCTGGGCCCTATACACAAATAAAGATCAAAAAAATATTATTTTAGGTGCTACAAAAGGAAATGACGGATGGGTCAGATTTAACTTTGACTGCAAAGGCAAGAATAATGAACAATACTTACCAGAAAATAATGTCTCTTTGTATAATGCACAGTCACAAAAAATAAACCTAACAGCATTAAAGGTTGGATCAATTGTAACAGTTCGTTATGATATAGTCTTAACAACATTTAGTAATAATACGGAAGTTTGGTTCAAGACCTATATCCCAGATTCAGGTATTAGCCCAACTACTTTTGCTGCAAACCTAAAATATCAATTTTCATATGATATTTCGCTAGAGCATACTTTTGTGGTAGAAAACGATATGGTTAGGAATTATGGAGCTTTCCCAGAAATACTGACAGATAACGATGCCTCAATGGTCGCTAAAAATATGTACATATTTGTTAGATAAAATATCAAAAAGTGTATAATCTTATGGTACAATTACTGCTATGAGCCAAATTAATAATGGTACCACCGAATCTTCAAAAAGATCAGTCCCACAAGCTCCTACTATTGGTGCAGTTACTGTTCAAGGCTCAGGTCGGACATATAGTAGCGGACAGGTATCAGTAGCATTTACACCACCAGCTTTTGATGGCAAGATGCCAATCATTGATTACACAGTCACATCTAATGCTGGTGGATTTACAGCCACTGGCGCATCTTCGCCAATAGTTGTTACAGGAATGTCAACTACTGGCACTCCAGCAAATTATACCTTTACAGTCACTGCAAGAAATGCAATAGGATCATCACCAGCATCTGCTGCCTCAGCAGCCGTTGTTCCAACATCAAAGCCAAACGCTCCAACTATTGGATCTGCATCTGGTGGAACATCTGGTGTAGTATCTGTTATATTTACAAGTCCAAATACTGGAAACTCAGCTTTAATTTCACCATTCCACACTGTAACATCTTCATCTGGACGTACTGCAACTGGTTCTGCTTCACCAATTACTATTACAGAAATTGCTGCTGGAACTTATACTTATACCGTTACCGCAGTAAATGCAAATGGAACATCTGCAGCATCACAACCATCTAATTCTGTTGTTTCTACATTCGGTCCATTCTTTCCGCCATTTTTCCCATTCTTTCCGTTTTTCCCACCTTTCTTCCCACCGTTCTTTCCTCCGTTCTTCCCACCGTTCTTCCCACCGTTCTTCCCATTCTTCCCACCATTTTTCCCACCTTTCTTTCCGTTCTTCCCATTCTTCCCGTTCTTCCCACCTTTCTTCCCGTTCTTCCCATACTTCCCGTTCTTCCCACCTTTCTTCCCTTACTTCCCGTTCTTCCCATTCTTCCCTCCATTCTTCCCTTACTTCCCTTACTTCCCATTCTTCCCACCGTACTTCCCATACTTCCCTGCAAATAACCCTTACTTCCCATACTTTACACTTCCAGGTGTACAGTAAAATAAAAAAGAAGTAATACAATTGGCCAACATTGTTTGGCCTTTTGTGTTTTATGAGTGCTATCATTCATGTCTTGCAAAATACTTGCAACAAGGGTTGTTTTTGTTTACAAAAAGATAAAGGTAGTGTATAATAAATAAAAAGGGGATAAAGATGAACACTTATGATGAAAATGAAAACCCATGGTTTACTAAAGATAGATCTGAGACTGTATCAAATAGGGTTAATAGAGATATATCTGAAAAAAATATTGTAATAGAAAATCCAGGACTTGGATTAAATATATACAGAAATACGTTTTCTTTGGAGGACTCTAAAAGATACATCAATATTCTTGAGTCCAATTTGTCTAATGGTAGAAAGTATAAGTGGTCAGAAGCACAAGTAACCAATGCTACTACACCAATAAAAAAAGCAAGAGATGCTGTAGATTTTAGATATAAGCAAGAAAATCTTGGTCCACGAGATGAGTTTAATGGTGAACTAATTGATTTACACGAAGAGATTTATCAAAAATTAAAACTATGCATAGATGACTATGCAAAATATTGGGGAATAAATGTTATATACTATGAAGCTTTTAATTTTGTAAAGTATGAGGGACAGGGTAAGCACTTTAATATTCATGCCGACCATGGACCAGCATACAATACTACAGTTTCTGCAGTTATATATATAAATGACGACTACGAAGGTGGAGAAATTAAATTTCCAAGATTAGATGGATACACACTAACACCAAAAGTTGGAGACATAGCAATTTTCCCATCAAACTATATATATGAACATGCATCTCTTCCAATGATATCTGGAACAAAATATTGTGTTGTAATTATGACAGATATTAATTTATTAGGGCATCATCATGAGTCTAAAAGATAATTTAGTAATCTTTAGATCTTTTAGGCCTTGGTTAAACAAGGATAGTAAATCAGTGCCTAAAACAACACAGTCTGAAATACCACAATGGTATAAAGATGCCGACAGATTTGCAAAAATGCCAACTGGTGAATACTACAAAGCACCAAAAGAAGTTTGTCCTTTTCCAAAAGAAGGAACTACAGATGACTATGGAAAAATACCTACATGGAAAGCTTGTCCAGCAATTATGGATGGGTTTTCAACAGGATATGTATTAAGAACTCCTTGTGACCTTACTTTTTTTAAAACTGAGACAGGATCAATAGATGTTAAGATAGAAGATAAAAGACATCAAGATTTTTGTGGAAAAAGACTTGCTATGCCACAGTTTGAGCACCCAAAAGGATTTTACAAAGATCATTTTGCCTGGTATCCAGATTGGGGATTTGAACTTCCAGAAGGATATAGTGCATTATTTATGACACCTATGAATAGATTTGATCTTCCATTTATTAATACAACTGGTGTTGTTGATAATGACAGTGTTCACCTGCTTGGTACCTTTCCATTTTTTATTGCAGAAGGCTGGGAAGGAACAATACCAGCAGGGACTCCATATGTCCAAATTTTACCATTTAAAAGAGAAAACTGGAGCCATGAGATAGAGTTTCAAAATCAAGAAAAGATATATGCTAAAATGATAGCCAATGCAAATTTTTATCGCCAACCAGACGGCGGTATTTATAAAAATAAAGTTTGGTCTAGAAGAGAATATAAATAGGGAGAAAAATGCAAACTTGGACAGAAAAGGTTAACTATGGTAATGGTATTGTATGCTATAAAGGTGTCATTAATAAAGATATTGATGTGATAAACAGAATTGAATCTGTTGTAAAGCCACTAGGTTCAAAAGAACAATTTACTTGGCAACCAGCATATGTTGGATACCAGCAGCTAATTCCAGACTACAGAGACTGTGTAGATTTTAAGTATAAGAAAACTGATATTGAACAAAACAAAACACCAGACTCAATAAAACTACAAGAGCTTTGGCAAGATCTATATGATGTTAAGTCTCCATGTGTTGATGATTACAGAAAAGACTACAACATAATGGATTTAAAGTATTGGGAAGCTTTTAATTTTATTAAATATGGACCAGGACAACACTTTCAAGAACACCATGATCATGGTTTTTCTTATAACTGCACAGTGTCACTTGTTGCATACCCAAATGATGACTATGAAGGCGGTTCACTTTTCTTTAGACTCCAGAACCTAGACATTAAGGCAGATGCAGGAGATTTATTTATTTTTCCATCAAACTTCATGTATCCTCATCGTGCAATGCCAGTTATTTCAGGAACAAAGTATTCTATTGTAACAATGCTTGATTATAACAAAAAGTTTCACACTAACGAAATGTATATGGTAGACAAAGACTAATGCTTAATATATCAGCTGAAAGATTTCCAGATTCAAAAATCATACTTTCTCCAATGTCAATTAAAAGAGATTGGATGGATGTAACTCCAGAAAAGCATGCCTATAGATGTTTTCCAGTTACACAAGCGAATATGGTTGGCTGGAGTCTTTCATGTACTGAAGACATTAAGTTTATTTGGAACGGTATAAATGATACAAGTTCAGAGAATGTAACTATACTAGAAGGTTCAGACTTTACATATACTGGAAGAGGGCAGTCTACAGTTAGCCTACATACTGGCCTAACTTTTAGATCTGAGCAAAACGTTAGCATGCTTACAATTAATCCAGTTAATTACTTTAATGATGATTTTGAAACAATGTCATCTTTAATATCTACATCTTGGCTTGATACTGGTTTTCCATTAGCAATTAAAGCAAGATCTGCAAACAAGGAAATTACTATAAAAGCAGGAACCCCAATTGCTACAATAATTCCAATTTCTTTGACGGCAATGGACAATACATCAATTCAAATAATTGATTATTCAGATGTAGATAGAAAAAGGCAGATGGCTCATCAGTCGTATGGTGAAGCTGCACAAGAAATCAACAAGTCTGGACAATGGACTGACTGGTATAGAGATGCAGTAAATGAAAAAGGTGAAAGTACGGGTTCTCACGAAACTAAGGTTTTACGTCTTTCTGTTACTGATAATACATCAAACAAGGGAAATGGTATAATCTAATTATGGATAAAATGGATGCTTCTGTTGTAGTTAGAAAGGCTTCACTCACACCATCTGGCTGGTTTGGTGATAGCAAAGACATGATCGTTGAGCTAGAAAACTTTATGACTCAAGAAGAAATAGAGTTTTTAGAAAAATCTGCAAAATCTTTGACAATTTGGGATGTAACACAAAGTCATGTTAATGAAAATGGAACGGTTGTTTATGATTCTGATTATTGGAAAGATAGAGTAGCAACTCAACCAAGCCTAGATAAAAACGATCCAAACATTTCCCCAGTCATTGCTGGACTATTTCAAAGACTACAACCAATAGTAGAAGAGTTTTACAAAGTAAAGGTTATCCCTACAGGTACCACTATAGTAAAGTGGCTTCCAGGACAATTTCAAAAACCTCACGCAGACAAAGAACTTCACGATGGCCCAGACGCTGGACTTCCAAACGATTTTCCTAATTATGATTTATCTAGTTTGTTCTATTTAAATGAAGACTATGAGGGAGGAGAACTGTATTTCCCACTACAAGGTGTACAGTTTAAACCAAAAAAAGGTGCAGCTTACTTCTTCCCAGGAGACAAAAACTATATTCACGGAGTGACTGAGATAAAGAGTGGATTAAGATTTACATGCCCATTTTTCTGGGAAATTACAGAGCACACTGGAGACAGGAAACCATAAATGACTACTCCAGCTCTTGAATCTGTAGAGATATATCCACATATTCTTGTTTATAAAAACATGTTTAAAGATATTTCAAAATCTTATAAGGTTTTAACAGATTCTTTAATAGAGTCAGAAGATAGACTTTTTAATCCTTGGACAAAGTGGTCTATTTTTGGAGAATATTTAAATCCAATGACACCTTCTTTTTCTATGGATTATAAAGATGGAGGTTTAGAAAGCATTGAAACAAAAACAGAAATTGAAGAAAACCAAAAACAATTTGGTATAGAAATGATGAAAAACTTTCATTTAGTTACAGAAGACTATATTAAAAAATATAACATTGATGTAGATTTAGAGTCATTGTCCATAGACGAATCAGGCGATCTTATTCCAACCTGGAGATGGACAGGTGGAACAATAGGAAAGTATCATATCAGCAACGAAGAAGAACAACATGGAATGAGATATCATTCAGACTATATGAGAGAGCAAGGATCTGCTCCAGGATATAAGTTTATAATAACATGTACAATTTATTTTAATGATGACTATGAAGGTGGAGAAATTGACTTTGCTATGGGAGACAAACTTGTTAAGTACAAGCCAGAAGCTGGAGATCTTTTAGTTTTTCCATCAGGACACCCAGATTACTTAACAGAGGATGACAAACCATACTTACATGGGGTTATGCCGTCTTATAACAAAAACAAATTTTTAGCAAGAATGTATTGGCAAAAATATCAAAAAGGAACAGATGAATGGTATGAGAAAGAAAAAGAATTTGGAAAAGATGTTTGGTCTAGCATGCAACCAAAGCTGAACGAGCAGTTTAGAATAGACAACCCACAAAGAAATGAGATAGAGGGAGCTGTGAGAATAAAATGAACTTAACCAATAAAACTAGAATAACAAAAGACATTGTTGTTTATGAAAACTTTATTGATTCAGAAACTGCTGCTAAACTTGTAAAAGTTTTAGACAAGCATGCAGAACTTGAATTGATTACCTGGATGCCTATATCTTTTTATGAATCATACTCTTCTGTTTTACCACAAGATGACGACGAGCATGTAAAGAATGAAGGATTGCCAAGTGACATATTTTCACAAATAAAACAAGGAATTATTGATGCAGTTGCAAGCGTTCACGACCTTGATCCAAAAATAATTTCTCAAATTGGTTATCACACACAAAAGTGGGAGCCAGGAGCGTATGCAAGAAAACACTCTGACAACACAGACGAACACGGACACTCTGGTGCATTTACAAGAAGTAGATATGCAGCATTCTTATATTTGAACGATGACTTTGATGGTGGAATGTTACAGTTCCCAGATCAAGAGATAAGTCTACAACCTAAAGTTGGAATGCTTGCTGCTTTTGATGGTGGATTTAATAACATGCACGAGGTAAGCCTTATTACTAAGGGAGTTAGATATACAATTGGTTCTTTTTGGGACGACAGAGAAGAAGATGCATACCCACAAGAATTAAGAGATGCCTGGGCTGCAGAAATGAAAGAAACTAGAGCAAAACAAGAAATTGAAAGAGCAGAATGGCAAGAATTGCTTAAGCAAGGCTGGAAGCTAGACAAGGACGGAAATAAGTATAACTCTAATGAGGTGCCAAATGCTTGAAAAGTTTAAAGAAAAACTTAAAGAAAATAATTTTGTATTTGAAGAAGTTACAGATGAAATTCTTTGGATTAAAGATTTTTTTACAAATGAAGATCTAGACTTTGTTTTAAAATGCATAGATAATGCATCACAAGCAGACTGGGAAATAGAATATACAACAAATCTTGCTAGATTTTGTATGGAAAAGTTTGGAAGAGATGATGTAGACAACCTTGTTGCTGAAGGAAAATTTGAAATCACACAAAACTGGGCAGATAAAAATTTAAACATAAAGCATCATAAAGAGCAGCAAGTTTTTTATAAAAGATTATCAACAATGGTTGATGATTCAGATCCTTTATTAATGTTAAGTGGATTAGCAACAATTCAAAGAATGCAAAAAGGAGTTGAACTAAAATCTCATACAGATCAGCATACAGACCCATCAATAAAATATGCAACAATTATATATATAAATGATGACTATGTAGAAGGAGAGCTGTTCTTTCCAAATCTTGGAATATCATTAAGACCAAAGCCAAAAGACTTGTTGTTTTTTCCAGGGGACAATAAGCACGAGCATGGAGTAAAGCATGTTGGAGAAGGACCAATAAGATATGTTATAGTAGGATTTATTAAAGAAAAAAACCACTATGAAAACAACAAATACTAAGGAGAACAGGTGAACGTAGAAAAACTAGATCCAAAAACTTATTACTATACTGATGCAATAGAAGATTTTGATACCTTTAAAAAGGTTTGGAAAGATCTAGATACTCTTGAGCAATACAGTGAGTTAGGTGTAAATGTTTGGAACCCTTGGACATCTTCTAACGACAAAACTTTTATTTATGGAGAAACAAAAACATTTGACGTAAACGCAATAAACAACCTTAGTGGAGAAGTAGCAGAAAAAAGTAAATATATATATGACGCTATTATGACTACGATGTACAATGTTTGCAAAGACTACGCATCTTCTTTGGGGGATTTTGATGAGCCAAGGCTTTTTCCAACCTTTAATATAAAAAAATATAATACTGGAATGGGCATGGGGGCACACTTTGATCAATTAGATGGAGACCAAACCCTAAGATATTCTTTAGTCATGTACCTCAATGATGACTGTGAGGGTGGAGAAATCTCTTTCCAGCTAAAAGATTATGATGGAGGATGGACAAGTTCTGATGGATGGGTAAGAGGTGCTCCAGCAGTAGACTTAGACTATGATGTTGCAGTTGCTGATAAATCTATTGATTTTGGTTTAAAACCTAAAGCAAATAGCGTTGTTATATTTCCAGCATACGCTCCATACTTTCACACAGCACACGTAGTTAAGTCTGGGTATAAGTTTATGGTTCCTGGTCACTGGATTCATAACCACATGAGCCTTAATTCTAGTCAGAGCATGTAATTGAAAACAGCAATAGTTACTGGAGCAAGCAAGGGTGTTGGAAGAGCAACCGTAAAGCTTCTTGAAAAAAGTGGATACAAGGTAATCGCAGCATCAAGAAATATCTCTAAAATGTTAGACCTTGTTTCAGACAATGTTGAAATTTATCAGATAGATGTTACAGACTCTGACCAAATAAAACTATTTGCTGAAAAATATAAAGACATCACTTTAGACTTGCTAGTTAATAATGCAGGTGGTGGATCTAGTCCAACAATGATTATTAATGAAACACCAGCAAACTTTAGAATTGCATATGATATTAATGTAACAGGGCCAATGTATATTTCTCAGTTATTTGTACCAGCAATGGAAAAGTCCACTAACCCAACCATTATTTTTGTTAGCTCATTGGGTGGTAAGGTTCCGTACCGTTCTGGAGGCAATTACATTAATGCTAAAAGAGGTCAGATGGCATTGGTAGATACAATGAGGCTAGAATTTCCTCAATATGGTATTAAAATAACTGAAATTTGTCCAGGCACAATTGATACACAAGAAGAAAGACGTGATAGTGCTATTACCGCTGAGGATATGGCAGAGTGCATTCGCTGGGTATCTGATCTACCAAGCCATGTTAACATTAATCATATTGAGCTAAATCATATTAATAGTAGTAAATTTGGTTAGCCCTATGTATAATTTTAAAATTAACAAACTTGCTGAAGATGTTTATGAAATTGAAAACTTTTTAGATTCTTTAGAGCTAGAGTCAATTTTGGCTATTATTAATCAAGCAACTGAAGATCAATGGCATGACAAAAACTATATTGGTGATGAGAATGATTTTTGGTATGGCAAAAGCTTATTCCTTGGTGAAAATAATGAATTTTGCAAGACTGCTATTTTTGATAAAGTTGATTACATATTCCCATCATATTATTACTGTGAAAAAGAAATAAAAATATCTAGATTTAAAGAGGAAGAAGCAATTGGTCAGCATCGTGATAATGACACAACCCCACAAGGGTATTATCTTGGATACGGCATCGTAATTTACTATAATAATGACTATCTTGGTGGAGAGATTGACTATCCAGAATTAGGAATAACAATTAAACCAAAAGCAGGATCTGCCCTTATTCACGGAGGAGAAATACTGCATGGCTCATTACCAGTCCTAAATGATACTACAAGATATTTTTCAACTATCTTTATGAGGGGTAATGACGAATACCCAGTAACGTTAAATAAAGATCTTCCTTTTTAAATAGGAAACTTCTTCATCCAAACCTTAGTCTTTGGCGTTATTCCATGCCAAGCAGACCAATCTTTACCACCATTACTCATATGATAGGCAACCTGTGCATTAATAACAGGGTTTAACAATTCACTGTTAAAGTTAATGCCAAACTTTTCTTTGCGACCATCCTTTAGCATTCCAATCATATTTATCTGGAATATACCATAAGAATTGTCCCCAGTCTTTTCATTACCATTAAAAGCCATTGGACGACCATTAGATTCTTTCTTAGCTACCGCCCAAGCTTTTACAAGGCCCTCTCCACGGAAACCAACGGCATGAAGAAGTTCCTTTAGTTGACGATCTGTCAGACTAATGGCATCTTGATACTTGTGCAGAACGTTTAAGTCTTTTTTTACTGCTACCAGACTTTTAGGCTTAGAAAGCAAAAAAACCGCTTTGGCGGTTGGCATAGCAAGAACTTCTGTTTTACTTAGATTATTTTCGGTATTTAAAGCATTGGCTGAATTACTCAAAGGAGCAACCAACCCAAGTAGTGCAAGGATTCCAATCCAAACCTTCTTATCTCTTCTCATAATAATAACCTCCTAGAGACTAAAGATGCTACCAGTTGGTAGCACTCTCTAAGTATAGCATCCAAATTCCCCAAAAAGCAAGTTTTTGTGATATTTATTTAAATTATTTTAAATCTCTTAATTTCTTATTTTCATCGTGGTATAATATAAAAATGGCTACATATAGAGGACAAGCGTCTACATACGATATTGGAGAAGCTCCACCATTCGTTAATTGGACTTTTGTCAAGGGAGATAGTGCAGCATTTAAGGTTTATTTAACAGATGATGCAAAAGTACCATTGGAAATTCCTGACTGGAATATTTCTATGCAGATCAAGCGTCCTACTACAACACCAGTTGTTCCTGGAGAAATAACAGACACAGCAACACTTCTTTTAACCTTAGTTCCAATTCAAGATGCAGATGATCTAGATGGTGAGTTTACTGTTTCATTATCACCAGCACAAACTGCAACACTACGAACAAATGATATTTTTGATATTGAGGTTTCTTTACCGCAAGATGCAATAGTTTGGACGGTAGCTCAAGGCAAACTTATTGTCCTTGAAGATGTGACTGCATAATGGCTAATGTTAAGATTTATGACAAGCAGCCAGTATTTACAAAAAGAATTGAACAAGATCTTTCAATAAAAGCATCTGTCAGGGCACCAAGTAAAAATGTTACAATTAACTCTGTTTTACCCTTTAGAATTAGATTAACAGCAATACGGATTGAGGCTAGTGGTTTATCTACTGTTGTACCAATCCCGTTGCAAATTATTGGCTTTAGTAACTATATACTTTGATATAAATATGATATAATGGGCATATGTCCAGACTACCGCTTAGCACAGTAAAAACCACATTTCAAACAGGTGATCGTCCATCACAAACGGACTACGAAAACCTAATTGATTCAACAGCAGCACAGGCAACAGACCTAGGTACTTCTGGTAACAATGAAAATACTATTTCAGACATTCAGAATGCAACAGTAATTGACAACTTTGACGGTACAGTCTGGAGAATGGTTAAATACTTAATCTCTATAAAGAAGACATCTGCTGGAGATAATAAATTTTATGCAACAGAATTAACAATACTTGTTGACGGTACAAATGTAAACGTCAGCGAATATGGAACAATAGACAACGATGGGAACATTGGCACCATTAGCGTCTCTAGGGTGGCGGATACAGTAAATATTTCTGTAACGCCAGTGGTGGGTATTACGCCTATAACCGTACGATTTGCTCGTATGGGTTTAAAGGCTTAACCAACAAGGAGATAAGAAATGGCAACAGTAAATAAAGACTTTAAGGTAAAGAATGGGCTCATTGTTGAAGGTACAACAGCTACAGTCAACAATTTTGACATTCTTACAAAGAAGCAAGCAGATCAAGACTACATAGTTGGTCTTATTGGCGGTACATCAACATCTGCTAACACTGCAAACACAGTTGTAAAGCGTGATGCTAATGGTAACTTTGCAGCAGGAACAGTTACAGCAGCCTTAACAGGTAACGTAACTGGTAATTTAACAGGCAACGTAACAGGTGACGTAACTGGAACAGTTTCAAGCCTTTCAAACCATGACACTGCAGATCTTGCAGAAGGAACAAACCTTTACTTCACAGATGAAAGAGCACAAGATGCCATTGGAAACAATGTTGGAACTGGTCTTTCATATAATGATTCAACAGGTGCAGTATCTGTAACAGCAAATACTTATGACGCATACGGTGCAGCAGCAGCAGCTAAAACTGCAGCAGAAGCAACAGCAGCATCAGACGCTACATCTAAAGTCGCTGCAGAAGCAGCACTTAGAGTATCAGGCGACTCAGCCTCAGTAGCAACTGCATCAGCAGATGCAACATCTAAGGCCAACGCCGCTCAAGCAGCAGCAGAGGCAACAGCTGCAGCAGCACTTTCTTCACACGAATCAGACACAACAAACGTTCATGGAATTGCAAACACGGCTCTTCTTGCAACTACTGCAAACGTAGCAACTGCCAAGACGGAAGCAATTGACGCAGCAGCGTCAGCAAGTGCATCAGCAATCTCAGCAGCAATTGCAACAGAAGTTACAAACCGCAACACAGCAATTGGAACCGCAGTAGATAATCTTGTTGATGGTGCACCAGCACTTCTTAATACATTAAATGAATTAGCAGCAGCAATTAATGATGACGCTAATTACACAACAACTATTACAACAGCTTTGGGAACAAAAGCCCCACTTGCTTCACCAGCGCTTACTGGTGTACCAACAGCACCGACTGCAGCAGCAAATACTGATACAACTCAGATTGCTACAACAGCATTTGCTAAGGCAGAAGCAGACGCAGCCCAGACAGCAGCAGAGGCAACAGCATCAGCCGATGCAACAGCAAAGGTTGCTTCAGAAGCAGCACTTAGAGTATCAGGTGATGCTGCATCAGTCAGCACCGCAGCCTCAGATGCAACATCTAAGGTAGCAGCAGAAGCAGCACTAAGAGTTTCTGGAGATGCAGCCTCAGTATCAACTGCAGCTGCAGATGCTACTTCAAAGGTTGCTGCAGAAGCAGCACTAAGAGTTTCTGGAGATGCTGCATCAGTTTCTACAGCAGCAGCTGACGCTACTTCAAAGGCTAACGCTGCACAAGCAGCTGCAATTGCTCACGCAGATGCACTTGTTACTTCTGATGTAGCAGAATCAGGAAGCCTATACTTCACAGATGCTCGTGCCAAGTCTTCAGCAGCAGATCTTTTGACTAGTGCTACAAAGACTAACATTACAATCACTGGTTCAGGTACAGGTCTTGTTATTACCGCAGAAAACGGTGTAGCAGATTCTACAACAACTGACCTTGCAGAAGGTACAAATAAGTACTTCACAAATGCTCGTGCAGTAACTGCTCTTGAAGCAGTTGTTCCAAACTTTACAGAAGTTGATATCAACTCTCTTGCAACTCAGGTAGCTGCAACAATTTCTGTACCAACAGCAAGTGCTTCAAATGTAGCATACGCTTTTGCTAAGGCAGACTATCGTTCAGCAGAGTTCTTGGTTAAGACCGCTTATGGAGTCCATACAGAAATATCAAAGGTTTTATTAACACTTGATACAGCTGACAATATTGCAATAACAGAGTATGGAACAATTGGAACAAATGGTTCAGCGATGACTATATCAGCAGGCGTCAGCGGATCAAATGTACAACTTCTAGTAACTACTGCTAACAACTCCTCAACAGTCACTGTTGTTGGAACACTACTAAAGTAATCTAACAAAGGAGAAACCAAGTGTCAACGGTTAACAAAGATTTTAAAGTCAAGAATGGCATAATCGTTGGCCTTGGTGGAACTTTCGGCGGTGCGGTAACAGTAGGAACTCCTACTATTGCAACACATGCAGCAACTAAGGAGTACGTAGATTCATTAACAGGAGGTATGGCTGTATCATCAACAGCTCCTGCAAGTCCAACAAATGGACAGTTGTACTACGATACTGTTTATAACAGAGTACATGTTTATTATAATAATCAGTGGGCTGCTTTAGCAAATATGGCAGATGCAGAATTATTGCAGGAGCATATTCACGATACATCTATTGATGGAAATGGTATGCTTGCAAGTATATTTATTGAGGGTGGATCATATGACACAGTGGGGGCACTAATAGAAACTGGTGCATACAATACTACTGTATTCACAGAAACGTGGGATGGCGGAAGTTCAATTGATAACTTCAATTAAAATCTGTTATAATATTACTACTGATACCTGGAGGAGCAAGTAAATGGCAACAAGAATGCAACAACGTAGAGGCACTGCAGCGCAGTGGATCTCTACAAATAGTGGAAATGGGCCAATTCTAGCAATAGGTGAAATTGGTTATGAGTCAGACACAAATAAATTTAAGATTGGTGATGGAGTAAACCACTGGGTAAACCTAGCATACTTCGTTGACCTTGCTACAACAATTGCAGGTGCGCCAGGACTACTCAACTCTCTTGATGAGCTTGCAGCAGCAATTGGCGATGATCCAGCTTTCTTTACAACAGTTGCCACAAACCTTTCAAACCACCAAGCAGATACAACAGCCATCCACGGTATTGCAGATACTTCACTTTTAGTTACAACAACAGGAACACAAACTTTAACAAATAAAACTATTACATCTCCAGCAGGATTGGTAAAGGGAGATGTTGGTCTTGGAAATGTTGACAATACATCAGATGCTGATAAGCCTGTTTCTACAGCTACACAGACTGCACTGAATTTAAAGGCAAACTCAGCAGACATTGCAGAACTTTCACAGGATGCTATTGACACTGCTATAGTTGCTGGAAATGGTCTTTTAAAGACATACAGTGATCCTGGAAACACAATTTCACTTGCCGTTGATGCAACAGCATTCCAGGCAAAAGTTGCAAACGTTGACGATACTGAAATTGGATACCTTAATGGACTTTCAGCTAATGTTCAAAATCAAATTAATCTTAGAGCCACAATTGCTTCCCCAACATTTACAGGAACTGTATCTGGTATTACAAAAGCAATGGTTGGCCTTACAAGCGTAGACGATACATCAGACGCAAATAAGCAAATCTCAACAGCCACACAAGCAGCGCTTGACCTTAAAGCACCTATCGCATCCCCAACATTTACTGGAACTGTAAGCGGTGTAACAAAGGCACATGTTGGACTTGCAGATGTAAATAATACTTCAGATGCAGCAAAGCCAGTTTCAACCGCTACACAAACAGCACTTGATCTTAAGGCACCTCTTGCTAGCCCAGCATTAACTGGTACAGCAACTGCAGTCAACCTTACAGTTAGCAATGATTTAATTGTTGACGGTAACTTAACAGTTTCTGGAACAAGTGCAACTGTAAACACAACAAATCTTACAGTTGAAGACCCAGTAATTTATCTTGGTAGTGGTAATGCTGCCAACCTTGTAGATATTGGTTTTGTAGGCTCATACAACGATGGAACAGCTAAACATCAAGGTTTTGTAAAGGACTCATCTGATGCAAAATGGAAACTGTTTAAGGGAGTTGCTGATGCACCAACAACTACTGTTAATTTTGGACAAGGATCACTTGATGACCTTGCAGTTGGTGCACTTGAAGCAACATCATTAACTGTTGGTTCAGTATCTAATACTGAAATTGGATACCTTGATGGATTAACTGAAAATATTCAAACACAACTTGCTTCAAAGCTTGGAGCAGTAGCTGCTAGCACAACATACGCTCCACTTTCTTCTCCAACATTCACAGGAACAGTTGCTGGTGTTACAAAAGCACACGTTGGCCTTGGAAATGTTGATAACACAACAGACGCAAACAAACCAATCTCAACTGCTACACAAACACAGCTTGATCTTAAGCTTGCATCTTCTACAGCAGCATCTACATATGCTCCACTAGCTTCACCAACATTTACAGGAACAGTTTCTGGTGTTACAAAAGCACACGTAGGTCTTGGAAACGTTGATAACACAGCAGATACTGCAAAGCCAGTTTCAACAGCAACACAAACTGCTCTTGGTCTACGTGCCCCAATTGCCTCACCAACATTTACAGGAACAGTTACAATACCTACAGGAGCACTAATTTCAGGTTACGCTACACTTGAATCTCCAACATTTACTGGCACCGTTGCTGGTATAACTAAGACAATGGTAGGTCTTGCTAACGTTGACAACACAACAGATTCTCTAAAACCAATATCAAGCGCTACACAAGCAGCACTTGATCTTAAAGCCCCAATTGCCTCACCAACATTTACTGGCACCGTTTCTGGTGTAACCAAGTCTATGGTTGGCCTTGGTAACGCAGACAATACATCAGATGCACTTAAGCCAATTTCAGATGCTACATCAACAGCACTTGCTCTTAAGGCTCCACTTGCATCACCTACATTTACAGGCACTGTAACTCTTCCAGCAGGAACTGTTACATCAGGAATGATTGCAGATGGAACAATTGTTGATGGAGATATTGCTTCAGCAGCAGGAATTGCTCAGTCTAAAATTTCAGGTCTTACTACAGACCTAGGACTTAAGGCACCATTAGCATCTCCAGCTCTTACTGGAACACCAACTGCACCACTTGCAGCAACTGGAACTAATACAACACAAGTTGCTACAACAAGTTTCGTTCAGCAAGAACTTGCTATTTTAACAACTGGTGCACCAGCAGCACTTAACACTCTTGATGAACTCGCAGCAGCACTTGGTGATGATGCAAACTACGCAGCAACCATTACAACTGCACTTGGAAATAAAGCACCTCTAGCATCACCAACATTCACAGGCACTGTAAATGCAGCAGCAGTTACAGCATCAGGTTTAATTACAGCCTCTGCTTCAGGTGTAGCGTTTACAGACGGTACTCAGACAAAAGCTGGTGTACCATCACTAACAACTACAACAACTACAATTGGAGCAGCCTACAACTTATCAACAGGTGGGCTTGCTCTGAGAGATCAGTTAATTCAAATTTCAGGAGCATATGCAGTAACGGTTCCAACTATGGCAACAACTGCTTTTCCAGTAGGAACATCAATTAGTTTCTGGCAATCATCTGGAGCAGGTGGAGCAAACTTTGTAGCAGCAGCTGGAGTAACAATCTATGCAGCACCAGGAAATACTCTAAGAGCACTCTACTCATCTGCTACACTTACAAAGGTAGCAACAGATGCATGGTTACTATCTGGAGATATAAAAGCATAGTACTTATTAAATAATAGAGTACTAACTCTATACTAAAGATTTACACGCTCTTTATGAGCGTGTTTTTCTTTTTAAAGTGTGTTATACTTAAGTACTGCTTTAGAGAACATAAAGCACTCCGTTAATTTTACTTTGAAAGGTATATAAAAATGTCAGAAAGTGTATTTTCGTTTCGTTTATCAGAAGAGTTTGTAAATAAATATCAGTTTACTCCAGCTCCATTTGGATTTTCAGATGCAGGGTCCAATTCATTGGGAGAGATAACATTTATTCGTACATATTCTCGTGTTAAAGAAGATGGAACAAAAGAACGCTGGCATGAGGTTTGTCGCCGTGTAATTGAGGGTATGTATTCAGTTCAAAAGAATCATGCTAAAGATAATCGTCTACCATGGAATGATAATAAAGCACAGAAGTCTGCACAGGAAGCCTTTCAAAGAATGTTTGAATTAAAGTGGACTCCTCCAGGTCGTGGTCTTTGGGCATTTGGTACACCAATGACTATGGAAAAGCGCAACTCTTCATCCCTCCAAAATTGTGCAATGGTTTCAACTAGAGACCTTGACCGCAATGATCCTGGTGCATTATTTGCTTGGGTAATGGATGCATTAATGCTAGGTATTGGAGTTGGCTTTGATACTCTTGGCCAAGATAAGAAAATGGCAATCTACGCACCAACAGAGCCAGAATCAACATATGATATTCCTGATACTCGTGAAGGCTGGGTTGAATCAGTTCGTATCTTGATTAACTCATTTTTACGCCAAAATCAATCAATTCAGCTTTTTAACTATGACCTTATCCGTCCACTAGGTGCCCCTATTAAGGGCTTTGGAGGCGTTGCAAGCGGTCCAGCACCACTCATTGATCTCCATACACGTATTCGCAATGTAATTGGCTCTAGAGCAGGAGAGTTCTTAGATAGCCGTGCTATTGTTGATATTATTAATCTTATTGGTACCTGTGTGGTATCAGGAAATGTTCGTCGTTCTGCTACTCTTGCACTTGGTACTGCAGAAGATAATGGATTTATTAATCTTAAGAATCCAGAAGTATTTCCAGAACGTAACTCATATGATCCAGAAAAGCCAGGTTGGGCATGGATGTCAAACAACTCTATTTCAGCAACAGTTGGAACAAAATATGAAGACTATGTAGATTTAATTGCAGACAATGGAGAGCCAGGTTTTATCTGGCTTGATGTTGCCCGTGATTATGGCCGTCTTGCGGATGCTCCTGATTATAAGGACAGTCGCATTATGGGCTTCAACCCTTGTGCGGAGCAGCCATTGGAATCATACGAACTTTGTACACTTGTAGAAGTGCACTTAAATCGTCATGAATCCAAGGAGGACTTCCTCAAGACGTTGAAATTTGCGTACCTTTATGGAAAGACTGTAACGCTTCTTCCAACACACTGGCCACAAACAAACGGTATTATGCAACGTAATCGTCGCATTGGAACCTCATTGACAGGTATTGCATCATTTGCAGACACATATGGACTTCCAACAACTCGTGAATGGATGGATGAAGGATACAAAAAGATTCGTCATTATGATCATCAATATTCAGAGTGGCTATGTGTTCGTGAATCAGTTCGTGTAACAACGGTCAAGCCATCAGGATCAGTGTCACTACTTTCTGGTGCAACTCCTGGAGTTCACTGGGGACCTGGAGGAGAGTTTTATCTTCGTGCTATACGTTTTGGAAATACTGATCCAATGCTTCATCTTTTTAAAGCTGCAGGGTATAAGATTGAACCAGACTTAGTATCAGCAAATACCTCAGTAGTATATTTCCCAGTTGCTTCAGGACACAAGCGTTCTGAAAAACATGTTAGCCTATTTGAGAAGATTGGTCTAGCAGCAACAGCCCAGAAGTATTGGTCAGATAATGGTGTTTCTGTAACACTTTCATTTAACAAAGAGACTGAAAAGAAGTTTGTTGCTCCAGCATTAAATATGTACGAAGGCCAGTTAAAGGCTGTATCCTTCTTGCCAATGGGAGATAAGGTTTATCCACAGCAACCATATAGCGAAATCTCAAGAGAAGAATACAACGCATATGTAGGCACAATTGGTAAGATTGACTGGTCTGCTATTTATGATGGAATAGAAAATCTTGAGGCTGAAGGAGAGCAGTATTGCTCAACAGATGCTTGTGAGATTAAACTCTATTAATGGTAAGGGCCTGTTCACTTTAACAGTGTTATGGTATACTTATGGTTATGAGTAATGTAAATAATCCACTAATTAATCAAAAGACTGGTTTGCCTATTGTAGGAAATGTCCGTAAAAAGGTCATTGAAAAGAATTACGATTGGGGACTTTATGTATATAAAAAGTCTACTGGAAAGTGGTTTACTGACGGTAGTGGCAATGTATTAAACATTGAATCAATGCGTAATGACTTTACTAAAATTGCGGAACTTAAAAGTGCAGCAAAACATTATGGTGATCCAGGAGACGGTGAAGCGATCTTTGTTCCTGGACTAACACGTATTTCTGATGAACAACATTCAGAGCAGCTTGACAGAATGTCTAGTGGGTTGATTCCTTCAATGAATGACCTTGGGGCATGGAAAGCAGCACAGGATACATTAAACGTTGCTGGAAGAGAGGCCTTTGATGAGTGAGGATATTGATTACACATATATTTCTGCAAGTTTAAATACTCAAGAAGAACGGGAAAATGTTTTTAAAGAGCAAGATCCATTTAATAAGTCTTGGGATACAATAAAAGAATTTTCTGGACTTGATCAAAACTTTCGTCGTAGAACAACGAGAAGTATTGGCAAAGCAGAGTATGCATATGGATCAACAGGCGTAGATATAAATACAGAAGCCTATGCAGATTCTGCTAATTCTACTCCAACGGGTGTTGATGCTGCATCAAAAGCAATTAATCCTGGAACAGTATACCGAAATGGATATGGCCTATTTGATGTAATTACTCCTCCATTTAATCTATATGAACTTGCAAATTTTTATGATACTTCTTTTGCTAATCATGCTGCCATTGATGCCAAGGTTGCTAACATTGTTGGACTTGGATATTCTTTTGAAGTAACAGGTCGCACCATGTTGAGCTTTGAAGGCAAAGAACAAAGTGCTATAGATAAAGCACGCAAGCGTATTGAAAGAATGAAGTTTGAAATGCGTGATTGGCTTGAAGGCCTTAATGATGATGATTCATTTACAAAAACAATGGAAAAGGTATACACAGACCTTGAATCAACTGGAAATGGTTTCATTGAGGTTGGTCGTACAGTAAACGGAGATATTGGTTACGTAGGACATATCCCATCAACAACAATTCGCATACGTCGCCTACGTGATGGCTTTATGCAGATCATTGGTCAAAAAGTTGTTTACTTTAGAAATTTTGGTGCAACTAATGCAAACCCAGTAACATCAGATCCACGACCAAATGAAATTATTCACATAAAGGAATACTCACCCTTAAATACATATTATGGTATCCCTGATATTGTTGCAGCAATTCCATCATTGCTTGGAGATCAACTTGCATCTCAATATAACATTGATTATTTTGAGAACAAGGCTGTTCCACGCTATGTTGTAACTCTCAAAGGAGCAAAGCTTTCTAACGAAGCAGAAGACAAGATGTTCCGATTCCTACAAACAGGATTAAAGGCACAATCACATAGAACTCTTTACATCCCACTTCCTGGAGATACAGACCAAAACAAGGTTGAGTTTAAGATGGAGCCAATTGAAAACGGTATACAGGATGGTTCCTTTAAAGAGTATCGCAAGCAAAACCGTGATGATATTCTTGTTGCCCATCAAGTACCAATTTCAAAGCTTGGCGGTACTGATTCAGCAGCCATTGCAGCATCAATAGCACAAGATCGTACATTTAAGGAACAGGTTTCACGCCCAGCCCAAGGCCATTTAAACAAGGTAATTAGCAAAATCATTAAGGAAAAGACAGATATTCTGGAGTTAAAGTTTAATGAGCTTACACTTACGGACGAAATAACTCAATCACAAATTCTTGAGCGTTATGTTAAAACTCAAGTAATGATGCCTAACGAGGCACGTGAAGCAATTGGTTTGCCTCAACATCCAGATGGAGATACACCTTTTGTAATGTCACCAAGACAAGCAGCAGATTCAAACTCTAACCTTGCAGGTAACAGAGAAAGAAATACAGAACGAACAAATAGCCAATCTGATGGACCAGCAACTACAACTGGACGTAATCCAAAGGGTGAGGGTAGAGCGTCTCAATAGTTGAGAAATGTTTTAAAAGGTTTGGTATAATAGAATCGTCATGAATATAAATAAAGCACATTGGACGACCAATGGCGACAACGTTCGCCTATCTATGCCTCTCACAAAAGTTGATGAAGGCCGTAGAATTGTCTCTGGTTTTGCATCTTTAGATAACTTAGATAAGCAAGATGACATTGTAACTACTGAAGCCTCAATGGATGCTTTTGCTAAGTTCCGTGGAAACATTCGTGAAATGCACCAACCATCAGCTGTTGGTAAAATGATTTCATTTAAAGAAGAAAAATACTTTGATCCAGAAACAAAGAAGTTTTATAAGGGCGTATTTGTTTCTGCTTACATTTCAAAGGGCGCACAAGATGCCTGGGAAAAAGTTCTAGATGGAACCTATACTGGTTTTTCTATTGGGGGACGAATGAATAAGTGGGATGATGGCTATGATGAAAAATCAGATAAGCCAATTAGAATTATTAAAGAATATGATTTAATAGAGTTGAGTCTTGTTGATTCCCCTGCTAATCAATTCGCAAACATTATGTCAGTTGAAAAAGTTGACGGTGTAAATACAATTACTGGATCTTCAGCAGATTTAATTGTTGAAAATGTATTCTGGGACTCAGAGTCTGGCATCGTTACAATATCTGAAAATGAAACTGAGCTAAGCCCAGTGTCTGGTGAAGAAATGAAAAATATAGGATTTGTTGAAAAAAGTGATTCAGAAAAAACCACAATGATAAAGTTCTTAGTTGATAGTGCAAAAGGCATTAGAACAATTAAGATAGCAAAGGAGGATAATCCTATGACAGAAGAAACAACATCGTCTGTTGATGTGCTAGAAGCACCAACAGCAGAAGTAGTTAATGAAGTTGAGGTTGCTCCAGAGGCTCCTGCTGAGGCAGTTGCAAAGTCACTAGAGGTTACAGAAGATACTGTAGCCGAAAAGTCAGATGCAGTTGTTGAAGAGGGTAGTGCTCCTTCTATTGAAGAAGTAACAGAGAAGAATGACGAAGCAATTGTTGAGGTTGCATCAGCAACAGCAGAAGTTGCTAAGGCAGTTTCTGAAATTCAAAACTCTGTAACTAATGCCTTGAGCGATCTAGCAGCAACAGTAAAGGCTATGCAAGCCAATGTTGATGCAATCACAAAGTCTCTTGAATCCGTAACAAATGAAGTTAAGGAAGTTAAGGGAAACTTTAACGAGTTTGGAAAGACCGTAGATGCCGTAGTTGCAGATACCGCTTTCCGCAAGTCTGGCGATCTCGGCGAGATTGTACAGGAATCACCTAAAGTGATTCAGAAATCCCTATGGGGCGGACGTTTCCTCAAAAATTCCGACCTATTTAACTAAAACAAAATCACTAGGAGGTGAACAATATGTCAGAACAAAATAACACAGATATTCAAAAGTCTTTTAATCATCCAACAGGTGACGGCGTTGCAGTTTCAGGCGGCATCGGCGGTGCAGTAGCACAGGGACCACTTGGAAATCTTTCTCCAACAGATGTAATGGGTAACATTGCAACTGCAAACTTTGGACTTACTTCTGGACCAAACGCAGTAAATCCATCTGGTACGCCAGGCGGTATTCTGCTTCCAGAGCAGGCTCGTCGCTTTATTGATTATGTATGGGATGCAACTGTACTAGCTCAAGATGGACGTAGAGTCACAATGCGTGCAAACACAATGGAACTTGAAAAGGTTAACGTTGGAGAGCGTGTCATCCGTGCAGCAGCACAGGCACAACCTACATTCTCAAATGCAGGTGCAACATTCTCTAAGGTTGAACTTACAACCAAGAAGATTCGTCTTGACTGGGAAGTTTCAACAGAAGCACTTGAAGATAATATTGAAGGCGGAGCATTGGAAGATCATCTAGTTCGCTTGATGACAAATGCTTTTGCTAACGACATTGAAGATCTTGCAATCAATGGTACAGGAACTGGCGGAGACGCATTCCTGAACATCATGGAAGGCTTCGTTTCAAAGGTTAAGGCAGCAGGCTCAGGCGCAAATGAGTCAGTCGTAACAGTTGCAAACAACGCATGGACAACAGAAGTAATGCAGAATATTATTCTTGCAATGCCACGTAAGTATCGTGCAATCAAGTCTAACCTAAAGTTCTACGCAGGTACAGATGCATTCCAAGGAATCATCAAGAACAACGGTACACTTGCAGACGCAGTAGCAGAAGCATTTGCTAACCGCCCAGCAGGTACACCAGCAAATCGTCAGGCATACCTTGATGGTACAGCTCAGACATTTGGTGGAGCACGTACAACACGTGTTCTTGGTGTTGACGTTCAGGAAGTTCCATACTACCCAGCAGGCTATGTAGATCTTACATTCCCTTCAAACCGTGTATGGGGATTCCAGCGTGATATCACTGTAAACCGTACTTACCAGCCAAAGAAGGATACAATTGAATACACAGTATTCGTTCGTTTCGGTCTTCAATGGGAAGAGCTTGATGCAGTTGCTTACGCAGATGCAGCAGCAGACGCATAATCATCACTGATTAACTTGACGAGGGAGACAGCGTAACAACTGTCTCCCTCAGTCATATTGTGGTATAATTTAGTAAAATGATTAAATTCATTTAATATTGGAGGAAAAAATGGACAATTTTAATAAAGTAGAAAATGTGCCAGCAGTTGACGCACTAATTAAAGAAACACCTACTGTTGTGCCAGCACCAGTTGAGCAAAAGGCACCTGCCCCAGAAGCTCCAAAGCCAAGCCAGCAAACACCTAATTCGTCAGACTCAGTTGTACTTTATGCCCTTAAAGACATTGTTACAGAATCTGGAGCTTCTGCTTCAAAGGGTTATTCAAGAGTAAGTAAAAAGGATGCAGAAGAGCTCCTTCGCCATACCAAGGTTCGTGAAGCAAGCGTAGAAGAGATTGAAACATACTTTAACAAGTAAAAACTTACTTGTTGTTGCATAGGTCAAAGGAGGACAGATGTCTGTAGTTGAAGAATTAAGCAACAAAACTGTCTTTGAGCTAAAGTCTTATGCAAAGCAAAACAATATTGATATTTTTGGTGTAAGTAAAAAAGTAGACATATTAGAAATTATTTTAAACTTTATACCTAAAGAAACAACAGAGCCAGTATTTAAACACAAGCCCGAAGAAAAGGTTGCAGTTTACTCTGAAAGAAATCTTAACTGGGTTGGTGTTGGAGAATTAAAAATTGGATATAACATAGTTACTAAAGAGCATGCTGACAAATGGATTTCTAATAGATCTGTTCGTGAAGCTAGCCCAGAAGAACTAAAGGGAGCATACAGCTAATAATGGAAATTCTAAGACTACCACCTTACCCAATTGTGACTACATGGGATGTCCCATTAGCAACTACAAGCTACGTTATTTATATTGAGGACTTAGTTGATCATTCTGTAGAAACAGTAACAGCTACATCTAATATAAACAAAAAAATAACCTACACAATACCGCAAAGCAAGTTAGAGTATGATAGAAAGTTTTCATTTAAAATTAAGACCACGGCAGGTGTTCTTGTTGTAGATAGCAACTTAGACATTGTTAGGCCATATACAGATCCATCAAAACTTGGAACCACTGCATCAGAAATTGCAGAATATAAGATGCTTGAGCTGGTTGCAAGATCAATTATTGATTCACACGTGGTTGATGGATTTTATAACGAAAAACACATTGTTCAAACAGTAGGTCTCGGAACAGATCTTTTTCCAATATGGGAAAACGTTAACAAGGTTTTAAAGGTTTATGAAAACAATGAGCTTGTTTATGACGTTAGCGATACAACAGTAGGAGAATATCAATATGTAGTTACACTAGACAACTCATCTGTTCAAAGAGTTGAGTCTGATCAATATAATAGGTTTGAGTCAAGGCCAGTAAGACTTCCAGTATCTCCTGGAAATCTAGCATTTTATGGCTATGCTGGTGCAGACTTTCCAGAAGGATTTGATTATGTGCTTGTTTTAGATATAGGGTATAAAGCAGTACCAGCAGACATTGAGTATGCAACAACAGTACTCATTGATGACCTTAAGTGTGGAAAGCTAGATTATTACAAACGATATGTAACATCATATAATACAGACCAGTTCAAAATTCAATTTGATAAGATGAGTTTTAACGGTACTGGAAACATGATAGTTGATAAAATTCTTGAAAAATATAAAAAGAGTATTACCAAGATTGGCATCATTTAATGCTATGCGAATCAACAGACTTTATATATCCATTACTTGCAGATGTTTACTATCCAGTTGTTGAGCAAGGTGTTTACGGAAACTTAAAAAAGCAATGGATTCTTGATAGATCTGTAGCTTGTAATTTTGGTCCAGTTGGCATAGTTGGCAAAGAAGAAGTTAAGCCTAATGTAAACATTACCAAAGAAAATATTTTAATTGGGAGAGTAAGGTCAGACTTAAGGTTTGGCAAGGGTAACTCAAGAAATGCAGTAACAAATGTGCTTATTACAAATATAAGAACAACCCAAGAAGATTCCATCTATATAGAGACATCTGGACCAAGAGATGGCAAATCCACTATCTATGAAATTGCTACAACAGAAGCTATTGTTGGTCCATTTGGTACAGTTGAATATCATAAGGTAGTATTAAGACGATCAGAGAATCAGGCAAGTGATTTATAATGAGAGTTATAATGAATGATAAGATGTTTAAAAAAGAAATGAAAAATATAATTGACTACTCTGTTGGATTTTTAGAGGGCGCACAAGCAGGAAAAACAAAGTTTTTAAATAACATGGGTAAACTAACATCTGAAATATTGAAAGAATATATAGACTCAAATGCCAGGGTAAATCCAAAAGCACTACACCATATATATGAATGGTATAAAGTGGGAAGTCCTGATGCACGTCTATACGATATAAACTACACAATAAGCAACCTTGGCCTTTCGTTTGTGTCAACCATGAAGCAATCAACATCAATTAAAGATGGCTCGTCAGTACCTTTTTATAATAAGGCTAAAATAATGGAAGAAGGAACTCCAGTAACCATTAAACCAAAGAAGGCAAGCGTCTTGGTTTTTGAAGATGGCGGAGATACAGTCTTCACTAAAGGCAAGGTTGTAGTAGTAAATCCTGGTGGAAATCAGGTTGAAGGATCTTTTCAAAATATAGTTGATACATTTTTTAATAGATACTTTACACAAGCATTCTTAAGGATAAGTGGTGTACAAGCATACCTATCTAACCCAGTTGTATACTCAAGAAATCTAAGATCAGGAAAGCTTTCTGGTAGATCAAAGGGTGTTCAGGTAGGATATAGATGGATAGCGAATGCGGGGATTAAATAATGACGTATGGAGAAATTTGGCTAGGAACGACTGGTGTAATTAATACTCCAGTCTTGTGGATAAACAAATACCTTCAAGAAAAAATTACAGAGGTTTTAAAAGCACAGCTTGGTGAAGATGAAAGCTTTGGTGCTTCACTTCCATTTTTTCCATCAACACCATCAACAATAGATGATCTAACAGAGTTCTTTGGTCGCAGCACTCAAGGCGTTGCTGCTACATGGGATAGACTAATCAAGATGAATAAAAAAGGTTTTCCTCATATTAAGTGCGAACAGTTGCTGTATTATTTTTATGCTACAGGAGAAAATCCAGTAGAAAAAATGGTAATGATTCAAGAGTCAGTTTTAAGGCTTATGGATCGTTTTGATGAAACAGCAGAAGAAATCAACAACTGGTGTAGTAACCGTCAGATTAGGGTAAGCCCTACAGAGGTTTTAGATAACCAGTTCTACTTCCATAATTTCAAGGTATACCAGCTTGAGGAGACCAGAGATATTATAGACTTTGGTACAGCCCGTACATATGGTGGCAATAAGATCATTATTGACTTTGACTATCACCAGATGCCTGATTTGACAGCCCACTCCTGGCAGCCAGAGACCTTGGCTACTAAATTAGTCATTTAAAACGCTGTTATAATTGACTTGAGGAAACAGAACGCCGTATAATTTAATATCTATCTTTAAAGGAAAAGAGGTAAGAATATGCCATATAGTCGTGGAACGTCCAACAACATCATCGTTGGCGCAGCAGCACTTTTTATTGCAGATACAACACTAACTCCATCAACACTAAAGCCGTTTGTTGGAACAGAGTCTTTTAAGACTACACTTACATCAACACTAAATGCTGTAGACTACACAAACGTAGGTTACACTATGAATGGTCTTGAACTACAGTTCCAGCCAGATTTTGGTGAAGTTCAAGTAGATCAGGTTCTTGACGTTGCTAAGCTATACAAGCAGGGTATGCAGGTTAGCCTTGCAACTGCTTTTGCTGAAGCTACTCTAGAAAATCTTCTACTAGCACTTGCATCACCAGAATCAAAGCTATCAGGAACAAAGTCAACATCTGCAGGACAGGTCTTAGACATGTCAGCAGGAGACATTGGCGATGTTGCACTAGAGCGTGGTATCGTTGCCGTGGGTCCAGGAACTGGAAACCCTGCAACAGCTGCAGTAACAGAACGTGTATACACAGCATACCGTGCACTCTCAATTGAGAATGTAACAGTAGCAGCAAAGCGTGATGAGGCTTCAATGTTTGAAGTATCATTCCGTCTACTACCAGAAGATAGTTCTGGATCATACGGTAAGATCGTTGACCGTACATTTGCACCAGCATAATAAAAACTTAATAATACAGCTCAGCCCATCTCATAACGAGGTGGGCTTTGTTGTTTTTGTGGTAGACTTAGTAGACTATGGCAACATCAATATATAAAACAAAAAACATCTATTTATTTGACGGTACAGAAATAGAAATAATGCCTCTTAAGATTAAGTATCTTAGAGAGTTTATGGATGTATTTAATAAAATAAAGTATGCACAAAATGACGATGAATCAATGATGGTTTTATTAGAGTGTGCAAGAATTGCAATGAAACAATACTATCCTCAAATATCTAAAAACCTAGAAGATCTTGAAGATAACATAGATTTACCAACAGTACATGAAATTTTAGAGGTTGCTGCAAATATAAAAATAGGTGAAGATTCAGAAGAAAGCATAAAGACTCAGGCCCAAAGTAGTGAGGCTGGTCCAACATGGGAAGACTTTGATTTAGCAAAACTTGAATCAGAGGTATTTTTGCTGGGTATATGGAAAGATTACAGTGAGCTAGAATCATCAATATCATTGTCTGAACTATTATCAATAATAGCAAGTAAAAGAGAATTAGACTATCAAGAAAAGAAATTCTTTGCATCAATTCAAGGTATTGATTTAGAAGGCGGATCTGAACCTGAAAAAGGTCAAAAAGAATGGGAAGATTTAAAGGCTAGAGTATTTAGCGGTGGAGCAACAAATGATAGTAATGACATATTAGCACTGCAAGGACAAAATGCTCAAAGAGTAGGATTTGGAATTGGCATGGGTCTTGATTATGAAGACGCAAGAGACCCCTCTCTCATGGTATAATTAATCTAAACCCAAGGGAGGGATCAATATGGCAACAACTGTGCATGAAGCGCATAAAGTCAAATTAATTGATGGTACAGAGATAACCTTAAGACCGCTTAAGATTTCACTTTTACGAAAGTTTATGAAAAAGTTTGAGGGTATTGCAGCAGTAGTAGAAGATAATGATAAATCAATCAATCTACTAATGGAGTGTGTACTAATCGCAATGGAACAATATAAGCCAGAGCTAGCAACTGACATTGCTGCGCTTGAGGATAATATTGACTTGCCTACAGTATATGAGATTGTTGAAACAGCATCAGGAATTAAACTTTCTGAAGCAGCATCAATTTTTAATACTGAAGAATAATATAACTAAATAAAGAGGTGTATTGAATGGCTGATGTTCAGTCTAATATTAAAGTAAGTATTGATACTACTGAAGCACTAGCCAGTATCAAAAACTTACAAAGACAGATATCAGCCTTTCATACCTCAATGGCAAAAGGCGGTGCTGCAGCAAATGCAGTCACTGCCCAAATGCAGCAAAACTTAATTAACTCAATTAATGCTACAGGCCAGTTCTCTGCCCAAATGAGAACAATCAAAACAACCACAGAATCTTTTACAAGCTCTTTAGAAAAAAACAAGTTCTCCATGAAAGAATATTTTAGATATGCTGGTGGGGCATCAAAAACTTTTGGAAAACTATTTAAAACTGAGTTTGATACAATAAACAAAGTAGCAAGAGAAAATGTAAAAGACCTTCAAACACAATATATTAAGATGGGCCGTGATGCTAGCGGTGCAATGAAGGCAATTGCCGTAAGACCTCTATCTCTTGATATGAATGATCTTGCAACAAAGACAATGATTGCTGCTGAAAAGCAGGCAATTCTTAATCAGCTGTTAAAGCAAGGATCAACTAATCTTTTAAACTTTGGTAAAAATACACAATGGGCTGGCCGTCAGCTTATGGTTGGTTTTACAATTCCATTAATGGCTGTTGGAGCAGCAGCTGCTAAAACATTTATGGATATGGAAACTCAGGCAATACGTTTTAAAAAGGTATATGGTGATCTATTTACATCAACGACAGAAAGTACTGCAGCATTAGAAGAAATAAAGGCTCTTGGAAAAGAGTTTACAAAGTATGGCATCGCAGTAAAAGATACAGTAGGTTTAGCAGCAGAAGCTGCAGCAGCAGGTTTTAAAGGAGTTGACCTTCAAAGACAAACAGCAGCAGCAACCAAGCTTTCTGTTTTAGGACAAGTTGAAAGCCAAAAGGCACTTGAAACTACCATTGCATTGCAAAATGCATTCTCAATGTCATCTCAAGATTTAGCAACGAATATTGACTTTCTTAACGCAGTAGAAAACCAAACTGTTTTATCACTTGATGACATGTCAACTGCAATTCCAAAGGCAGCACCAGTTATTCAACAGCTTGGCGGAGATGTTAAGGATTTAGCATTCTTTATGACTGCAATGAAGGAAGGTGGAATAAACGCATCAGAAGGTGCTAACGCACTCAAGTCTGGTCTTGCTTCTATGATTAACCCAACTGGAAAAGCAGCAGCAATGCTTAACAGTCTTGGTATTAATATAAAAAAGATTGTTGTAGACAATAAGGGTGACTTAAAGAAAACAGTTATTGACTTTGCAACAGCATTAAATCAACTTGATCCACTAAATAGAGCACAAGCAATTGAACAAATGTTTGGTAAGTTTCAGTTTGCTCGTCTATCTACTTTATTTGCAAACGTAACAAAAGAAGGAACTCAGGCATCACGTGTACTTGACCTAGCTGGATCATCAATTCAAGAACTTGCAGCATTGTCAGAAAAAGAATTAGGAATGACTTCAGAGTCTGCAATGAACAAATTTAAAGCATCTATTGAAAATCTTAAGCTATCATTAGTTCCAGTAGGAGAAGAGTTTTTAAAAGCAGTAACACCAATTGCTGAGTTTGTTACAAAAATTTTAGATAAGTTTAATAATCTTGGAGATGGAACAAAAAAGGTTATTGTTACATTAACAGCAATAGTTGCAGGCCTTGGTCCAGTATTATTAATGACATTTGGTTTGCTTGCAAACGGTTTAGCAAATATAATTAAAGGCTTTACATTCCTAAAAAGTATTTTTAATAAAGCTGGTAAGTCTAGTGCAACGCTAGGTACTGAAGTTAAGTATATGACTCTTGAGCAAAGAAATGCAGCAGCGGTTGCAGCATCTCTTGATCAAGTGCACAAAAATCTTGCACAAACCTTTACTGTAGAAGCTTCAGCAGTTGATGCACTAACAAGAGCATATTACAGAGCAGTTGCAGCACAGGCACAATTAATGCCAACCAAGGTTCCATTTAAAAGAGCACCAGTTACAAAGAGAGCAAATGGAAAGCCTGCAGTAGTTGGCGGTACAGGAAATAAAGACACAGAGCTATCACTACTCATGCCTGGAGAAACAGTAATTCCAACAAAGATGAGCAAGAAGTATGGTGGACTCATTAATGGAATGATTGCAGACAATATTCCTGGGTATTCTGTTGGAAAGCCAGGTGCCAAAACAGTAGCAAGCCACATAGAGGGATTTACTCCAGCACAATTAACTACAACACTGTCAGACCCAACAATGCAAAGAGTTTTGTCAGTTTTGCCAGATGTTGGTGTTAGTATTCAAAGATTGTCCACAACAGCCGATGGAATGGTAACAGTAAGTAGAACTATTGAAACATCTCTTAGAAGTCTGTCTAGTAGCTTATTAGAAAATAATATTGAAGATGTAACAGCAATCGGAACTGGTGAATTTGCTGGAACAACAACTAAAACATCTGCTGATAGAAACTTTATGTTAAATTCCGCTGGCATTGCAGGAGAACCAATAACATTTGAACAAGCGCAAGAAGCAAGTAAAAAAGCTCAAGCCTATATTGATAAACCATCTAAAAATGAAACAGATAATACTAGGGCGCAAAAAGAACAAGCAAAAATATTAGTTCAAGAACAACTAGATTTAGAAAAAAGCTTAGTTGGTCTGTCTCAACAAGAAGTTGAAGCTAAAAAAGCAGATTTTACAAAAATGAAATCTACTCAAGCATTAGAGTATACATTAATGCAAAAAGGTTTGTCTGCAGAAGAGGCATCTACCTTGGCAAAACAAAAAATTGCAGAAGCAGAAAAAGCAACACTACAACTTGTAAAAGAAGCAAAAACAGATTTAGAAAAAAGAAAAATAAAAGAGGCAGCATACAAAGCAACATTGCTAAAAGAAATGGGCGCAGTTGCTGGCTATGACGAAAAAAATACAAAGACTAATGTATTTAATAGAACACAGCTTAATGCAGTTCCAAGAGATATGGCAAAGGGCCAAGTTCAATTCGGCACTCCTTATAAACCAGGGCAACAAGTTCCATCGGATGCTGCAGTGTTTGGTTCAGGAAAATCATTTATGGGGCTTTCAGGTAAAAGAGTTAAAAGAAATCAAAGTGCTGTTGTAGATGCATCAGTTAGAGACGACTACTATGACGACAGAGGTAGAATTAAATCTTTATTTAAACGTGGATCTAAAGATGGCACAGAGTATACAAAGGGAGTTAAGGCATCAACAAAAGATCCTTATGAGGCAAGCCTAGACAGAGGAAGCCCCCACCGATTGGCTGCTACCCACGGTAAAGAAGATGGTATTGCATATCAAACAGCAAAAGAAGAAGCAATAAATAAAACAAAAGAAAAATCAACTCAAAGTGGTAAGGCTCGTCGCATTGCAACAAGAGAACAGGGCCCTGCTCCAATAGGACCAAGCATGCCATCAGGAACAACCCTTCTTCCAATGGTCGGTATGTCTGAGAAGGAAAAAAAGAAACTAAAAAATCAGCGTGCAAGAAAAGCAAAATACGCAAACATTAAAAAAGTTGGAGCTAAGTTCGGTGGCGTTCAAGGCAGCGTAGGACTTATGGGTGCTAATATGGCTCTTAGTGCAGCGCCTGATTTTGCTGGTAAAAATCTAATACAGTCAACAATGACTGGTGCAAGCATGGGTATGCTATTTGGTCCTTGGGGAGCTGCAGCTGGTGCAGCAATAGGTCTTGTATCATCTGCAATAAGTGAATTAATTGAAAAACAAAGAATTCAAAAAGCAATGACAGAAGCAGCATTCAAATCTAGTGCTGATATAGCTGCATATTTTGGTAATGAAATAGTTAATGTAGATACTTCTATAAGTAACTTTGGTGTATCTCTTGGAATTGTAGGCGGTAGCTTAGAAAATATTGGCAAAGCATTTGGATATACAACAGATGAGCTTGCTAGATTTAATGAAATGGTTAGCCAGCTGCCAGAAGGAAATCCTTTAAGAGATCTTATAACTGGTTTAACAGAAGAATCATCTCCAGAAAAAATTAATAAAATTGCCCAAGCTTTTGTTACAACACAAGTTGCTCTGGGTCAAATTAAACCAGATCAAGCACAAAAAACTTTTGATTTAATCTTAGCATCTAGTGGTAAGGTTGCTATGGTTGGATCTAATTTTATGAATTTAAAAAGTCAAACTGAAGCAGTTGTGCAAACACTAAAAGATGCATCAGGAAGCTCTCTAACATTAGGAACAGCATTAACGCAAGTAATGGCTGCAGCAGCAAATGCATCATCTTTACAGCAACTAGATGTTATTTTAGATGGTGTTGCACAATCTGGTCTTTCTGCAGCAGAAGGTTTGGGTGCACTATATTATGCATACATTCAAGTAGGAAACTTGCAGGCAGCTCAAGCAATTCAAGCACTAAAGAGAGTAAACGGAATAACGTTAGAGCAAACAGGATTAATTATGGCTGCAGTAGGAAAAGGGTTTGAAGCAAAAATTAATCCAGCAACACAAGGAAAAGATTTAGCTAAGGCAGCCCTTGATTTTTTAAATGATCCAAAAATATGGGAAAAAACAAATTCAGGAAGCGTAACAAAAAAATACAAAGAGTTAGCTGATGCTCAAGTAAAATCTACAAAAGAACAAATTAAACTTCTTAAAGCAAAAAAGAAAATTATTGATGATGAAATAAAGAAAGAACAAGCAATAACAGATGAGTTAAAAAAACAATCTGAGTATACACAAAAACAACAAGACCTTGATCAGCAAATTCTTGAAGCTAAAATTAGAGGAAAGTATATTGAAGCTGCAAGCCTTTTACAAGAAAAACAAAACAATACAGTAGAATTTAATAAAGAAAAAACAATATCAGACCTACAAGCAAAATCTGATGCACTGCAAGCCCAAATAGATGCAATTCAAGCAATGTCTGACGATGTTGTATCTGCTATTAATGATGCATCTGCAGATGCAGCTGCTAACGCAGCAAGCATTGTTGCAGCTATTGGTTCTATAACATTTGATACAACACAATCAGGCACAAACTCTTCTACTGCGGTTCCAGTAGATGTAAGTGCAGCAAGCAGAAAAGCTTGGGTTGAACAAAATAAACCAAAGATATGGCCTGCGGGTGCAACAACTGCAGATGCAGCTATTCCTGTCACAGCTGCAGACCTTGATCCAAAAGTAGCATGGAATGATAGCAAACAGTGGTGGGATACATCACAAGTAACAGGAAAAACTAGAGATGAATTTGAAAAATACGTTAGAAGTCAAATCCAAACAGATCTTGATCGTTTAAAGAAAGCTACAGACTTTATTGTTGTTAGTACAATTGGTGCAGATGGACTTACATATAAGTGGAAAGTTGTAAAAAATGGTGACTTTATTAGAATGGGTAAGCCACAAAAATTAGCAGAAGGTGGATACATAAAGCACTTCAAGCCTGGTGGAAAAGTAAAGGGTCCAGGAACTGCAACATCTGACTCTATTCCAGCAATGCTTTCAGATGGAGAGTATGTTGTCAAAGCTTCTTCTGTAAAGAAGTATGGCACAGGAGTAATGGATGCATTGAATGCTGGAAAGTTTGCAAAGGGCGGAGCAGTCCATCCTTGGTGGAAAAAGCCAGCAAGAAGCTATGACTCTAATAACCAGCCTACTGGAAGTCCATATGGAAGATACTGGGGAGAATTAGAAAGACTATATCAGGGCTCTCCGATTGGCTTTGATAAAAATGGAAAGCCTATATTTAATAATGCTGGCAAAGATCCATGGGGCGGAGTAGAGATACCAGGACTTCCATTTAGTGGAAAGGTAGGTCAGTTCTCTGATTACTGGCATCAGCTAGCAGAGCAACTAAGAAAGTCTAGTGGTCCTGGAATGGGTATTGATAAGATTACTCCCCCATTAATTGGCTCTGGGGCATCTGCAGCTTTTGGCGGGCTACTAGGTGGCGGTGGCGGAAACATGATTGGTTATCATGACGGTGGCTACGTACATCCACACCCTCATGACGCTCTTACAAATACGCTAATTCAAGCACCTCCTAAAGGTACTACTGCCTATGCTAAGTATGCATATGAAATGGCTAGAAGGGGTGGGGCAGCAAAGACTGCTGCTAAACTTACTAAGCCAATAAAAGTTTCTGACGGACCTGCATACTCATGGCTAGGTAGTGATGGAACTATTGGTTATAGCAGACACGATAAGTATAAGTATGTAGATGCTGGCATGGGTTCTGCAAGTGAAGTAGAAAGTCAAATTCTTGGCGATTTATCTAAGACTGCCATGCGAGCTAAGATTATTGAAATGAAGGGTAGATTTGCAGAAGGCGGATTAGCATCAAGACCAAAGTATGGTAAAAAACAAAATTGGTTCCAAAGATATGTATCTGGATTTAATTCTAAAAATACACCAGCTGCTGAAATGTTTGGAACAGCACAACTATTAAGACTTATTACTGGACAAGGTAAAGGTGGAGACGCTCTAGGAGCATCCATGCTGCCACTTAACTTTATGGGAATGGGTGCTAGTAGAGGTTTATTCCTTGGTATGCCACGAGGAATAAAAGCACTAGAAGAAGCACGAGCATCTGAACAAACAATGAAAGCAATAGATGCCTCTATTAAAAACGGTATCTTTAAAGATCTTCCAATCACACAATTAGGAAAACAACTAGAAGCAACAGTTGGTAAAAGTTTTCCAGTTAGAGGAATTGGTGGTCTATATGAGGGTGCAGATGGAACAAAAGAATTTGTCAAGCCAGTAACAGATTCTTTATCTGGTTTATCTGAAATTAGATCTAATGTAATTTCAAGAAAAGTTGGACTAACTACACCAATTCAAGATTTAATAAAAATAATGGATCCTTCAGATGCAAAAGCAAAAAGAACACTGCTAGCATTAAAGTCTGCTTATAATCCAGAATTTGCAAACCCATCTGGAGAATTTACACAGGGTGAATATATAACACAACTGGTTGCATCTTTGTGGCGTGGAGATAAAGATTTACAAAAAGCAAACCTGTCTGGAAAAAATCTTGTTGACTCAGGAACTTCAGGAGTATACGATGTAGCTTCTGGAATGAGAAAGCTTTCCACCTCAATGCCATCAATGCAAGAGCAGGCTGCTATTAATTTACTAGGTGTAAAGGGCGGGGCAAAAAGATGGTTTGCTGAAACAACAGCACCAATTGCACAATCAATGACACCAGCAGAATACCATGATGCAATTATAAAAGAAATTAACAGACAAATTCCATTGGTAGAAGAAGCCATAGCATCATTTAATCTCACTGATCCAGATGAAATACAATCTTATGCAAATCTGATAGGTAGACTAAGAGCGGGAGCAGCACCAGGAGTAGATTGGTCGCCATTTCAACCAATGGCAGCAAGCGTTGTTCCAGCACCAGTAAAAACACCATCTGCAGCAGCACTTGCTAAAAAAGCTAAAGAGTTGGAATTACGAAAAAGACAGTCTGGGCATGCTGTAGGATTTTCAGACCTATCATTTAAAGATCAACTTGATGGATACGCTAAGGGTGGACTAATTCAAAAATTTGGTAAAGGAAGCCCTGGCGGTGTTGGTCCAGTAGGACACAAGCACAAAACAAATTTACCTCAGCATGCTTACGATATGATGAGAGGAATAATTCCATCTAGATCAGCCCCACACGATATGGGAATGAAACTGTTTCCAACTTCAGGTCCATCAAACACAGCCCCACATGATATGGCAATGAGAACAGGTGAGCAAGTGCCAGAGTGGGCCAGAGACTGGGATTACTGGAACCCATATCTTCCTAAGTTTACTGATAACCAAAAACCAGAATCTCTTCCAAAGTTTGCATTAAATCAATTAAAAACATTAGTTAGCGGTAAGATCCCGCCACTGTCTGCATTTTCAGTACTAAAAAATGTTGTTCAAAGATTTCAATCCAGAGAAACAGGAGCTGGATTTGACACTTATGTCCCTGAATCCGTATCTCCTGATGATGGCACCTCACCTGCTTCCATTCGTACACCATACTACAAGGCTCAAAGAGACAGCGGTTATGGTAAACTAAGGCCAGTTTATCTGGATGTAAAAGATTACACTTCTGAAGGAAAAGAAGATAGAAAAAGAAATCTATCCTCTATCTATATGGCTGCAAATGAGTTGACAAGATTAACAGGAGTCCCGTTTAGAGTTATCAAGCCAGAAAATAGAGAAAAAATACTTGCAAAAGCTGCATATAGCAAGTATACAGGCCCTAAAGTTATTCCAATACAATTTCTTGATGGAGATGCTCTAAGAGAAGAGCGAGGCGGTGGTCCTGCTAACTGGTGGGCAATGAATTCTGGCACAATTACCATGCCTAGAGCAAAAATGAGCGACACTTGGATGGGATTAAATCCTTTTAGCACCGCTGGCGGAAAAGACGTAGCGATGCATGAGATTATTCACTCTTTTCAAGGGCACCTAGGTGAGTCAGCAAACTGCGACATGTGCAATCCAAGTGGTAAATCATCATGGTTAGACAGGCACCTAGGCGATGTGCAGGGCAGCCATTCATTAAATCCATTCAACATAATGAATATGTACGGTTTCATGGGAGGCACTGTCAGCAATCCAGATATAGAGTCAATTAGAAAAGAAATGGGTTATTACCAATATAAAACAGATCTTACTAAAGAAGAAATAAAAGCCATAGAAAGAAAAATTCAAATTGCCAAAGGTTCTCGTTTTGCTAATGGCGGTCTTGCTAAATACAAACTTCCATCTTACGAAGTTGGTTCACCATACATTCCTGAAGATCAAATTGCACAGCTTCACAAGGGTGAGCGTGTACTTACTGCACAAGAAAACAAGAACTTCTCATCTTCTGGACCTGTTACAAATAACATTACAATTAACGGTGCAGATAAAGACCCTAAGCAAATAGCACAAGAGGTTATGATACAATTAGAAAGAATACAAAGCAAAAACAATAAAACGAATTTGGTGGGCAGATAATGGCATATTTAATTGATGCAGGAATACAGATCTCTATTGATGGTAACACTTGGTATAAGATAACAGATCATAATAGAGATGCCATTGATATTTCTACAGAGTTAATTGAAACACAATCCCGCATGGCCAATGGCAAAATGAGAAAATATGTTGTTGCTCAAAAAAATAATATTTCTTGTTCTTGGAAATATGTTCCATCAAAGCATTCTGAGTGTGTTGATGGTTTTTATAGCGCTGCTTGGCTTGAGTCATTTTATAAGTCTAACGCAGGACTGCCTATTTACTTAAAGATTGTATCTTCAGGACTTAATGTAGACTCAGGCTTTGGATCACAGCCATTAGGAATATTTGTTACAGCACAGAACAGGTCTAAAACATATCATGTGTTTATAACTGATTTTTCTAAAACAATTATTAATAGAACAAAGGTTTCAGACTATGTTGATATGAGCATTGAGTTTACGGAGATATAATGCTAAATGTGGGAGCATTAACACAAACTCAGAGTTCTGATATATTTAAAAACTCGGAATCTATTGATCTTATTCCAGTGGTTTCTGCTGAGTGGAATCATAATTTATTTAATTCACCTTACATTACCGTAGCGGGTACTGGAACAAAGCAAACAATATCAGCTTCTGCTACATATGTAGATGCAATAGTGCCCAAAGAAAACTTTACAACAAAAAGCTTTCAAATGTCTGGCGGAACTGGATCAGCACAATACTCAGTATCTGGACTATCTGGAGCAGCCTATAAAGTAATCACATACGTAAAGACCAATAGCCCAATACCAGTAATGATTAGCGCATACGCAAAAGGATCTGGTTCACAGTCTGGTTCTCAACAAGCTGAAGCCACATCATTAACGTGGACAAAAGTAGTAACATATGTAGGGTCAAAAGAAACATTTAATTCATTTGATTATAAAATTGTAGCAAGCAGTTTTTCTGAAGAAAATACAAATCCTTTAGTATCTTTTACTTTACCAGAAGTTTATCAAACAACCATCTTTGACTATAAGAATGCATCTTTGTTTCCAACAGATAGTGTTTTCTCATATTTTAGACCAGGTGAGTCTTACGTTCCTTCAGGTAATGCTAGTTGTTCATTTGCACCAGGACATAGAAAAATTGTTTCACAACTACCATCTAAGTTTGATAGTAGTAAAATTGGAAATAAATATATGCCAATTACCTCAATTATTCAAAACCCTAGTTTCTTTTTAGTAGATAACAAATTGCCAGTATTAAAGAGTGCATTGCCTACAGACATTAACCCATACAGATACTTTGTATCTGACCCTGTAACAACTGACCCTACATATAGTCCAAGCATTACGGCTATTTATGAAAAGGGGTTAATGACAAATAAGATAGTAATTAAATTTAATACTTTAATGACTATTCCAACTTTTAACCTTTATATAAATGAATCACTAGTTACTGCTACTATAACAAACTCTGCAACACCACCAGTGACATCACAGGTATCAAACTTATCACCATTATCAAATAGCGACTCCTATAATACTGGTGTTATTGTTTTGTACTGGAATGGAACTGTATGGACAAACACACCTTGGTCACAAGCTGATATGCCAAAGTTTGAAGCAGACGGATCTTTAATTAAAAAAACAACAGTTAATAAAATTAGAATTACTCAAGTTAGTGCATCAGTTAATACTCCATTTACTGAACTTTCTAGAAGTGCTTCCGCATCTGCAGACTTAAAGAGAATGCATTTGATAGAAGTATCTCCTAGACTTGAAGTTGATTTGTCAGACTTTGTAACTGGATTAGATTTAGAAAAATCTTTAGATGGATCAAACACTGTGTTGCCTATATCTTCAATGAACTCAAATGATGTTAATATAACTTTTTCTGGAATACCAGCAACTAAGAATGGATCTATTGTTCCTATCTTTTCAAACCAAAGTGATAACTCGCTAACTATTCTTTCTAATATGCTAAGAAATAACATTAAGTTTTATGTTAATTTTCATTTACGCAGCAGCGCAGTTCTTGGAGCATCTGCTACAGCTCATTCAAATGTTTACATACCAGCAGGAGTATTCTACTCAGATTCTTGGAAAGAAAATGATATTCAAGATGTAACAGTCCAAGCATATGATGTATCTAAGTATTTGCAGTCAAAGCCTTCTCCAGACTACGTTGCAAATTTAAAAACGGTATTTGAAATAATAACCGATATTCTTGATCTTGCAGGATTTACTGACTATGACTATGACTCATTATATAGAATATGCAACAACAAGTCACAACCACTTGATATATCTTATTACTATGTTAACTCAAGAGATAAAACAATTATTGATGCTCTTAATGATATCTTTGTTGCATATCAAATTGGTGCATATATTGATGAGTATGGAATAATGAGATTCTTGAGTCTCTTTGACATCTTGTCTAACACATCTGAAGGACTTACTATATCAGAAGCAGACATACAGCAAAAGGGGGTATCAATATCAAATGCACAAAAACCAGGAAAAATATCTTTAAGATACCAAACACCAAGAGTTAAACAATCACCATCATTACAAAATGTAAAAAATCTTAAAATAAAAGATTCGCCTTCGTTTATCTATACAACATCCAATGACGTTGTATGGGAGCAGCAGTCTGCTGATTCACTTGGATTTAATTATTTAAAAGAAAGCATGTCTTCTGATTCTAATGTTTTAACTATTAATAAAAATGATTTACTGGATATATTCCACACTTTTAATATGGATACTAATGGATATGTAGCAGTAGAGGGCGAGATTATGTCTTTTCAGTATAAAGAGTACGAGATATCTTCTCTTTCAGATGAAACACAATCTAAAACTGTTTCTATTAAAAATAGCCTGGAGCTATCATCAGAAATTACTGATTTCATTAAAACAAATACAGTAGAACTTGTAGTTAATGATAGCCAATCATTGGTTGAAGGAGTAAGACAAGAACAAAACGATGACATACTAATAACTCCTACAGGAAACATTACTAACGTTCAACGTGGAATGTATGGAACATTGCCTACAAGTCATTCACGAATAACATCCTTATCTAGTAAAGGTCTAACAGAAAAAACAATCAGTAGCTCTTTTGCTTTTTCTACATCTACTGGTAATACTACAATAACAAATAACCACGACAACGCTGATAACATAAACCTTCCAAATGTTACAAAACTTGGAATAATAAGTCAAGGTAGTAGCAACACTAAGATTGCTGTGTGCCCATCTAGTGAAACATCTAGATCTTATAAAACATATTCAGTAAAGTTTGATATACCAGATCAGGATCAAGCAGCAGCTGGCCTTTATATTAATCAAAGCAGTACTGGATCGTTACAGCCACTATTTGTTGAAATGATTAAGTTTAGTGCTACTAATCCAAATCTTGGCATACCATACGATCCACCACGCTACACATACATAATGGCTATTTACGATTCAACAACCTTGTATAGTTATTCTGATGTGACTTCTCAGTGTAACAATGCATTAAACAAGCTACCAAGAATATTTAAGAACTACCCAAATGCTATTGCACCCGCTCCAAAATACGGCTATGTTTTTGATCCAATTTTTAATCTAAGGGTTGTTCTTAATAAAACAGATGGCTCAGATGGAGAAAATGGAACTATTGAAGATCCAAATACAGCTCTAACTATTTTCTTAAATAATATAGAGATTACATCTTGGCAAATACCTGATACATCAACCAGTGTAGCGGATTGGAAAGCTCCTGAAATAAATAAAAGATCAAGAGTTAGACAAAAGGTAACTGTTCCCAACATGTATGGAGAATCAAAAAGTTTTGGATTCTATGCATCATCTGTTCCAAGAGCAATACCAGATGTTTCTTACCCTGGACTAACTAGTTCTGGTTCTGTTGTTGCTAACTTAAGAGAAATACATGCAACAGAAAAGCCATTGATGTCAAGAAATGCAGGATATTTTTATCAAGAAACAGAATTTTTAAATGGTATTGTTCAAAATCAACCATTGTCTTTAAACTCTTTAAGCTATATAATGCAGACTACTCCAGAAGTCTCAGGAATAACATTTTACGATGTTCAATATTCAACTCCAGCAGCCGTATCAGTTGATTTTCTTCCTATCCAATATGCAGTAGTTTACCATCCAGGAACCAGTAAAGAGCAGCAAGCATTTGCTTTAAAAAAGATCGTTACACAAGAATCAGTTGCATACTCAACACCGTTAAATACAGGATTTAGAGCAAGAATGGCTTTGGCTAATAACTCACTTCACATGGTTCTGTTAACTAACGAACCAAATGAAGTTGTTAAGGCTAAGATAAATCTAAAGCTTTGGACTAACGAGATCATTGCTTCTTCTGAGCCAGATATCCTTGAGGCTTTAATTGATGAAGCAAATCAAAACGATGTTGCTCAACTTGATTCAGAATGGGTACAGTCAAAGTTTGCAGGTCAAAAAATGCTAAAGCTTGTTGAATCATCTCTGGATGGATTTGCCATTACTACAACGTTAGAAATCTTTGGAAATCCATTAGTTCAAATTGGAGATACAGTCACCCTTTCTTATAATTTAAACGGTATGCTAAATCAAAAGCACGTAGTAACTGCGATATCCCATAGCTTTGAAAATGGCTTAAGCACAAGCTTAACCTTGAGCAGGATCAAGCAATAGAGGCCACTCAGCGTGGTATAATTAATAGAATAGGAGATAACAAATGCCATATGTAAAAATATCAGACCCACAGATTATAGACCTTGCTGCTTGGCAAAGCGTCATTAATGTTGTTAATGCTCATGATGATAGCATTCTTTCACTTACCAATAATGTTGGTAGTGGTACAGCTTCACAAATTGACTATAACGGCGAGGCTGACTTTGTAAACACTTTTAATCCAGGAACACAAAAAATATTATACGGAAGAACCAAAGTCCTTATGAGTGAAATGAGCGCTGTTCCAGATTCTTACGGTCAAGTAGTTTATAAAACAATAGATTTTCAACAGGATGGAAGCACGGTTTTTAATGCAAGGCCAATAATGACAGCTTCAATACAGTTTGGTCATTCAAGCATCGCATCACTTGGAGATAAAAACCATGATGTAATGTTTAGCTTGTTTAATATTACTCCAAATAATTTTAGTTTTAGAATTAACAGAGCTATAGCTACTCCAGATGAAGCAACCTCAACAAAGCGTCCACTTGTAATACCAGCAAACAATAGTTTTTTTCTTAATTGGTCAGCATTAGGCCCAAGATAATCTGGTGTCATTTTGACCTCAAAATACAAAAATAATAAATCTGTTGCAAAAAATCCAACAGTATCCATTGATGTTGATGACCCAAGAGTATCTTGGGAAAATTTAAAACAAACTCAATCTCGCATTGGATCAGAAATTGAAATTATTGGTGCAGAAGGAAAGGCAATTTTTTTTGGTGGTGATTTTGCAGGCGCAGCAGCAACTGATAAGAATGTAATTCCTCCATACTTCCCAGCAAATATAACTTGGCCTGGAGATAACAAAGAGCCTCAAACTTACCCTGGAGGATCTGGTCCTTTTATTATTGTTCCAACAAATCCAGCAAATGTAACTGCTGCTTGGTCTGGAGACAACCTTGTTGTAAGTTTTGACTGGGATGGTGCTAATGAATATAACGTAACAATATCACAGTTTATTTTAGAAGTAACTGCAGATGGTGTTACAAGAAGAACCCCAATGAATTCTTTTCTTCCAAATAAAACATCAACTTCACAAACAGCTATTTTTACAAAAGCACTAAATAAGCTAACTTTTGGTTTGTTTAGAACAAAAATAACGTCTGTTTGTGTTTTAGTTGCAGATCCACTAAATAATATTAGTCAAACAATTTGTGCTCTAAGTGTTGGGGCATATGTATTAAACTTGCCAGTACCAGTAATAACACTAACTGGAATAAGCAATGGGTATAGTGTTGCTTATACAACACCAACAGAGGGTCCATTTGATGCATTAGATGTTTGGGAAATAGAAAGTACAGAAACAACTGCTCCTGCTGTTATATTTGCAGAAGATGGAATTACTCCAACAAACTATAGCAGAGTATATTTTAGTAGCTTAAACCCAGCAAATGTTTTAACTCAAAATTCTAACAAGCGTTGGGCAATGGCAAGGTTTGCATCAGAGGGTGGAATTTATACTTTATTTTGTGATCCAAAAGTTGTTACACCACTAAGTCCTGTAGTTGCAGATAATGAAGGACCACCTGATGTTGCAGCAGGATCAGTTACAGTATCTGGCGGTATTGATACAAGCGGATTCTTAGGATTTAATGCTTATGCAGATATACAGTGGGGAGCAGTTACCACAGGAGATATACGTGGATATAGAATTAGATTTAGTAATGATGGTGGTACAACCTTTTCTTATGCAGATTCTCCAGGCACTGCACTTAAATATAGACTTGGTGGCCTTGCAGTAGGATCAACATATAAAATAGCAGTTGCAACTTATGACCAATACAACAATACATCTACAAATTATGTTGTTGGTCCCGATGTTACAGTAAGTGGAACACCTTCTGTATCAAACTACATCACAGCAGGTCCATTTCAATTTGGTGTTGGTGTAGGAGGGGTAAACACAAATAAAGGCTTATACTTTGATGATAGCAACTATTGGTATATCAATGCAACAAACAGTGCAAGGTTAAAAGTAGGTGGCAGCACATCTAACTATTTGTCTTGGGATGGCAGTGATTTTTTAATTGATGGAAACATATCTGCAAGAAAAGGAACATTCAGCGGTAATGTAACAATTGCTGGTGGAGGATCACTTCAATCATTTATTACACCACCAACAGTATTTTCAATATCTGCAGTTACATATACAGCATCAACAGCAATTTATACAACAACAGCAAACCACGGATACGTTGTAGGAGATGACGTCCTAATCTCTGGCTTACTTCCTCAAGGATACAACGGTAAGTTTAGAGTAACAGCACAGACACCAACTACATTTACTGTAACAAATACAACCAATGCAGCGCTTACTGATTCAGTTGGATCAGTTATATTAATTACTGGAACTGGGTTTGTATTAAATAAAGATGGGCTAGCGTTTAACTCTTCAACAACTAGAGATATAACAACAATTAATGCGGAGACTGGTTTATTTACTACAAAGAGTGCAAATATTGGTGGATGGCAAGTTGACTCCAGCAAGATTCAAAAAACTTCTATTGTTGGCAAGGGTAACATTATTCTTGATTCATCTAATGGTTATATTGCTGTATCAAACTCTGCTATCTCATCAAGCTTAGCGGGTATTAATAGTCCAGGAAATGATCTTAACCATTCAGTTTTTTGGGCTGGTACTACTGATCCAAACTCTGATACTAATCCATTTAGAGTAACTATTGGTGGAAAGCTTTATGCAAATCAAGCAGTAATCAAAGGAACAGTTTCTAGTACTGGACCACTAGGAGCCATGACTCTGGATGGAGATCATGGATATATATCATTAAAAACAGGAGCGTCTGGTCCAACAGCATACCTTGTTCCAAGAAATAATAACATATACTTAACTAGCCCAAGTGCAACTCCTCCTTGGACAGTTGGTGATCTTGCATTAGGAATCAACCCATCTGGACCAGTAAATGGACCATACATTTCTGCAGGATCAAGCTATAAAGATTATTGGGGAAATGTAACAACTGGAACTGGTATATTTGTTGGAGCATGGGATTACTTCACTACTGGTTCAAGCAAGCCTTTTGTTACTGCAACAGATACTGGTATTCAGCTTTCTGTTAGCCCAGACCTTGGTTTACTTTTAGATCGTGGAGACTTAACACGAACTGGAAATAAACTTAATCCTGCAATTCCAAGCGGTACAGCATCAATGTTATTTTATACATCAAAAGAGTCTGGAGCACCATACTCACCAACTACAGCATATGGGGCATGGGCATCTTTTACAAATAAGAAGATTAAATTAAGTGCTGACTCAAATACTTTTATTAACATTACAGGAACAGATGGCACAGCAGATGAAAACCAAGTACTTATAAAAGCAACTACTGATATAGGTGCGGTATTTAATTCTCAGGGAATTTTAATTAGAATAGATGCTGACACTTATCAAGAATTTAATAATAACTATATTAAACTGCAGGCTATTGGCACTGTTAGTCAAACACTTAACACAGATGGAATTTTAATACAATCAACAGCAGCTATTTGGCAGCGTTTTAATTCATCTGGTATTAGACTACAGTCAACAGATTCTATTTACCAAACATTTGACTCAACATCAATCACTCTAGCATCTGGAAAAACATCTAACACAACAAGTGAAGTAAGTGCGTATGGTGGAGCATCAAAAATAGTAATTAATGATACCAAGGTTTCAATTACTGGTATTCCAAGAGCATTAGCTTTTGACATGGCTGATTACAGAAGCAACCCTTATTACAGAGGGGTTAGCCCACTTGGTTATCCACCAAGACAAAGAATGATTATTGAAGATCCTGTAAGCGGTGAAGCACAGCTTGGAATGGCAGTTTACTACTTAGATTTAACCAAGGTTAATGTGACCCTTACTAGCGGACCTTCAGATACTATGGGTGTGCAAGGAGATCTTGCGGTGATGTTCTAATGCCATTTTATGCAAAGAAGCCATCTGGGTGGACCAAAGTAAAAAGATTTGATGTAAAAAAACCAGGGGGTACTAGTGGTACCTGGGCACAGGTAAAAAAGGGATTTATTAAAAAGGTTTCTGGCTGGGTTCAATTCTGGCCAAAGTCTGGACCATACACAACAACAGCTCCATTTTTTTCATCAGACACTGCAGGTAATTCACCTCTTGTTTATCCAATTATATTTGGTGAAACAGTTTATGCACAAAGGGGTGTTTGGGTTGGCAATGGAGAAACAATATCTTCTTATAGATATAAAGTTGAGGGGTCTACTTCAGGGATCTTAGATACTGGTCCATACACAACTTTAGTATCTGAAAGAACTATGTCTGGTTCATACGCATCTGTTGTGTGTGATCAAGCAAACTTTGACGGTAAGTATCTATTATTAACAGTTACTGCTGTAACATCAAGCAATGCAAATGGAGAAGATAGCTCCGACAACACAGAAACAGGTGTCGGATATAGAATTCCAGTAATAAGAAATGAGCCAGAGCCTAAATCTGGAACTACACCATCTATAATAGGAGTAGTTACTAGTCTTCCTACAACACTATACTACACATCATCTTGGAATGGTGCACAAGAATACCTTCCAGACTCAACAAGAAGCTCTGTAAAGTGGTATACAGCAACATCTGGAACATACAATACTTCAAATATAGCAACATATGGAACAGAGGTAACTTCTGGAGTAACCACTTCAACTCCAACATTATCATCAGGAATATATACCGTAACATCTTCTGTAGTTACACCATCTACTCTTCCAGAAAATACATACTACTATGCTGTTGACACACAAAAAAATAGTGGAACAGATTATAGTATAGGAGTGGATTACGGAATTAAGCAATTTGCTGTTAGGGGTCCACTACAGACACCTCCAAATCCACCTACAAACCTACAAAGAACGTTAGGAAATGGCACATCAAAGACATTTAGCTGGGTAGATCCAGTAGGTGGTGGAACAATTACACGGTATGAGTATAGATATACTAGTCCATTTGGTGATTCAGGATGGATAAGCAATAACTTGCTAACTAGTGTTTCAATAACAACAGTCTATGGATCACAAAATGTTTTTTCAGTAAAGTCTGTTGGTCCAACTGCTGAAAGCTCAGCTGTATTAACTCCATCATTTACTGTGCCAAGAGTTACAACATCGCCATTTATGCTTACACGAAATTCTACTGCAGCAGAAATTGATTGGGCATCTAATGATCAAGCAACATGGTCTCTATCTTTATCTCCCGCAGGAGCAACTTCTCCATATACAGGAACAACGGAATCTCTAACAACTACCCCACCAACAGATTTGGTTGGAAGCACAACATATACTCCCACACTAACAATTACTTCTAGTACTGGAGATACCCACACTGTTACAGGAACTGCATTCACTACTCTTGCTCCAGTACCAGGCCCACCAACCAATCTTCAAAGAACTTTGGGCAATGGAACAAATAAAACATTTACATGGGACGCACCATCATCTGGAACAACTCCTACATCATATGAATATAACTTAAGTGGGGCAGGCTGGGTAAGCACAGGACTAACAAGGTCTGTATCTTTTACAAATATAGCTGGGCAAAATTTAACATTTTTAGTAAGAGCAAGATCTGCAGCAGGACCAGGAACGTCTGTAAGCACTGGACAATTTACTATACCAACTCTTACTTTTCCAGCACCAAGCCCAGTAACATCAACATCAGCTTTATTTAATTGGACATCTAATTATCAGTCAAGCTATTCTTTATCAATACCAGGAGCTACTGGTACACCATTTACTGGAAATGATTCTGGAACATTTTATGCAATAAATAATGCGTTTGTTGGAAGTACAACTTATACGGCAACAATGACTGTAGCATCTAGCACTGGAGATACTGTATCAGCATCTCAAACATTTACTACAGCAGCGCCAGTACCAGGAACCCCAACAAATCTTCAAAGAACAACTGGAAATGGTCTAGCAAAAACATTTACTTGGTCTGCACCATCTGGAGGATCAACACCAACTGGTTATGAATATCAACTTAATAACCTTGGATTTATTGATATTGGTTTAACAACCTCAGTTGCTTTAACAGTTGTTAATGGAGCAAACACTTTTCAGGTAAGAGCTTATAATGGTTCAGGAGCAGGCTCATCAGCAAGCACTGGACAGTTCACTCCACCAGTTATTTCTTCTTTCCCAGCAGCAAATCCAGTAACATCAGTCAGTGCAGCATTTAACTGGACAAATAATACTAGTAATCAATCTACATTTTCTTTATCAATACCAGGAGCTACAGGAAGTCCATTTACTGGAACTACAGCAACAACTTATGCTGTTAATAATGCATTAACACCAAGCACAACCTATAACCCAACTCTTACAATAACTGGACCTAATGGAGATACTGCAACAACTACTGGGTCATCATTTACTACATCAGCAGCAGTTCCAGGGCCCCCACCAAATTTAGCAAAATCTGCTGGTAATGGTGGATCAAAAACATTTACATGGGACGCACCTGCTGGCACAGTTACTTCTTATGAAGTTCAAATTAATAATCTTGGATATACAGATATTGGAAATGTAAGAACATATAGCGTAACTGGTTTATCTGGAAGTAACAACTTTTTTGTTAGAGCAAAGAACTCAACAGGAACTGGATCTGCATCATCAATATCAATGGTTATTCCAACAATATCTACAGCACTTTCATCTTCTGCAGTTGCTGCTACCTCTGCTACACTTTCGTGGGGATCTACAAACCAATCAACTTATTCTATATCAATTCCAGGAGCACCATCTACACCTTATACAGGAACAAGTGCGGTTACTAGATCAATAACTGGTTTGACTGCAAATACAATTTATTCACCATCTCTTTCTGTAATATCAAGTGCTAGTGATACTGTATCTTCTTCAACGTCTTTTTGTACATTATCAGGCCCAGCAGCTATTACTATTACAAATGTTACTTCAAATGGTTTTACAGCAAGTTGGTCATCAACAAATGCTACACAATTTTATGTTGATATTTTTAGGACTAGTAGTGCAGTCTCAATTACGGGATACCCAAAATTTACCACAACAACCACTTCTGGAGCTTTGACTGGTTTAGTTTCTAATGCTCAATATACTATCAGTGTAGTTGGATTAAATCAAAATACCGTTTCAGGAACACAGGCTGTTGTTAATCAAGCTACGGGTGTGGCTGCACCATTCTTCCCACCATTCTTCCCACCTACTTTTGGACCATTCTTCCCACCATTCTTCCCACCATTCTTCCCACCTACTTTTGGACCATTCTTCCCACCTTATTTTGCTGGGCCTTACTTCCCATACTTTACTATTCCAGGAGCAGAATAAAATATAAACATGCTAAATTGTTTATATGATATACTTAATATATACTATAATAAGGAGCAGCAATGGTATACACGCTAACCAATGAAGAAAAGATTGATATAATCAATCAACACCTTAAAAATCTGGAATACTCTAAGTTTAATTCTGAGATTTCTTTAGTTGAGGAGTCAGCAGCAGCTGAACCACAGCAAATTTTAATTGATGAGATCCAAGGGCAAATAGATAGCATTAATGCAAAACAAGAAGCACTGTTATCAAAGATATCATCTTTAGGATAATATAAATATGTCAGATCTTACCAATGAGGAAAAATCTGTAATTGTTTTACAGCATTTAAAAAATATCGCATATTCAGAGTACAATGCTATTCTGAGTTTAGCACAAGAGCAAGCACTTTCAGAACCTAATCAAAGTAATGTGCAAAATTTAACTAATCAAATATCAGATATTGTTGCTCAAAAACAAATACTGCAAGACGAATTAGATTCTTTATCATAAAAAACAAAGGGGTGTAAAATGGAAAACAAAGCAGAACTTATCATTATGGCATTACAGCAACGTATTGGTGAATTAGTGTCTAACTATGAAACACAAATTGCTGTTCTAAGAGCAGAGATAACTCAGTATTCTCAGGAACAAGAAGAAAAGAAAGCAGCAGTAGAAAATTATTCAAACAGTCTTGAAGAAAAAATAGCCAACTAACCATAAGGATATAATGTTAAATTGTAAAAGATGCGATGGGCGTATCTTTGTGGATAGGCAGTATACAACTGCTGAACATTTAGAAACATCTTGTATTACATGTGGTGATAGAAAATTCTATCATCCACCTTCAGCAACTAAAGAGGGACGATGGATACTTCAAAAGGAAAAATCCAGAGCCAAGCATACAATAACGAACCTGTAATTAAAGGTAAAGTAAAAGTATGGTTTATTAATGGCGACCTTGTAAAGGTTTATCATAGCTCACGTTCTACTGGAATGGTTACGTTTTATAATATAACTAAAGATCGTTTAGAGACATGCCTACTTTCTGACTTTAAAAAAAATCGTGAGCGTGCATACAGTGTATCAGAAACTGCTAAACTTATCAATAGGCATAGAAAATATATTCCAAGTTTAATTAAACGAGGAGTTATACCTCCACCAATAGGTGCAAAGCTTGATGGAGAAAGAGGATTTAAAATTAGATCCTATTACTCTGAATCACATGTCAGAGAGATACGTGCTATACTTGCAAGTATACATATCGGACAACCAAGAAAAGACAAATTAATAACAAACAACATGACTCCTACAAGCCAAGAGTTGACAAGGCGTATGGGGGACGGTATACTTACATATACGAGAACAGAAGATGGACGATTTATTCCAGTGTGGAATGAGTCTATATAATTTAGAAATGGGTGGGGTAATGGAAAACGAATCAACAAAGGTATCTGTAACACTTGGATACACGCTTAACTTAGGAAATTTTCAATCATTGAGACTTGATTTAGGAATTGTAGAATCACGGAAAAATGGTGAAACTATTGATCAGGCTTTTGAGCGTGTATATAAGTTTGTAGAAGATAAGCTGACTGACAAAATTCAAGAAGCAAAATCTGAAATCTCAGAGTAATGGCAGAACGCAAAGACCGAATGGCTTTGCTTAGTAGATACTCAAAATTGCATACAGCAAAATATGAGCAAAAGCCATCTTTAAATTTAAATGTTGAACAGTGGGCAGCAGACGGACTAGTTGAATCATATGGCATGTCACAATGCTATGAGTTGCTAGATTATTATTTTTCTGTTGCACAAGAAACAAGCTGGAACTATTTTGCTTACAACGCAGAAAAGATTCTTAATGGTAAACTAGATGTAGAACAAGATATAAAAGACAGAAAACAGCGCAGGGAAAAAGCAAAGGAGTGGCTAAGTGAATAACACAGAGGCTAAAGTAATTTCAGCGGTATTACAAGACAAGCAACTCCATGTATTATTACAAGCAAATGTAGAGACACTCCTTAGAACTCATAACGACGTATGGAATTTTATCCGTTTATATGCAGAGAATAATGGAACAGTCCCACCCTCATCTTTGGTGTTAGAGCGATTTAGAGATTTTGAAATAATCAAAGATATTGGTGCAACAAAACACCACCTTGAAGAATTACAGACTGAGTATTTAAATGACACCCTTAAAGATATACTACGATCTGCTGCAACTGAGGTTCAGTCTGGTCAAGGAGTTTTAGCACTTGAAGAACTAATTACTAAGACATCTACACTAAAGAAAAATACATCATCTATTCGTGATATTGATGCAACAGATATTGATTCTGCCATTGCATACTTTGAAAATGTTAAAGAACAAAATGCATTAGGAAAGCGTGGCATTAAGACAGGGCTTCCAGGATTTGATAACTACTTACCATCTGGAATTATGCCAGGCCAGCTAGGAGTCTTTTTAGCATACCCAGGTATAGGAAAGTCATGGATGGCTCTGTACTTTGCTGTACAGGCCTGGAAACAGGGTAAGACACCCCTTATTATCTCTCTTGAGATGAGTGAGACAGAGGTTCGTAACCGTGTCTTTACTATTATGGGCGAAGGTCTTTGGTCTCATCGCAAATTATCTAACGGTGAAGTTGAATTAGAGATGATGAAGAAGTGGCATATAGACAAGATTGATGGTCGTCCACCATTTCATATTATCTCTAACGACTCTGGCGGTGAGGTAACTCCTTCTGTAATCCGTGGAAAACTAGATCAGTACAAGCCAGACTTTGTTGTGGTTGATTATCTTCAACTTATGAGTCCAAATCAAAAAGCTGATAACGAAACGGTAAAGATGAAAAACCTTTCTCGTGAACTAAAGCTTATGGCTATTAGTGAAGAAGTACCTATCATTGCTATATCATCTGCCACACCTGATGATGTAAAGGATATGTCCAGTGTTCCTACACTTGCACAAACTGCTTGGTCAAGACAGATTGCATATGATGCTGACTGGGTTATGGCACTTGGCCGTGCATCCAATAGCGATATTATTGAGTGTGCTTTTAGAAAGAACCGTAATGGTTTTATGGGAGACTTCTTAGTACAGTGCGACTTTGATAAGGGCTACTATCGTTACAAGGATTTTGAAGATGGCAAGTAAAGAGATTTATACAGAAGAACAGATTCGTCGTGTTCTCAATGGCGCAGGATTAGATATTGAAGCTGAGTTTGGCAATGACTTTATTGTCTACTGCCCATTTCATAACAACAGTAGAACGCCTGCTGGAGAAGTAGCAAAGGATAGTGGACTATTCTTTTGTTTTGGATGTCAGGTAACAAAGAATCTTGTTGAGCTAATAATGTTTACTTCAAATAGATCATACTTTGAAACTGTTAGATACATTAAAGGCAAAGAACAGAAGTCTGATATTCAAAGTATTGTTGGAAAAGCACTCTACGCACCACCTGATTTTGTTCAGTATGATGAATTGCTTATTAAAAGATTAAATAAGCAAGCACTTGACTCTCCACTAGCAATGAATTATTTTAATGGTCGCAGACTAACAAAAGATTCTGTAATTAAGTTTGATCTTGGCTATTCAGAAAAGCAAGGATCTGTAACTATTCCAGTTCACTCACCTGACTCTATGTGTATTGGTTTTGTTGCAAGAACAATTGAAGGCAAAGAATTTAAGAATACTCCAGGGCTTCCAAAAAGCAAGGTTTTATTTAACTTGCACAGAGTCAAGAGTTCTAGTATAGTATATGTAGTGGAATCATCATTTGATGCAATCCGTTTAGATCAAGTAGGTTTTCCAGCAGTTGCAACGCTGGGTGCTAATGTGTCTGTATCTCAGATCAGACTATTAGAAAAGTACTTCAACAATGTTGTACTTATTGCAGACAACGATGAAGCTGGCGCTATTATGAAAGATAAACTAATTGAAAAGTTAGGATCTCTTGTAACAGTAATTAGCTTAGACAAAAAATACAAAGACATAGGAGACATGGATGATGATCAGATTAAAAAACTGGAGTTTCAGTTTGACAATTCAATCATATCTATGCTAAAATAAAAACAATAACAAAAAAAGGAGCATGACAAAATGGCAATTGTAAAAGGATTAAAAAACATTAACGCATTAGTAGACAAGCCAAAGTTTGAAGGCACAGGTGCAAAGGTACGTTGGTTTAAGATCGCAGACGGTCAAGCAGTAAAGATTCGTTTTATTGAAGAGCTTGATGAAGATTCAGCAAATTATAATGAAGCACGTGGACTTGCACTAGTTGTGTCAGAACACACAAATCCAAAGGACTACAAGCGTAAGGCTGTAGACACTATGGAATCAGAAGGTCGTGACTGGGCAGAAGAGATGCACCGCAAGGATATGAAGGCTGGCTGGCGTGCACGTCTTCGTTTTTATTGCAACGTTCTTGTAGATGATGGCATTGATGCACCATATGTTGCAATTTGGAACATGGGTGTTAGCAAGCAATCTGCATTTAATACTATTCGTGAGTATGCACTTGAAACAGGTAGCATCTCAAACCTTACTTGGAAAGTAAAGCGTAACGGTCAAGGTACTGAAACAAGCTATACACTTATTCCAAGTTCTCCAGATGCTGCACCATTTGATTGGGCAGGAATTGAACCTTATCCATTGGAGAAGGCACTAAACAAGGTTCCATACGCAGAACAAGAAGCCTTTTATTTAGGCTTTGATACTCCTTAGAAGAATACGTGAACCGTGCAGTTGAGTTAGGAATGACAGCAATTGCCATTACTGACCACGGTACTTTATCTGGGCATAGGGAACTGCACCGTATTGCAAAAGCAAATGGAATTAAGCCAATACTTGGTGTAGAAGGCTATATGACTACGAGTATGGCGGACAAGAGAGGAAAGGCAGATCGTCCAGATCCTCTTGACCAAAATTTTCATCATATAGTTCTTCTCGCCAAGAACCAACTAGGTTTAGAAAACCTTAATAAGATTAATGAGATTGCTTGGACAGATGGTTTCTTTAGTAAGCCAAGGTTTGATTTTGAAACACTTGCAAAATACAAAGAAGGAATTATTGTAACATCCGCATGTCTTAGTGGATGGATTGCAAAGGCTGTTGAGTTGGGTGAACTTGCAACAGCAAAGAAACATATACAGTGGTTTAAAAAAGAATTTGGTGATGATTACTATATTGAAGTCATGCCACACAACCCTCCTGAAGTTAACAAGGGGATTATTGAACTTGCTGATGTAGCAAAGGTAAAAATTGTTGTAACACCAGACTGTCATCACTCTGACACAAGTCAAAAAGAAGTACAGGAGCTAATGCTTCTTCTAAATACTCATGCCAAGTTACAAAAAGATGTAAGCTATGATAAGTCAAAAAAGCATGCATCTTTTATGGATCGCCTTGATTATCTTTATGGCGCAGATCGCATAATGAGTTTTAATAAGTTTGACATTCATCTTCTTTCATATAAAGAGATGAAAGAGGCAATGCTTAAGCAAGGCATTGATCGTGAAGATATGTTTGTATCAACAAATGAAATTTCTGATAAGGTTGAAGGCTATGATATTAAAGAGCATCTAGACTTGCTTCCAGTTCAGTACAAGAAGCCTATGGAAGAGCTTAAGAATCTAGCTATTGAAGGATTAAAAGAACGTAAACTTGAAAAGAATGAAGAGTATCTTGAAAGACTTGATGAAGAACTAAAAATAATTGGTGAGAAAAACTTTGGACCATACTTTTTAGTTGTCCGCAACATGCTTAACTGGGCAAAGAGTGAAGGCATTATGGTGGGCCCAGGTCGTGGATCTGCTGCTGGTTCCCTACTGTGCTATGCACTTGGTATCACAGATATTGATCCCATAAAGCATGGGTTGCTGTTCTTCCGTTTTATTAACCCAGACCGTAATGACTTCCCTGATATTGACTCAGATATTCAAGATACTCGTCGTGATGAAGTAAAGGATTATTTAGTTCGTCAGTACCGTCACGTTGCATCTATTGCTACATTCTTGCAGTTCAAGGATAAGGGTGTTGTGCGAGATGTTGCAAGATGTTTAAACATACCGTTGCCTGATGTCAATAAGGTTTTAAAGGTTGTTGATACATGGGATGATTACTGTAACTCTAAGAATACTTTGTGGTTCAGAGAAAAGTATCCAGAAGTAGAGCGTTACGGAGATCAGCTTCGTGGAAGAATCCGTGGTACTGGAATTCACGCAGCAGGAGTTGTAACAAGTAAAGACCCAATTTTTAGATATGCACCGCTGGAAACACGTTCAGTAACTGGACAAGATGAACGCATTCCAGTAGTGGCAGTAGACATGGGCGAAGCAGAAAACATTGGTTTGATTAAGATTGATGCACTTGGACTAAAGACTTTGAGTGTTCTTAAGGACTGCATTGACATTATTAAAGAGCGTGAAGGTACTAAGATTGATCTACTAAAGATTGATATGGATGATGCAAACGTTTATAACATGTTATCTGATGGATACACTAAGGGTGTGTTTCAGTGTGAAGCAGCACCATACACAAACCTTTTAATTAAGATGCGTGTTAAAAACCTATCAGAACTTGCTGCATCAAATGCACTTGTTCGTCCTGGTGCTATGAATACAATTGGTAAGTCTTATATTGCACGAAAGCATGGAAGAGAAAATATTGATTATAAGCATCAAGTTATGAAAGCATTTACGGAGGAAACATATGGTTGTATTCTTTACCAGGAACAAGTTATGCAAGCATGCGTACAGCTTGGCGGTATGTCCATGTCGGAAGCAGATAAAGTTAGAAAAATCATTGGAAAGAAAAAAGATGCTAAAGAATTTGATGTCTTCAAAGATCAGTTTGTTAAAGGTGCTTCGCAATATCTTTCGCCAAATGATGCACTAGATCTGTGGCATGACTTTGAGGCCCACGCAGGGTACTCATTTAACAAGTCTCACGCAGTGGCATACTCAACACTATCTTATTGGACAGCATGGTTAAAGTATCATTATCCATTAGAGTTTATGTTTGCACTACTTAAAAATGAAAAGGATAAAGATGGAAGAACTGAGTACCTTATTGAAGCAAAGAGAATGGGGATTAGCATTAAGCTACCTCACATTAACGATTCGGATATTGATTTTAAAATTGAGGGTAAGGGTATTAGGTTTGGACTCACAGCTATCAAGTTCATATCTGATAAAATTGCAGAGAGATATCTTGCAGCACGACCTTTTGGTTCATATAAAGAGCTTGAAGAGTTTACCTTTACAAAAGGAAACGGAGTAAACAGTCGTGCTTTGCAGGCAATGAGATGCATTGGTGCACTTACATTTCCAGATAATCCAGCAAACCCAGCGGAAGTTAAAGAAAACCTTTACGAGTATTTAAACCTACCTGAGTTCAATACATCTATACCTCAACACTATTATGCATATATTGATGATGTTGAAGAGTATGAAGAGACTGGATCTTTTGTATTGTTGGGTATGGTAAAATCAATTAAGCGAGGAACGGGATGGTCACGAGTTGAAATTTTGGACAAAACTGGCAGCGTCGGTGTATTTGATGACGAGAATACCAATATTGAGAGTGGTCGTACTTATCTTATTCTTGCAAGTGACAATAGGATTGTGTCTGCAGTACCTGCTGACGAAATAAAAGGATCTAAGAGTTCCTTAGTAAAGTTCTTAAATTATAAAATGTTGCCTTACAAAGAAGGAGAGCACTTTGTTGTTTCTTTTAAGCCAAGAGTAACCAAGGCTGGGAAGAAGATGGCCTCACTGGTAGTTGCAGATGCTGGAAGAGAGATGCACTCTATTGTTGTATTTCCAATGCAGTTTGCAAAAGCTTACATGAAGATTGAAGAAGGAAATGTATATAAATTTGATTTTGGAAAAACAAAGGATGGAACAGTTACAATGAATGAGGTGGAAAGTGTTTGATGTTTTAGCAGAGAAGATACATGCAAATGCAGTAGAAAAAGGATTTTGGGATAGACCAGCAGATGAAATCTTTGTGACAAAACAAATGATGATGATTGTGTCTGAAGTTGTTGAAGCAATGGAAGCACTAAGAAAAGACATGGAGCCAAGCCAGCTGTCGGATGAGTTTGCAGATATTATTATCCGCACTCTGGATCTTTATGCAGGTATGCTAAAAGCAGGGTATGTAACTAAATCATTAGACTCTGCAGTCAAACAAAAGATGGAAAAAAATCAAGATAGACCAAAGAAGCATGGGGTACGATTCTAATGCTAACAGTAGAAGAAGTATTGGCTCAGCTTAGTCCAAAGCTTAGAAAGACAGTAATGGCTGGAGATACTATCCCAGCAACACAGTATGCAGAGACACCTAGTTTTGGTTTAAACCGTGCTCTAAACGGTGGTCTACCTTATGGTCGCCAAGTACTGGTATGGGGCTCTAAGTCCTCTGCAAAGTCCTCTCTATGCCTTCAGATGATAGGTCTAGCACAGAAGGAAGGAAAGATCTGTGCATGGATTGATGCTGAAATGTCATATGACAAAAAGTGGGCAGAAGGACTTGGCGTAGACTCTTCAAAGCTTATTGTTTCTCAATGTCGTACAATTAATGAGATGGTTGATGTTGGAACTAATCTTATGAATGCAGGAGTTGATATTATTGTTATTGATTCTATAACTTCTTTATTACCAGCAATCTATTTTGAAAAGGACTCAGATGAACTTAAACAACTTGAAAATACCAAACAAATTGGTGCAGAGTCTAGAGACTTTAGCAACGCTTGGAAAATGCTTAACTATGCTAACAATAAGGTTAAGCCTACAATGCTTGTTCTTATTAGTCAGTCTCGTAACAACATTAGTGCTATGTATACTAGCCAGCAGCCTACTGGTGGTCAAGCTACTAAGTTCTATTCTTCTACTGTTATTAAATTATTTTCATCGGAATCCGACAATCAAGCAATTAAAGGCAAGATTCATGTTGGAGATAAACTCATTGAAGAAAAAGTTGGTCGCAAGATTCGCTGGGAACTCCAATTTTCTAAGACTTCTCCTGGCTTTCAGTCTGGCGAGTATGACTTTTATTTCAGGGGAGATAATGTTGGTATTGATAGCATTGGTGATCTTGTTGATACGGCTGAAATGATGGGCATAGTAGAACGCACTGGAGCTTGGTATGTATTGCCAGACGGTTCAAAAGTACAGGGTCGTGATGGTTTTGTAAACAGGGTAAGAGAAGACCTAGATCTTCAAGAGACAATAAAGAATAAAATTCTAAATGTCTGAAAAATTTAAAGTATTTCCTGGAAAGTTTCCATGTAAAAAATGTAGCGAAGAAGTTACATCTTTAAGGCTTTGGTTAGATAGTGCAGACCTTACATGGCTTTGTAGTCAAAAACATTTATCTAAGGTTCCACTTATAATGACAAGGAAAGACTTTGAGCGAAAGATCGGAAAGTAAAAGAATCGGTGCCAAGCAGCACAAGAACTCTGGTCGCAACACACACAAGGGTGATGCTACTTGGAAAAACTTTACTGTAGATTTTAAAGAATGCTCTAAATCTTTTACTTTAAATAAAGATGTTTGGGCTAAGGCTGTTACAGATGCTATAAGAAATGGCAACGATCCAGCAATACTCGTAGTACTTGGTGATGGAAATTCAAAGGTACGATTGATGATAACTGAGTTTGAAATAATAGAGCAGATGACAGGAGAAGAATATGAGTGAACAACAACAAACAACGATAGAAATGGTAGATGGATTATCTGAAATAGCAGACTATATGAAAGATGAGGAGTTGACGGCAGCCTTGACATTTATTGCTAAGATCATTATTAAGCCTGATATTCCTCTTAATGTGGCAACTATAGAGATTGTTAGACTTCAGGCAATTGCAGCAAAGATGGCATTCAAGGCAACCTGGATGGCAAATGTTGACAAAAATGACAGGGCAAAGAAGAACATTTATTACACGGCAGCAGAATCAATCAACAACTTGGTATCAGCACTCAAATACATTATGCGCTAACCTGGTATACTTATATAAACAAAGGAATGAAATGACAAAAAATTTACTAAAGCAAATAATGATTAAAGAAGTTGAGACCCCAGCAGCTATTGATGCCAGAGAGCTTGTAAAAGCTATTGAAGCAGGGTATCTTGTAGGGCGTGAGCCTAAGCATACACAGAAGAAGACTTTTGGTCCTTCTACTATTGCATACGGACATGGAGAATGTCCAAGATACTGGTACCTTGCATTTGAGGGTGCTATTTTTGAAGATAACTCTGATCCATATGCTGTTGCAAATATGAGCAACGGAACTCTGGCGCATGGAAGAATTGAGGAAGCTTTTAAAAACTCTGGTATTTCAATTGATTCAGAGTTTAAGATTTTTAATGATGATCCTCCAATTTTTGGTTACGTAGATAACTTTATTAATTGGAAAGGCGAAGAGGTTGTTGTTGAAGTAAAGACAACCAATAACGAAGTGTTTGAGTATCGTAAACGTACAGGTAAGCCTAAGATGGGTCACGTTGTACAGATACTGATTTACATGAAGATTCTTAAAAAAGCAAAGGGTGTTCTTATTTATGAAAATAAAAACAACCACGAACTTCTTGTAATTCCAGTTGAGGTAAATGATCATTACCGAAAGTGGATTGATGAAGCTTTTGAATGGATGAGAGTTGTTCGTAAGTCTTGGGAAGTTAAAGAACTTCCAACAAAGAACTACAGAGCAAACTCAAAGGTTTGCAAAAACTGTCCAATTAGAAAAGCATGTGACGAAGCAGGAGCAGGCGTAGTTAAGATAGCCTCTCTGGAGGAATTGAGTGAAACTTTGTAGTAGATGTGACAATAGGTTTGATCCAAAGGTCAGTTATCAGATTTACTGCAGCCTTGAATGTCGTGACCTTGCTACAAAAGAAAAAATTCATGAAAGATATCAGATTACTCGTAGACAAAAAAGAAAGGGAAAGGATCGCAGATGTTTAGGCGGATGCGACACCTCCCTTTCTATCTATAATGATTCTGGTTTTTGTTCAAATTGTAATGTTAGTAAAAAAGCAGTAGACAAAATGTTAAAACAGATAAAAGGATTTTTTGAGTATGGTCAAGAATAAATGGGGATTAGAGATGACACCAAAAAAAATATGTGCAATTGATGCTAGCACAAACAGCCTTGCTTTTGCAATGTTTGATACTTTTACAAAAAGCATAATTAGTGTTGGAAAAATTACTTTTGAAGGAAAAAATACGTATGAAAAAGTTATGGATGCTGGTAAAAAAGTTAAGGCATTTATTGATATACATGGTGGCTTTGAAGCAATAGTTATTGAGCATACCGTGTTTATGAATAGCCCTAAAACTGCAGCAGATCTTGCATTAGTTCAGGGAGCAATACTTGGAGCAGCTGGACAATCAGGGACAAAACAAATAGGAAGAGTTTCTCCAATAACATGGCAGAACTATATTGGAAACAAAAAAATATCTAAAGATGAACAGCTTTTTATAAGATCTCAAAACCCAGGCAAATCAGTTTCCTGGTATAAGTCTTATGAAAGAAACCTAAGAAAAGAAAGAACTATTAAGTTTATTAATATAAACTATGATAGAAGCATTACAGACAACGACGTGGCTGATGCTTGCGGTATTGGTCATTGGTCTATCAATAATTGGGATAAGGCGGTTGGCAATAATGAGTGAAAGAGAAGCATTTACATTTAAAGAGGAAGATGCAGATGTTATTTTAACTGTGCGGACACTTGCTCCAACTAAATGGTTGCTAATTGATAGAGAAACGGGTCAAATATATAAGGGAAGCCCAAAGGGTCACTGGGATAGGCTTGAGCCAGTCATTAAGATTGACAAGGACCTATGATGGCTGGTAAACTATATACAAATGAAGTTTGGCTTAGGAAACGATATCTTGTTGATAAAAAAACACCAGAAGAAATTGCTAAAGAGTCTGGTGCCAGTATTGAAACAATATATGTTTACCTTGCAAAATTTGGACTAAGAAAGAGCAGACGATGAATAGAATGCAAAAACTTTTAATTGGATTAGCAGTTGCAGGAGCTGTTGGAATAACTTTTGTTGCTACATCTTTAAGGGGTATGCCAGAAGCATTTGACTGGGAAGATGATGAGGAAAAAAACTATGAGTGATAATCTAAATATTACAGTAGATCAAGTAAATCATCCTTCACACTATACAACAGACCCTTCTGGAGTAGAATGTTTAGAAATTACTCGTCATCGTAATTTTAATATTGGCAATGCTTTTAAGTATTTGTGGAGAGCAGGCATAAAAGATGAGTCAAAGACTATTCAAGATCTTGAAAAAGCAATCTTTTATATTAAAGATGAAATTAATAGGTTAGAGGGAAAGTATGTCAACTGAGGAAGAGTTAATTAAGCATCTTGATATAATGAATGATGTTGTTGGGGAATACCTAAAAGGTAGTGATCCAACAACCATATCTAAAGAGTTAGCAATTCCAAGAACACGAGTAGTTGCATATATTGACGAATGGAAAGAAAAAACATCTAACAATACAGCAATTCGTGCTCGTGCTAAGGATGCACTTGCTGGAGCAGATGCACACTACAGCAAGCTTATACTTAAGTCATATGAGGTTATTGATGAAGCATCAATGACAAATAATCTTAGTGCAAAAACTGGTGCAATTAAACTTGTAATGGATATTGAATCTAAGCGCATTGATATGCTACAAAAAGCTGGACTGCTTGAAAATAAAGAGCTTGCAGAAGAGATGGTTGAAATTGAACGCCGTCAAGAAGTTTTGGTTGGAATATTGAGAGAGATTGCATCAGAGCATCCAGAGATTAGAGATATTATTATGCAAAGACTTTCGGTTATTGCAAAAGAGGGAGAAGTGATTACAGTTGTCCACGACGTTCAATGATTTCTTTGAGGTTCTAAAAGAAAATCATTTTATTGAGAAGCCTGTTGATGCAAAGACATTTGTTGAGTCTCCAGACTATCTTGGGCAACCACCGCTGTCTGATATTCAATATGACATCGTTGAGGCAATGAGCCAGATTTATCGTAAAGAAGATGTAGTAGACATTCGTGGTGAAGATGGTGAAGCATACTTTAAAAAATATACCAAGAATGAAATTATTTTGCAACTTGGCAAGGGATCTGGAAAAGACTTTGTATCAACAGTAGCCTGTGCATATGTAGTATATAAAATGCTATGCCTCAAAGAGCCTGCTATGTATTATGGAAAGCCTGCTGGAGATGCTATTGATATTATCAACGTTGCGATTAACGCTCAACAAGCAAAGAATGTTTTCTTTAAAGGTTTTAAATCAAAGATTGAAAGATCACCTTGGTTTGCAGGAAAGTATTACCCAAAAGCAGACTCAATTGAGTTTGATAAATCAATTACAGTTTACTCTGGTCACTCAGAAAGAGAATCACACGAAGGTTTAAACCTCTTTATGGCAGTACTTGATGAAATTTCTGGTTTTGCATCTGAAGTAGCCACAGGGAATGAGCAGGGTAAGACTGCTGATAATATCTATAAAGCTTTTCGTGGTACCGTAGATTCTCGTTTCCCTGACCTTGGTAAGGTAGTTCTTCTTTCGTTCCCCAGATATCCAGGAGACTTTATTTCTCAGCGTTATGATGCTGTAATTGCTGAAAAAGAAATAGTAGACAAGACACATAAGTTTATTATTAATGAAGATTTACCAGAAGATCATCCAGACAATTCTTTTGAAATAGCATGGGAAGAAGATCACATCTTGTCTTACAAGATTCCAAAGGTGCTTGCACTAAAGCGCCCAACGTGGGATGTCAATCCTACAAGAAAGATTGATGACTTTAAAATTGCATTTCTAACAGACCTTGGAGATGCAATGATGCGTTTCTTGTGTACGCCAACATATGCATCAGATGCTTTCTTTAAACAAAAAGATAAACTTATTAAGTGCATGACACTAACTAATCCTGTAGACAGCTTTAGAAGGTTTTCAGAAAACTTTAAACCAGATCCAGATAAAATTTATTACGTTCACGCTGACCTTGCACAAAAGCATGACAAGTGTGCAGTTGCAATTGCTCACGTAGACAAGTGGGTAAATATTCAGGTAATTAAAGATTACGAACAAATAGCACCAATAGTTGTAGTAGATGCAGTAGCATGGTGGGAACCAAAAGCAGAAGGACCAGTTGATCTTTCTCAGGTTAAGCAATGGATTCAAAACCTTAGAAGGCAAGGTTTTAATATTGGAATGGTTTCATTTGACCGTTGGCAATCATTTGATATTCAGCAAGAGCTTAAGGGTGTTGGTATAAGAACTGATACTGTTTCTGTTGCAAAAAAACACTACGAAGATTTAGCAATGATGATCTATGAAGAACGTGTTGCTATGCCCATGATTCCTTTACTTCTGGAAGAAATGTCAGAGTTAAAGATCATGAAGGGTAATCGTGTTGATCACCCTAGAAAAAAATCTAAGGACCTAGCAGACGCTGTTTGTGGGGCGGTATTTGGTGCTATCTCTCATACTCCAAAAGAAATGAATCTTGAAATAGATATTCATACGTGGGGAACATCAGACAAACTTGCACGAAGACAGGAGTCTATGGTAGACTTAGAAGACAGGCAAATGCCAGAAGATGTTAAGAGCTTTCTTGACAACTTAAAACTAATATAACAAGGAGAACGAACGAATGAATTCATTCAAGAAAATCGCACTAGCCATGGTTGCAGCCATGACTTTGGGCACAATCGTAGCAACGCCTGCAAACGCTGCTGTAATGACAGTCGCTGTATCGCTTGACAATGTAGCAAATACTACAAACTCAGCAATCGCAACGCCTGCATCATTGCCAGTACCTGCAGACAACTCAGTAGATGCTGCTGACGCACTAAAGTTTATTGCAACAGTTGATGTTGGAACAAGCGTTTCAGTCGTAGCAACAAACGCAACAATCGTGTCTGCACTACACACAACTGCTGCACCAGTAGGAGCAACATCAGGATCATCATCTTTGACAATTGCAACTGGTACAGGAACAACAGCAACATTTTATGTCTACACAAAGACAACAGCAATTGGTACAGTTGTAATCACAAACCAAGGTACAACACTTACATACTATGTACAGGGAACTGCTGGAAAGATTAATACTCTTACAGTATCTGCTCCTTCTGCTGGTGCTGCTGGTACAAAGCAAGACATCTCAGTAACTCCAACAGATACATTTGGTAACAAGGTATCTGCTAAGTCAATCACTGCAACAGTGTTTGCTTCAACAGCAGTTATGGATACAGCAACAGTTACAACTGGCGCTACACTTTCAGATTTTGGAGTTGCAAAGTTTGTTGCAACACTTCCAGCAACTGGAACACGCTCATTAATCAC